TGAAGAGACTATAATGCTAACGCTGTGGGGAGAAGATAATACGATAGAAACAAAAATTTGTCGTGATTGTAATATAGAGAAAGCAATAGAAGAATTTGAACCAAACAGAAGGTTTTATAGTAAAGATAACCCAAATGGCAGAGTTGTTCGTAGACCGTCTTGTAGGACTTGCCGATCAAAGAAAAAAACTATAAAAAGGTCTCAATCTAAACATTGGAAAAGACCCCAAACGTTTGAATGCCCCGTATGTAAACATGTATACGATGGATCATATGCTAGACTAGATCATTGCCACGATACGGGTAATGTTCGTGGATGGCTATGTGATAATTGTAATACGGGATTCGGTAAATTCAGAGAAGATATAGGTATACTTAGAAATGCTGTGAGATATTTGGAAGGTTCTATACATGAGGTGCTTTGTGGTGAATAGTGGGAAATAGTGGTTATCTAAATCCGCACGGCGACAGCTGCTGAGCGATTCGCTGAGGTTTAAAAGCCAGGCTACCATACTTTTCCCCCAATGTCAAGGGCAAAAAAGCACATTTTTTTCTCGCTTTTTTCGCCAAAGCCCCTTGACAACTGCCCCAGCCATCTGTATAATTGTATTTGTACCTTTTGAGAGAGTAAAGCCTTATGAATATTGATGCCCTTTTTGACGCCATTGCTACTGACTACCAACGCTGGCACAGCCGCTCAGAGTATGCTAAGGACGATGATTTTGAGTCATTTCGTGCCAAGTTGTCAGTCGAAGAGGGCCGCAAATACCTCAAGGTGATAAAGACCGATGGCCAGACTATGGTGTGGGGTTTCATTCAGAAGGCAGATGATAAACAGTTTCGTGCTGGTGACATCTTGAAGGCCGCTAGTTGGTCTGCCCCTGCCAGAAACAAGGCTCGTGGTAATGTGTTGGAAGGGGATTTTAGTTGGGTTCGCTGGACAGGGCCGGAGTATCTATGATGAATAACGTTAAGGGTTCTTTTATTGAAAAGGATGTGAAGGGTCGCCACTGGTATGAGGCCAATGATGAGTTGGACGATATGACAACGCCATGGCAGTTCCCCCACAAGTTAATTACTAATGATGGCTTTCGATATGCCAACATTAAGGCCACTGTCGCTGAGATTGCCATAGATGAAGACGAGTATGGCTACCCAGTGATCGAAAAGTGGCAGATATACAGTCACAAATTTAGTTGAGTTTCTCCTGCCGTGGGTGTGGTGTCCATGGCCTTGATGGGATGTGGTTTTTTCTTTCTCCTCCCCACATCCCTTTTTTATTATAGGTAGGCAATATTAATGACAGAAATAGTATACGCAACCGTTGGATTTTGGCTATTAATACTCTTGACAGATGCCTTAATTTAGTGGTATAATTTATTTTTAAAAGGTGAACCGGCCTTGACCTTGGCCATAGCCAAAACGGCCGACCTTAACTTTAACTTAACGAAAGGAAGTTGATAATGACTAATCGTGAGAAAATCCTAGCCGCATTCCAGAACGGTGAGCAGTTGACCGCTAAGCAGATTGCCTCTCGCTTCGGTGTCGGTGATGCTGTGCGTGAAGTGAACCGTCTGCGCCATGAGGGCTACGCTATCTATCTGAACAGCGTGAAGACCTCTAAGGGCGTCAGCAAGAAGTTTCGCCTCGGCACTCCGAGTCGTGCTGTGGTGGCCGCTGGCTACCGTGCTCTGTCTGCTGCCTAAGTAGGCTCTAGGGGGCGAGAGCCGGGCCTATGCTTTGGGCCGGGCTCTCTGGCCCTTACTAGGGCATCTGGCATCCCCCTATATACATTAGTTAAAAGCGTTTTTTAAAATTTTTTGCCCAGAATTTTTTTGCCCCACAGGATTTGCGTGAAAACCCCAAAGATATTCAAATACAGGCTAAAAAGGCGCAGATTAGATAAACTCCGAATCATCTATGAGACGGGGTATCAGCATGAGATGTGGGTGTACAATCTGAAAGTATCTAAGGACGGGAGTTATTCTTGGAGACACTATGACGAGAGTAACAGAATAATTGATCTTCAGCCGGATAAGATTATATCCATATTTGTTATAAAGCAGAAGAAAGCATTTTATTGGTCTCTCAAAAGAACTCCTCCCAAGAGAAAACCCAAGGTTGTTATAGATAACTTTAAACCACCACCAAAACCCGAGTATGTGCCACAGTTTCAGAGTCCTAGTTTGAAGAAAGTGGTTGAACAAACAAAGGAACAGGATGATTTTGGATACTGAAAGCCATTGAAAAGCCGGTTTAGCTCAGTAGGTAGAGCAACTGATTTGTAATCAGTAGGTCGTGGGTTCGATTCCTACAACCGGCACCATTTTGGGGGCGAATGTAGAGGTGGGGTTGCAACCCGATTCCCCACGAATAGCAGATAAACGACACCCTCTACATTCACCTTTTGCTTAAATATTAATTTTTCGGAAAGTACTATGTCTAAACTTAACCCACCACCCAAGTTACCACCATTAAGTGCAAACTTAAAGTTACTTGTAGAACATTACTTTGCATATCGTGATGGTGAGTACATTGTCAAGGCCGAAGAGTTTCCAAGGTTTCTTGCACAACTTGAAGAAAATACTGTGCAGCCATCACAGGTTGAAGGGTACAATAAGACGGCAGAAGAACTGCTCAAAATTCTCAACGGGAATCATATCGGATGAGACCAAGGATCAGAGTAAGATATCATCATTGGACTAAACCTGACAAAGAGTATACTGTCGAGGGATTGGAAGTGCCAACTAATCCTCAAAGTGATCGTGTGGTTATCGAACGTGATGACGGGACATATGAAGACATTTTGAAATCAACCATATTGGAGACAACGAGATTATGACTGAACATCCGCATATGCCAGACGAAAGACCCGATGATAGATGGTATCCTGAGAATCTGGACTGGTACGTTAAGTGGGCCGCATCCGTTTTAATACTGCTCTCGCTAGCATTTCGTGCTGCGGGGCCAGAATATAGACCCTATGATTTGTTCTTTGGAACTGTCGGCGTTTCTCTCTGGTTATGGGTGTCTGTGATGTGGAAGGATCGGGCTTTGATTATGTTGAATGCGGTTTCCTTGTTTATGTTGCTAACTGCGATCCTTCGGGAGTGGTAGGGTGAATTTCGGCGCTGAACCTTCGGAGAGAAATAAACTATGAGAATCTTGGTGACGGGGGATTCCGTTTCGGCAGGTGAATGGGATGTAGTGGGAGACCGATCAAACATAATCGGGATTAACACAATAAACTCTCACAGGGGTGTTGCCGAGTTTCTTTCCAATGCCGGTCATGAGGTTTTCAGGCAATCTTTCCCAGGCGGTTCCAACGCCCTTGCAATTGATATGTTGTGCCGTGACAAACCAGCATATCTTCAACCAGAGTACGATTCATCGACATGGGGGCCAAGACTTTGCCCATACATTATTGCCGATGAATTTGATTATGACACGGAACCCTATAGGAATTCATTGGATGTAATTGTTTTCTTTTGGACGGGGCCTTTGAGGTCGATAGTCGATTCCACGCAATTTGATTTATTTTTGGAGTCTTATCAGAGTCAAGGAGCAATAACATGGCAAATGATGCAGGCCTGGAATCAATTGTGTATTCACCAAGACTTGTTTAAACTGATCGGTTTGCACAATAACATAATACTGCTTGGCGGACAAGAGGATTTACCAGAGATTGATTTCAACCAGTTTGCTGACAGTGGTCTAAGGACAATACCGAGTCTTATAGAATTATGCTACCCAGAACTAGATAGGCCAGAATGGATGGATACCGTCTATTTTGGATGGGGAAACAATAATTTGCGTCTGAATAAAGGATTGGACATAAAGATAAAGTACACGGGATCACGTTATGACGAGAAGACATTGGACGTTCTAATAAAGTCGGTAAATTTTTGGAAACAGGTTAAAAATAAAAATACCGTTGCAAAAGATGCTCACCCCGACAGAAAATGTCATGAAATTTTAGCAAATAAAATTTTGGAGATGTTGTAGTGGCTAAGTTTTTTATCACGGGTGACAGTAATGCTTGTGGAGAGTGGGGGCATGAAGACTCTCCACAATATGGCCACAAAGTCTCAACTAGAGGATATGTGGTTACTCACACTGGTACACAACACTGGTTGACAGAGGCAGGGCATTTTGCAATAAGGCAGGGATTCCCAGGCGGATCAAATCACACCGCAATGAATCATTTAGAAAACGGAATGTTTTATGCTACTCAACATCATGGCATCAAACTTGAAGATGACAGGGCAAAGATGTCTTGTGATGTACATGGTTTTGGTGATTCTTGGAAAACAATTGAAGACTTTGATGCAATCATCTTTTTTTGGAGTGGGCCTTGTAGAGATATTCCATCTATGATAACAGACCCCAGTATATTTTTGTTAGAACAAAGTAAAACTGGCGGCATCACCATTGATAAATGGGGACATTGGAATGAACTTCTAAGTTTTATGATGGTGTCTAGGATGATATTATTCTCATCAAAAAAACGAATCCCACTGTACTTGATTGGTGCTCAACAAAAACTACCACCTTGGGTATATGATTTCAAAAATGAATATTTTATTCCATTGATTAGGAGCGTAGTAGAACTATGCCATCCAGATATAAGCATTCCAAGATACACCGATTTTCAAGTTGGTGCTAGGTGGAAAACAGATGGCGTAGATTCTTTTAAGAAGGACGGCCGAAATCACTTTTCCGAGGAAATGATGGATTTGATTTTAGATGTTACCAACAATTATTGGCCCAAATTGGCGTCTAGTCATGTCTCAAATGACGCTCACCCAGACCGATGGGCCCACAAAAAAGTGACAGATTTGATATTAGAATCAATTAATTTCTAAGTCCTTGATTTTATTGAAGAAAAAAATCGTTATGAATCAACAACTTACAATTTTTTTGAACTTTTTTCGCTTTTCCTTATTTTTCAATGGCTTACGGAGGCAGCTTTTTCTTGACATCTGCCCCGAGGGCTGTCATAATATGTACTGTAACGTTGATTGAGAGAGAGAAAATTATGGCTTACATGAATCAAGAACGCAAAAAGCAGCTCGCCCCAGGCATCAAGTCTGTTCTTAACAAGTACGGTGTCAAGGGTTCGATTGCTGTCCGTGACCATATGGTATTGGTCGTGAATCTCAAGTCTGGTGCTGTTGACTTCCAGAAAGATTACACTGGCGAAGGCGCCCATCATTACCAGATCAATCCTTACTGGTTCGAAAAGCATTACACAGGTAAGGCAAAGAAGTTTCTACAGGAACTTTTGGCTGCCATGCGTGGTAATCTCTGGTATGACAATTCCGATGCCATGGTTGACTACTTTGACACTGCCTATTATATGGATGTCAATGTCGGTCAGTGGAATAAAGAATATGAGGTGACTGCCTAATGATTCGTTTTATTTTTGGTTTGCTTCTTCTTTTGGGTGCTGTTGGTACGTTGGATACCGATCCAACGGCCTCCCTACTTAATTATACTTTCCTAAGCATTATCGGTTTGTTTATAATGTCTTGGCCAGTGCTGGACGGAACTTTTGATTTGGGGGATAAATAATTATGCGTGATACGATTTGGTGGGACTCTGAGTCTTATAACGGCAGAGGTTGGAAATCTGAGTGGGGCAGCGATCAGTGCGATCAAGGCACACAACTTTATTATGGCCCAACCAGTAAAAGATCGGAGCCGTGTGATGGGTGTTCCAACTACAAAAATTGTATGGATGCCGCTGTTCAATGTCAAGCTTTTCGTAATTGGATTAATGCCGGCAATTACAAAGACAAGGATGTTCTGAGAAATTTAAAACAGATATCATAGGAGTCTATTATGAAATTTCTTATTTCAGCTGTTGTTGCGATGTCCCTGCTTTCTGCGAACTCTGCTTTCGCTTTGGGAAAACGTGAAGAAGGTGTACTGATTGGTTTGGGTTCTGCCATTCTGGTTGGTTCGGTTCTAAAAGATCGCCGTTCTGGCGGTTCTTATGGTGAGTACGGTGATTATCGATATAATGATCGTGCAGAATTCCCGCCCTTCCGATGTAATGCTAACTCTGTGCAGTGTGCATACGAACGAGGTGTTTGGGAACGTGAGTACGAAATCTGGAAACGTGAAAAAGATCGTGCTTATCGATGTGGACGATATGGTGAATGTGGAGAGGTGCAGTAATGAGTAAGATGGGTCAATTCGTTTTGGAATGTCAAACCGCAGCCGAAGAGGCTTACGCCACTGGTGCTGATGTTGAGGTTGTTATTGAAGATCAGTTTTCGGATAGACCCTATCTTGTCTCCTACGCCAAGGAAGTGGCTAAAGATTACTTGTGGGAGGAAATTCCTTTTGAGTAAAATTTCGGTATTGGTTCGTGGTGGAAACAGTTTCCAAAAACATGTCGTCAATCAGTGTGTCGATTGGTGTACTCGCAATCTCATGCCAGATGTCAGACGCATTTATATTGATGTTCATCTGAAGAACATTCCTGATGCAGATGGATACTGCGAGAATATCGCCCTTGAGAAAGAAGATTTTGTTGGTTCTTCGCCACGCACATTCAAACTTCAGATTAATAAAACCCTACATTTTATGGAGATGGTTTCTACCATCATTCATGAGATGGTTCACGTTAAACAATACGTTAATCGTGAACTAAATGACAACCATTCAGCAATTAAGTGGAAGTCACGACACTGCTCATATAATATGAGCTACGAAGATCAGCCTTGGGAGAAAGAGGCATTTCGATTGCAGGATAGACTGTTGTCGCCACTTTTGACCGAGGTTGAGTTTTCAACCAACGTGGATCGGAATGGATTCAAAAAATGAGATACGAAGCATATCTTTATCAATACACTCACATTCCAACCGGCCGAATTTATATTGGAATTCATAAGGGAATGATCTCTGATGAATACAATCACTCTTCTACGGATGAAGAGTTTGCTTCCTTACTACGAAATAGTCGTGAGGATTTTTGTTATGAAATACTACTGACAGGTAGTTACAACACAATGCGAAACGAGGAGCATAAAATGTTGAAAGCAGTGAACGCAAAGTCTAACCCCATGTACTTTAACAAGTCGAATGGGTCACCCGCTAGTAAAGGGATCAACCGAGAAGCAGTAAAAGAACTCGCTGATGATATCATGAGTCGTGAAGGTGTTCTTACTGATGCAAAAGAAATTCTGAAATCTGCGAAATTACAGGTTCGTGCAGCTGATGATCGTAACCATAAACTAGCTATTCAGAATGCCATTGATGATGCACATGGTGATACAGTGGGACTTGGATTGCGTGCCGTTTTGCTTGACGAGTATTACGATGAATCTGACCCAGAGTACGGTGTTGATGGTTCTCTTATGGTCGGCGGAAACCATTCTACAGAAGGCACCGCTGATTCAAAACATGGTAAGGATATTCCTACTGTCCGTGTTCCTCGTGAAGAGTGGGAACATCTAAATGATACTGAAATTGATTATTTGGGTATGCATCTAAACAAACCCGAAAGTGTCATTGATCCAAAACGCAATCAACCAGATGATCTTAACAAGATGATTGAAACGATGTACTTCAACGAACATGTCGATCCTCTCAGTGATGAAATGCTAGAGATTCTTGTTGACCTTAACATTCCCCGCCGCAATGCAAAGAACATCGCTAAGAAGGCAAAGAAATTGATTGAGGTGCAAGAAATGAATATGGTTGGACAGAAAATGATTGACTATAACGTTGAACCGCACAAATCAAAACTTGCCGAAAAGATTAGTCAGTTGCGTGCTGATGGATCAACTCTCGCCTACACAATTACTTCTGGTTCTGGTGGCAGTTTGCAAACTCTGTTGCGAAACGTCAAAGATGATTTGATTGAGGGACAACACAACACGGTCAAAGTATTGGTTCGCCATGCTCTTCCTAGTTTTTATGAAGAATGGAACAATGGTCAAAAGGGAATTGAAAACCAAGAGATGTTTACTTGGGCTCTTGAACCCCGTGGATTAAGTGTTGAGTTTTTCAATCTTCCTCACATCCAAAAAGATGTCCAGTTTGCAACAATGGATTTGGACTAAAAAAAGGGGCGAAAGCCCCTTGACTTAAACTCATTTTTTTGTTAAACTTGTATAAATAATCGGACATACGGTTGCGGTTCCTGAGCATGACCCCACCCAGACCTACCTTAAACTGCTCCGTCAGATAGACGTTAAACGTTGGGCGCCCTGAGCAACGGCGGTAGAACAGACCAAGGAAAAACTGCTCCCTCCCAGCTATCGGGAGCGTAACAGGAACCTGAGCATGTTCCGATAAACTGCTCATTTTCTTTATATGTCATAATACTTCACAAACACACTACTGTTCTCCGTTGCGGATGATGCGTAGGAGTATATTTTACTCGCCACTTTGTTTTTGTTTGTTGAAGTAGAAACCTCGTGTGCATAATATACACTCAGATACTTGGACATCCACCAAGTCGGATCGACTGCAGCCAACCCCTTTGTTTTTGCAATTACCTCTGTTTGTTTTTCTTTATTTGTTGTCCCAGCAATCTTTTTGTACATGGTTGCAAATTTGCGTAAAACTGTGTCAGTTGGTTTTAGGTTTGGATTGAATTGATTGGGGGGAGTTACAGTAACGCCTCCAGATTTTGCCTGTTCAACCAAAAGACCCCCACCAATTTTACCACCGGCTGCTGACTTTCCTTTTACCTCACCCTGCCATGATGATGTTACTGCTCTAGAAGAAAAGTTTCTTAACTGAATGTCAAAATCCTTTCCGTCAGAAGTTACGGTTAGATAAACATCTTTCGATGCAGTAACGTCTGTCATTGGTTTGACTTCTTTGAATTTTGCAGTTATTTTATTATTGCCATCGTTATATACTTTGGTTTTCACCTGTCCCTTTGGGACTTTTTTCAATGAAATGCCGATGAGTTTTTTTGCATTGTATTGATCTAATACAAAATCATTGTACTCTTGTAGGTTCTTGCAGTTGGTTTTCTGGGTATATCCAGCCTTGATCGCCCAGATGTCTGCTGGATTCCATTTGTCATCACCTGTCATCCCAGAACCAGTCTTATACTTTCTCCACTCTCTGTAGATTCCTTCTACTTTCTGACTGCCTCTGTGGAAGGTGTACCCGCTTCTGATTTGGTAGTCTTTGAAAAATTTGTTTGCAGTTGCAATGATACTATAACTGTACCCCGCATCACCTTTGAATTGATCCATGCATTCTTTTAAAGTTCTGTCGCAATCTGCACTTTTTGTATTTGACGCTTTAATTTCAAAAAGACTTTCAAGGTCTCTTCCCTTTTCTTGTCTGGCTGCACAAGCGTAAGCCTGCAACGACTCATAGAGTGCTGTTATCTCTGCTCCTGCTCCCGACTGCGCCATTATTCTTCACCCATTTTTATTGTCCCGCCAGTGGGTTCTCCAAGGCTTCTTGAATTTGATCTTGGATAGATTTTCTTATTTCGCTGAGTTCCTTGGAAGTACCCTTTTCCAATTCATACAGTCTTTTATCGGTATCCCTAACGTCTGCGAACAGACCTTGTAGATCACCGTCTATCCTATTTATACTTTCACGCATAACGTCCGTGGTTTGATCCAACGCATCTGTCTTTGCTTCTATCTCTTGTCCTAGAGCTTCGATGGTTGATCTTTGCGCCAGGATGGTTGTGTTTTGCGAGTTTACTGTTTCTTCAAGCACAGCGATACTCTGCTCGATTCCTGAGAGGTCTGGTGCTACATATTCTTGGATTTGTTCTTTCATATCCATGTAATCTTTGTAGACTTCAAACCCCCCGTACAACACACCTACTGCGGAAGATAAGGCCATACCTACTGCGAGCATTTTGCCGCCCTTGAAGGTTACTCCCCCAATTTCTATTTCTGCCATTAGTATTGACTCCTAATTAGTTCTTGCATTGTTCCGTGATTTTCTGAGAACATTTTATAATGCGACTTTACGTTGTCGGTCAACACGATATTACCATAAACCTGTTCTTGTGTATACATGTCTTGTTTGTATGTTGGTGCTTTGTCATAATATGCCGACATATCAGTTCCAGATGCGATTTGTTGCAATACAGCAGTCTGTCCAATTGCCGCTTCGTTTGAATTTTCCAGATTTTTCTGTCTTATACGTTCAGCTAGTCTCTCTGCCAAGGACTGTTCTTCTATTGGAACCACTGTTTCCACCATTCCGCTAGACGTTTGCACTGGTATGATAGCAAATCCTATTGGAGCCAAGTCTCCCAATGCAAGATTTTGTTCAACATTCTGTGCATCTGACTCTGTTTGTTCATTTTCTGATACACTTTCTGTATTATTTGATACACTTCCTGTCATCATTGCAAAGGAAGCGTTGTCAGAACCGAACAAAAACTGTTCTGGTGACATATATTGACCAGAATTTTCAGTCTCGGAGATCAAATTTTCTGTCTGTTGGGTAAATTCTTGCGAATTTGACTCACTTGTTGCTGGATCATCGGTAAATTCTTGCGAATTTGACCCAATTGCAGACTCACTTACACTCAAATTTGAAGTATTTTGGGAATTTTGGGAAGAAGATGCACTTTCTTCTCTTAAATTTGAAACTAGTTTAGCAGTTTGTGCTAAAACTAGTGATGTTGCATCAACTTTTGCTGTTGCAACTACTTTTTCGGTCACTGGAACCAACTCAACCTTGTCTAATTCGACTTCTTCTTCCAAAACCTTCTCTTCAAGAACCTCAACAACTTCCATTTCTTCTAAAATTACTAATTCTTCTTCTATTTGGTCTTCTATTTGGTCTTCTAAAATCTTTTCTTCATTCACCTTTCCGTCATTTGCAACCAATTCTTCTGTGTCCACTAATTCAGTTTGTTCATTATTAATGAACACTTCTTCAGAATGAACATCCTTATCGTCAAATTTTACAAATTTTTCATCTTGTATAGTCTGAGTATACGAATCCTCTGAAGTGTAAACTGTTTCCTCAATACCATCCATGTTAAAACTAGTGCCGTCATCACTTCCGTCATCGACACCAGAAAAATCATCTTTAGTATCGTCTACTTTAAACATTTCCTCGTCAATGTAGCCGGGACACAACATGTCATATTGTGGGTCTAGTGTACAGTTGTACTCAAACAATGCTTCCTTGTAGCCTGGACATGTATCTTTGTAAAGTGAATCCAACGAACACTGTAGGTCGTGATAAGCTTCTGCATAGCCAGGACACCCAGAATCATACAATGGATCGGCAGAACATTGTTGTTCGTAGTATGCTTGTTCGTAGCCTGGACATTGCGTATCGTAAAGAGGATTCTGTTCGCATTGTTGATTGAAGTATGCTTCCTCATATCCTTCACACGATGAATCGTTTAGTGGGTTACTACAATCGGGCCCAGAGGTGTAACCTCCGTCTTCCCCGTACCATGCGTAATATGTGTTACCTTCTACTTCATAAGTTTCAGATGCAAAGTTGCCAATGTGATCTGTTGTCATACCGCCTTCTTGGGCAGTCTTGTAAAACAATTCGTTTACTTCATCGTAGACGTTACCATTTAAACTTGTCGTGTCACCTGTAAATCCAATCCATACATTATGATTTGTGACATTAACATCTGCATAATGAAAGTCAAAAGAACCATCGGGCCATAGTTGAACACCAAATGTGTTTAGATTGTTAGTGCCGAATTCTGTTATGTTCTGCCAGAGAAATGCAGTGCCGTCTTTACCTGTCTCATAAAAGTAACCTGAGTCTGGTATACTAGTGTCATGCCGCAAGTCTGTCCACAAAGGGGCAAGCATGTAAGAAAAGGTTCCTCCTATGCCGCCTGGAAAAAACCCATTACAACATCCATTATTGTATGTGGTTGGGTTTCCAAATGAATTCACTGGATCGTAGAACAAGATGAATCCGTTACTAGACATCCAGGCGTCTGTGAATACTCCGCCATAATAAGGAAAGGTATGACCCAAGTTGATGTGAACGGTGCCGTCATCGACACCATCCATTACTTGAGTTTGTGCTTCAGCGTAATTTGCGGCCCATAGAAAACCAACCGCAATACTAGTAACAAATAGCTTCGTCAGGATATCTTTCACAGAATTCTTCCTTTGAGTAGACATTGTAGGCTGTGTCTGGATTATCTTTCAACCTTCCGTCAACTGCTTTCTTGTCATATGCACCCGTAGGCATTCTGTCTTTGTTTACGTCCCAAGACTGTATTGCTTCGTCACCTAACGCACCCTCAAACGGACAAGGTGTTCCAGCCATTCTCATGGCATTCCACACTCTTTCATCTTGACACATTAAGGAAACCGCCGCAACTTTCATTCCCATGTCATACAGGGTCTTTGAAAGTTTGATTCTCTCACAGTTCATATCTCTAACAGATTTGCCACCAGAAATACCGAATATCTGAGTTTGTACTGCACCACTTATACCAGTAGTACACAGGTCTTGAGAATAAGAAGAACCAATGCTCGGTGCGATTGCACTGGGCGGGGGAGACTTAATTGTAGTCTCTGATTTGGTTACATTTTCGTTTCTATTGATATTCTCATTCTTGGTATTGACGTTAGAATTAGAATTGCTTTCACTGTAATTGTTATTGGTATTATTGTTGGTATTGGTGTTGTCAGAAGTACTGGTGCTATTTGTGTTACTGTTTACATTCTGATTGATGTCAGATGTGCTAGAACTAGTACTAGTATTAATGTTGGTGTTCGTATTATTGTTTGTATTGTTGCTAGTACTGGTCGAGGTGTTGATATTAGTATTAGTATTAGTATTGTTGTTGGTGTTATTACTAGTACTATTGATTGTTGTGTTGTTAGTATTAGTATTATTGTTGGTGTTGTTACTAGTACTAGTGTTGTTATTATAATTTGTATTGGTGCTAGTGTTGGTGTTCACATTAGTATTAGTATTTGTGTTCGTACTCGTACTAGTACTTGTGTTGGTGTTGTTATTTGTGTTAGTATTAGTATTGGTGTTTGTGCTAGTACTAGTGTTATCAGTCGTGGTGTTGTTGTTGATGTTAGTCGTTGTTGACCCGTCATCCGTTTGGCCGAATGCTGCCTCACAACTGACCAGAAGTGCTACCGTGATAAAAAAAGCATAAAAAAAGTGCTTATGCGAATGCATATTACTCTCTCCCCTAAGAAAAGACTTGACATTTGGGTTCTCTCTATGGTATATTTATAATAATTACTTTAATGGGAGAGAATGAATATGACAGTTTTTCATACCAATACCAAACCCCGTAAAAAGAAGCCTCGTGGAAAAGGATGGCAGAACAAGGTGTATTATCAGAAAATGAAAAAACCTGAGTTCACCGAGTATGTTGCTCCACAAACTTTTTACAGATCGGCTGATCATCGTGATAAATATCCTAGTGTAGATAGTTTTGGTTCTGCTGATGCATGTTCAAAGAAAGAACCAATGAAATACACGGGTACACTAATTAAAGGCATTGCTACGATGCATAAATCTAATGCGGTGCCAGTTATTGATCAACAACAAGCGGAAGATATCTCCCGAATGAGAAGGTAATGAAACCAACTCCAAACTCACTACTTGCTGGACAAGTAATTGCACAACTTTCAGTATTAGGAATGTTCTTTGCTACTCCGATGGAGTGGGCTATTACATTCTTTATGTATTGCGGTATCATGTTGGGTATCACAGTAGGATATCATAGGTATTGGTCTCACTATTGTTTTACTGCTCCAAATTGGTTTGTTTATTTGATGACCTTTTTTGCTCACATCATGATGGTTGGGCCAGCACTAGCATGGGCAGCACAACACCGAGAACACCACAAGTTTGCTGATACAGAAAAAGACCCACACTCGCCTGAGTATCGTGGATTTATTCGTTGTTATTTTTCTCAGGTAAAATCTTTACCTAGAATGAAGTTTGTCACTGATCTGTTGAGAAATGACTTTCTAAAAGCGCAACACCGATATTACTGGCATGTTATTGTTGTGTGGGCTGCAACACTCTTCCTAATTGATCCATTTGCAGTGATCTATGCATGGTTGGCCCCAGCAGGATTTGCTAAACTCATCGGATCAATTGTCTTTATACACTCTCACCGTGGAGGAAAACCCAGAAGCGATCATTGGTTGGGTATTGCTACTCTTGGAGAAGGATATCACTCAAATCATCACAAACAACCGTGGGACTGGCAGTTTCACAAGTATGATGTGGGTGGCATGTTGATAGGTTTGTTTGAGGACACTTTTAGGATTTCAAAATGAATTTAGTTAATCATGATTATATTGAATTTCCTTTTGTGGAATTTGATTTTTCCATCTGTGAAAGAATACCCTACAAACACCAACTGGAAACTCATCCACACATGCCAAAACATGTGTTGCAACACATTTGCAGCATGATTCCAGAAGATGAACTGAAAGAAATTATTGATACCAGTTATTATTTTCTCACGGATACATATGGAGAAAAGTCTGTACAATCTCAATCGGACAAAAAAATATTGATTGAAGATTTCCCCTTTAACGAGATACACGATAGAGCAAAATTAACTGTACAACACTATCTAGAGTCTGCACAAGGATCGTTTACTTTTTTGTTCGGAAATAATCAATACAGACCCCCAACCGCAAAACTTTTTCAACACGCCCATGCGGTAAACTTTATTGAAGGTGTTGAAAATAGAAGAACGTTTACGGTCATCTATCCATTGAAACAAGATTTGCCAGTCACGGAAAAGTTTCATATATTTCATACCGACAACACTCCTTGGGTAGAGAACAAGGACTTATACCATATGTTAAGGTTACCATTTATAACTCCTGTCCCAGATGAAGGTGTTGTTAGTATAGACTTTCCAAAAAAAGGTGAAATGTTATTGTTAGAATTCAATTCTGTAAATGGTGTACATTGGATTGATGGATTGGATGAAAATAATTATATGTGTCACGTTTTCGATGCAGCTATTTTGAGAGAACCTTTCCATGCTTAAGAAAAGACAGTTGCCTGCCTGTGCGCCAATTCCAAATATTAAGTTTGATATTGGGATGATGAAAGAAGAATTGTCTCGTATAGGAGACAAGTGGCAGAATATTTACGATGCAAACCCAGGCATAACCAAGTTGCACGATCAGGGTTTCCTTGCACAGATTTACAGCACTCTTCATGAAATACCTCTGATGTCAATGTCTCCAGAAAATATGAAGAAGGCAGAAGAGTTTGAAATTACTGATATTGGTAAATCAAAAATTGAGAGGGTGAGAAACAAATCCGCAAAGGGTGACAATTTACCACCAACTGCAAATGAAATGTTGTGGGACTATCCTTTGGAAGATTATACTGGGAGTTATTTTGAAAAGGCTATTACAGAAAATTTCAAAGCAGAAGTGTGTCGTGCTAGGATACACTTACTGGAGCCAGGCAAAGATATCTCGCCCCATATTGACTATGATCCTTCTTATGGCGTTCGTGTCATTTGTCCCATATCAGGTACAGAAGGGACAACAAACTTTTTTTGGTATAATGGTGAGAAACAATCTTACAATCTCAAAGCGGATGGGTCAGTCTACTTCTTAAATACAGGATTTAGACATTCCGTGGAGAATCGTGGAACGGAGAATAGAGTTGCTTTGGTATGGACATTGAAATCCCAAGAAGACATCGAATGTCTGGCTTTGAAATAACCACATACGCCCCAGATAAAAAATCAGAAGTAGAAACTTTTAGAGAATTGTCCTTTGCAGAGGGCAACGATAGTTTAGCTTATGACAAGTATGATCCCGATAACATTGATGGGGAAACTTGGTTGGTTTATGTAGATGGTGAACTTGCATGTATTAGTGTGGCAGAATCCAGTCATTACACCAGCGACCCAGAAATATCCGCAAGAATATGTAGACTTCACATTGCAAAGAAGTTTAGACCAGCATGGTTGGGTATACCAATTCTACCCTATCAGATAGAATGGGCTAGACAAAGGGGGTTTAAGGTGTTATACTTTACTCATGATATCAACAATCGTGCGATAAATTTGATGTACCAACATAAAAGATTTGGTGCCGCAGTTACCCCGTTGCAAAAACAAATCAAGGATATGTGGCATAGTGATTGGTATAAAGCATTGAAAACAGACGATAGATATTTCTTTCAAGTCGATTCAAATAGTGATCTACTGCAATACATCTATTATTGGACATTAGAAGATGGGTTTGTTTGGAATCCAGTTTCTAATGTTGTTAGGAGAACATCTTGATTTTTTCTATTGATACAATGTCTTCTTGGTTTAATTATATGAGAGAAAACCCAGACGACAGACGATTCCTAGAATGTTTTTGGGATACCCAATTACAAAGCAAAGAAAGAGTAATTGAACTCTACCCAGAATTCTTGCACGGCCCATGTTATATCTTCGGTGGGTGGTATGGCGTCCTTGCAAAGATGATTGAAGATAACAGGTTTGTCTCTGATGTCAACTCTATTGATGTTGATGCAAAGTGTGAAGAAGTCGGCAACAAATATTTTTCTAGTCAGTTTGTTAATTTTATTACTGCCGACATGAAAAACTTTTCTTACGACAAAGACCCAGATGTTGTTATCAATACAAGTACGGAACACGTTGATCAAGAAACTTTTGATTCTTGGTATAACAATATTCCAGACGGTACTTTTGTTATCATGCAAGGCAACAATTTAATCATACCAGAACACATAAGACCCTTTAATAATTTAGATGATTTTGTTATGCGAAACAAGTGTTCGGTGACACACGCAGAGGAAATGGAACTGCCGGGCCCAAACAATACAACATATAAAAGATTTACGGTGACAGGTTACAAAGAATGAAAATTGCTATAGTTGGTTATGGTTTTGTTGGTAAATCAACGGAATTGCTTTTTAGTGAACATGAGTGTTTGATACACGATCCAGCTTTGGGTTATGAAATTAAATCTTGGTCTGATGTTCAATATACTTTTATTTGTGTTCCAACTCCTATTAATGATTTTACCAAAAAGGGTTTGTCAAAATCTGTAGTCAAGGATGCTATTAGGGAAGTTAGGAGTAAAACTAGCAAATCAAACCGTGGTGGTAAGATTGTTGTCAGAAGCACTCTAGGCCCAGATCAATTGGAAGATGATTGGATTTACATGCCGGAGTTTTTGAGAGAAAATCACTGGAAAGAGGATACAATGGATCATCGCAAATCGGTGATAATTGGTGCTAGTGATGAAGAAGATTTTTTTGCCCTTCAGTACGCTTTGCCATTCATGAAAACCGCTCATCGTGTCTCACCCAGAGAAGCTGCGATATATAAGATGAGTAGAAATTCTTTACTTGCAGCTAGAGTCATGTTTGCAAATCATGTTTATGATGTTTGTGAAAAAAATGGTGCCGATTACAATAATATAAAAAAATTGTATGTGGTTGAGAATGAATTTGGTTGGACACATTGGGATGTCCCCGGCCCAGATGGTAAACGTGGATTTGGGGGCAAGTGTCTACCAAAAGACACAAAACATTTTGCAAATTTGATTTCTGATAAAAACATGTTCACCCAAATTTTAGAAGACAATGAAAACTCCCGTTGAATATTACAAAGAGTTGCAGGACAGGTACGATAAAGTCGGGCCTGGATTTTGTGTGCTCAAATGGCATCATTTGGAAATGCATCTCAGTTCTGCTCAAAGTCATTCTTGTTTCCATTGTCCACAAAGACACATAAATTTGGAAGAAGACTTCCACAACACAGAACAAAAGATGCGACAAAGAAAAGCAATGCTGGAAGGTGGTCGCCCAGTGGAGTGTTTTTATTGTTGGAATGTTGAAGACAGTGGTTCTATTAGTCCGAGGATTGCATTAACTCCAATATACACGGAGATGCAATCAGATATTATTGAGACTACTGCTAGGATGCAGTGGGACGAACCAGTATATCCAAAATACTTGGAGATGAGTTTTAGTAACAAGTGTCAGATGAAGTGCAGTTATTGTTCCACGCAGAACAGTTCTTCATTGCACGAAGAAATCAAAAAATTTGGCGAGTATCCTTTGATACACCCAGAAAACAATTCCCAGTATGTTTCTCATGGAAGAGAAAACTTGTGGCCAGAAAACAGTGAAATGTATGACAAGTTTTGGAAGTGGATAAGAGAAGCAGTCATGCACTTACAAGTAATTAGGATTACTGGCGGCGAACCTTTGTTGAGCGAACATACATTCAAACTGGCAAAGTTTATTCGCAATCATCCCAACGGAGAAAATATTGCATTTCATGTCAACAGCAACCTATCTGTTTCTACGAGACGGGTTGATAGAATAATAAAAACCATGTCCGAGATGAAGTCACCCAAGATTTATGCCAGTGTTGATACTTTGGGTGAACAGGCAGAATGGATTCGCCACGGACTGAATTGGAAAACATTTGAAATCAATCTGGTTCAAATTTTGAATGCTAGTATTCCAGTTGGATTAATGGTAACATTTAATCTCCTGAGTATTCCTAAGTTCAAAGAATTTCTTGGATATGTTTTGGAATTAAAAAGACTTGGCGATGTAAAACTTGATACTCCTTATATGACAAATCCCAAACATCTTTCTGCTTTAATACTTGACGACAATATGATGAATATGTTGAAAGATGCTGAAAAATTCATGGAACAGAATACGGATGACGGCGACAATTTAAAATTTAATTCTGGTGAGTTGCAAAAATTTAAAACTGTTGTTAAATGGGTAGAAAAAAATAGGTTTGTTGAAGAAGACCTAAATACTCATAGAAAAGATTTTAAACTTTTTGTCGATGAACACGATAAACGCAGAAATGTTAGTTGGCATGATGCGTTTCCAGAATTACAATATTTTTATGATGAGATATCATGACACAAACCAATGAACACTGGATTGAAGTACTAAAAGAAAAACGAATTAAGATCAACGAGATTAGTCCGTCTTTTTGTTCTGCTAAGTGGTTGCAAACTACTTTGATGTTGCAGAACGGATACAATCATTCTTGTCACCATCCATCTCCACACAAAATCCCTGTTGCAGAGATTAAAATCAATCCTGCTGCTTTGCACAATAGCAATTATAAAAAACAGCAAAGAATAAAAATGATTAATGGAGAGAGGCCTCGTGAGTGTGACTATTGTTGGAGAATAGAAGATCAGGACAAGGATCATTTTTCTGATCGTCATTACAAGACTTCTGATTGGTGGGCTTGGGACAAGGTTGATGTCATTGCAACCAGTGATCCCACGGAAGATGTGTACCCGACTTACCTTGAGGTGTCTTTTAGTAACGCATGTAACTTTGCCTGCGCTTATTGTTCACCAGAGATATCCTCAACGTGGATGAAAGACATTGAGTCTAATGGTGAGTATCCAGTGCAGTTTGGTTCTCACAATTTAGACTATTTGAGAGAGACAGAAAAGTTTCCTTACAAACACTCTGATCCCAATCCATATGTTGATGCTTTCTGGGATTGGTTTCCAGAAGCACTTCCGCATCTAAAAGTTTTCCGAATCACTGGTGGCGAACCCACCATGAGTAAAGATGTCTGGAAGGTGTTGGACTATATTTACGATAACGCCCAACCAGAACTGTCTATTGCAATCAATAGTAATTTGGGAACTGATCCTCGACTCATACAGAAACTTATTGATTCTGTGAACAAGGTGAAGGACAAGGTAAAACAAATTGAAATTTACACAAGTTGTGAGGCAACGGGTAGACAGGCAGAGTATGCCAGAGATGGGTTGGATTATGGATACTGGTATGCAAACGTACAACGAGTTTTGAATGAGACTGATGCCAATGTTGCAATCATGACAACACTCAACATTCTCAGTCTGCCCACGTTTTGTAACTTCATCGAAGACATTATGAAACTCAGAGTGGAATTCAATAGAGACCTTGCACATAACAGAGTACCCCTAAGTGTGAATTATCTTAGATTTCCCCCTCACTTGCAATGCACTTTACTTGATAAGATAACGAGAATATCTTATGCTAGTGATATTGAAAACTTGGCGGAGTCTTGGTTGAAGTATTACTCGCCAGATAAGTTTGCCAGAATTTATCTTGAAGAGTTTGACCAAATACAAAGATTCTGTGAGTATCTTAGAATTACCGAAGTCGCTGATAAACATAGAGGTGATTTTGTCAAGTACATAACCGAGTATGACAAGAGAAGACAGAAAGATTTTAGAAACACTTTTCCACAGTATGCACATTTGTTAGAGGATTGGGATGAGTAAAGAATTTGACTTGATTAAGTATCGAAAAGATATTCTTGATACAAAATCTGAAAGTTTCTGTGGTGCTAAGTGGTATAATGCTACAACTTGGCTAGGCAGTGGTACTACCGCTTCTTGTCATCACCCTCCAGCACATAAGATTCCATTAGAAGAGATTGCTGTAGACCCATCTGCTATTCATAACACTCGCCACAAGAAGGCGATGCGTAAGATGATGCAGAGAGGAGAACGACCACGAGAATGTGAGTACTGCTGGAAAGTGGAAGACATGGGCAAAGATGCCGTGTCTGATCGTGTGTTTAAATCTATCATCTATTCAAATGCAGACTTACAGAAAGCATATGAAATGGATCACAATGAAAGTGTTGATCTGAAAACATTTGAGATTGCATTTGACCGTACTTGTCAGTTGGCTTGTTCTTATTGCAATGCATCTTTCTCTACAACATGGGCAAAAGATATCACCAAGAAGGGTGCGTATCAGAACATGGTGTCGGATGGTGCAGCTGCGTTTCAACAAGACGGCGCATGGGCAGAACCATATGCAAAAGATGAAGACAATCCATACATTAAGGCTTTTTGGGATTGGTGGGAAGACGGATTATCTGACAGTCTAGAAGAGTTGCGTATTACTGGTGGTGAACCACTGATGTCTGACCAAGTGTGGAAGTTGTTCGACTGGTTCAATGATAATCCCAGCAAGATGCGTTTTGCTATTAACTCAAATCTCATGGCAAAAGATAGTTTGATTGACCGACTAATTGAACGAAGTCAAGGTGTCAATGACTTTCATTTGTATACTAGTTGTGAAGCGACTGGACTACAAGCGGATTACATTCGTGACGGACTGCACTACGATACATGGAAGAAAAACATGTACAAGATTATGGACAACTGTAATCTGAAGGGACTGAATATTATGATGACCATCAATAGTCTGTGCTTGTTTAGTATCACCGAGTTCCTTGATGATGTCTATGAGATGAAGTTACATACTGGCACAAAAGCACCTGTTGTTAGTGTGAACTTGTTACGTTTTCCAAGTTTTCAATCACCGCTCGCACTCCCAGATCATATAAAAGACTATCTGCGGGAACAGTTGGAAGATTGGTATAACGCAGTCAAAGAGCAACCACTGTGGCACGATTTCGAGAAGGCAAGCATCGAAAGACTGATTGACTATCTTGTTACAGTTGATGCACCACACAGACGCACCAGCGACAAGATGACTCTGTGGAGAGACTTTAAAACTTTCTTCAAACAGTATGATGAGAGACGAAATAAGTCACTCAATGTATTTCCAGAAATTCTTACTGACTGGGTTGATACTATTCCAGATACAGAGACGATTGCCGTAAAGTTGGTTGATGGTGACAGTACAAGACAATATGACGATGACCCCGATCTGAAAAAGATTGCAGAGGAAGAGGGGTGGGTGTTGAAACCAGACAATAAAAACATAGACGATCCATTAGCAGAGTACTAAAATGATATTTCAAAAAATTAATTTCAACTATGATCTGAATAAGTTTTTAAATGGTGACTTCTCTCAACATTTTGGCAGTTGTATTTCTTATCAAAAAAGAGAACAGACGGACATTCATGAAACTATTGGAGATGGATTTCCAGAATCTTACCATGAAGACAATACAAGAATACAACAAATTTGGTGGACGGAAGATGACATTGATTATAAGGAGATAGGAAGTCTTTTAAACATTGATGTGAAAACAATCAGTGCAATTCTTCAACCGCCTGGAAATGTTGTTACTTTACACAGGGATACTTTTTTCAAATTTAAAAATCTCTATCCAGATGATAATAGACCAAAAGTCAGGGCAAATATATTCTTAGAAGACTGGCAAGTAGGACATTTTCTTCAGTACAAACATGGGGATGACTGGGTTAGTTGTACTCATTGGAATGCTGGTGAGGGGTATTTGTGGGACAGCGAACCACTCCACCTAAGTTGCAACGCTGGGTTGACAAACAAATATACTTTACAAGTCAGCGGATTTTATGATGTTTGAAGGTGAGGGTACTGCTGATCCAGCAGGATATTGTATGTTCATTGACGGGGTTATGTACCCAGTATACGGACAAACCCTAATCAATGGATATAAGTTGGCTACTGGAGAAGCTCGTGATAGTATTGTAAATATTTATATGCCACAAGAGATTGAAATAGCTTATAGAGACCCAAATGACAACGAGATAAAATTCCTAGATGTAAACAAAATGCCATGTAAAGTATTTTCTCTGATTGACGCCAGAGTATATTACTGGTGGTGGATGTATGTTTTTTGGTACTATATGTTACATCAAGGAAAAGACTACCAGATTTCTGAAGAGATTTTTTGGAAAGACATAGAAAAAAATTTAAATTCTGACCATGATATTTCATTTATTACTATGTGGGCTAGGAGAAGGCCCCACAGAGATGTTTTGTGGAAAAAAATATCTCCTATTATTAATGAGTATTGTAAGTATCATGCTGGAGAAAAATTAAACGTTTATAAAATTGTTAAGTGGTATTCAGAGAGGGAATTGTGCCCAGAATTTTATCCGAGAGTTTTGATTGATTTTGTTACCGAAACAGATGAAAATGTAATTTTTTTAACAGAGAAAACTTTTAGGCCAATTGTATATGGAAAGATTCCTTTGATTTATGCAGCACCAAAAACTTACCAAAGGTTGTTTATGTGTGGATATACGCCACACCCAGAAATTGATTACTCTTTCGATAGGGTTATTGATAACGAAAAACGTGGTGAAATGATAATAGAACAACTTGATAATTTGATTAATACATATGAAGTTTCTGAATTATCGGATATTACTAGAGAAATAAGATTGAAAAATTTTGAATGGGCTTTCAATTTTGCAAAAACTGATACTGGGCCTCCTCCATTTCCGAAACACATCCCCAGACCATGGCCAACTATGATTGAATCGGTTTTTTTGATACATGAAAAATTTAAAGAAATGGAAATTCCAGAGGGTTTGATTCTTGAAAGATAATCCCTACTTCTGTACTGCACCGTGGACTCACACATACGTCTCCCCGCAAGGAGAACGTAGACTTTGTTGTGCTAGCAGAGAAGAGGCCTCATTTCAAAAACAGTATATTGATAGCGGAACCGCAAAGGGTAAGTTTGAACCAGTATCATTAGAAGAACACTGGAACAGCGATTACATGAAAGACATTCGTAAAAGAATGTTGGCCGGCGAACGTTTGCCCCAATGCGAAGTTTGTAATGATCAGATATTGAACTTGCACACATATAAAAAATATTTCACGGAAACCTTGTTTCCGCATAAAGTGGAAAGTATAATATCCAATACATCGCCAGATGGTTACTATAGTGACCATCCAGTTTCATATGACTATAGAATATCTAATCTATGCAACTTTAAGTGTAGGATGTGTGGCGAACAATTGTCCAGCAGTTGGGAAGCTGAGAAAAAGAAACTCAACCTCATTGATATAACAGAAGAACCTTGGTTGGAACCCAATACGAGAAAACAAATCGGCAATTTTCAAAAAGAAGTTTTAGAAGAAGAATTGCAACGTGCTGTTGACAACGAAACGATAGAAGAGATTTATTGGGTTGGTGGGGAACCTCTAATGTGGGAACGTCACTGGACTGTCATGCAACAACTTGTTGATAGTGGTCACTCAAAAAATGTTACGGTAAGATATAATACGAATTTGAGTAGAACATCATTTAACGGGTCTCACCTCTATGACTTACTGCCGCACTTTAAGAAAGTAAACATTTGTGCAAGTATTGACGGAGCGTATACCGTTGGGGAATATATCAGAGACGGGTTGAAGTGGAATGAGTGGATCGAAAACTTTCAAGAGGGATTGTTTTTGATCGACCAGTTTGGTGATGATGCAATGGTGTTTGATGTAACGTTGACAACGCCCGGCCTGTTCTATCTGAAGGATTTGTTTCATGAAGCATTCAGACTGAATGTAAAGTCATACTTCAAGTTTACTTTTGCATTTGACCCATCTGTTGTAATGAGTCCGATGTGTTTGCCAAAACATATTTCAAAACCACTTTGTGAAAGTCTCATCTCGGATTTAGCACCATACACCACTTGGAAGAATCGTGTGTATACTGACTCTTTGAACAACCTAATAAATAGACAGTCATTTGATGAACAATGGCCAGAAACATATTGTGATGGGTTAAAACGTGGCAAATCCTTTCAAGAATTTCTAGACGAAAAAAGAAATAGTTGTATTACATTTAGAGATACGCTGTATGGTGATGCAGTGGATTGGTGGGATAATATATGAAATTAATAATTGCAAATTATAGAACTGGTTCTACTACCTTTTCTCTTCTCCTCGGAGGAGATGGTGATGAATGGTTGCACAACACCGTTTGTGATTATAGACCACCCACACCAGAGTTGGACGTATATAAAGTAATTCCAGATCAGTTTCATTATGATAGATATTACGAACAATTTAAAAAAGATTATCTAGAAAATGCTGATGAAATATACTACACTCTGAGAGAGGATGTTTCCAATCAAATTAAGTCACATGCCTATTGTGGAATTTCAAATGATTGGCATCCGTGGCAAAAGCTTACAGAACCAGATTGGGATGCGGATATGCAAGTTTCATTGGAATACTCTTTTAAAGTAATACTGAAGTGTCTGGAGTGGCAGTCAAAAATATATAAAGAATTTGGTGGAAAACTTGTTTGGTTGGAGGATCGCAATGACGGGGAAAAATATACTAGAAGATTGGATTTAGATCAACCAGATGTAAATGTTAATATTGATGTAAAAGGTATGTTCCTGTGAGTAAAACTTTTTGTCCACTTCCGTGGAATCACTTAGCAACACACCCACACGGTGTTTGCACCCTATGTTGCGAATCAGAACAACAGGATGGCATTTCTCAAGCTTTCAACGACTATGGACATGGAAGAAAACTGATCACACTACAGAATGTTGATGACTTTTCTAAGATTACCAATTCTGATAGTTTTAGCAAAGTCAGGAAAAAAATGTTAAACGGAGAACAACCCGTTGAGTGTAGAAAGTGCTGGGATTTGGAGAGTGTCGGTGTCAAGAGTAAACGATACTATGAAAGTCGTAGAGTCCCTATGGATGTTGAATACGCTAAGAGTATCACAAACGAAGATGGAACACTTAAAGAAGTCAATTATGAATTTGTTGAATTGCGTTTGGGTAACCACTGCAATGTACAGTGTCGTACATGCAATCCATATTCTAGCTCTCGGTGGATGAAAGATTGGGATGTAATTTACCCAGAACGTCCGGCACTACCAGAGATGATGAGTCAGAAAAATTTCAACTGGCCTTTGGATCAGGGCTTTTGGGATAAACTGATAACAAGATGCGACAAACTCAAAGTATTGTATATCAATGGTGGCGAACCATTCATTGTTGATAAACATATGGATTTTCTGTCAACTCTGGTTGATATGGGATTGGCCAAAAATGTTGAAATAGTTTATTCGACAAATTGCACCGTGGTGAACAAGGACTACGAAGAAATTTGGAAGAATTTTAAACACGTTCAGTTTATGTTGTCCATTGATGATGTTGGCGACAGGAATGAATATATCAGAACATTTACCAAGTGGGAAAAGGTTTTAGAGTTTGTCACTTGGATGATGAGTATGACTGCTAGATATAAAAACATTAATTACAATATCTTGCAGACGGTATCTACATATAATGTCTACTATGTACCAGAGTTCTATGAATTTTTCAAGGATAAGGTTCCTCTGAGGGGTCACCCCCTAGAAGATTCATCTTTGCATATTAGTCATAACTTTGTGAATGATCCAGAACACTTTGATTGCAGGGTTTTGCCAAAAGAAGTTCAAAAAGTTGTTTTGCAGAGACTTGAAGGATATCAGGGATACAACGATATAAAAAATTATCTCAGTGTCGATGGTGAAAATAGATGGGGCGGCGGAGTATCAGGAAACATGAAAATGTTTTTTGAAAAAACCAGATCAATGGACGAGTTGAGAAAACAGTCCTTTGAAAAAACTTTTCCAGAACTTTATGAATTGATAAAAGATTATGAGTAAAGGAAAAAATAATCCCACAAAGACAAAGATAAAGAACGACAATCTTTGTATTATACCTTGGATACATTTGCATACATGGCCAAACGGGTCAGTATACCCATGTTGCATTTCTCCAATGGAACACCGTGTAGGCAATCTAAACGAAAAAAGTCTTCAAGAAATATTCAACGATGACAAGATGAAAAAAATTCGTCTTGAGATGTTGGATAACAAAAGACCCGAAAGTTGCCAGAGGTGTTACATACAAGAAGACTGCGGCGCTCACTCTTTTAGAATGAGTTCAAACAGAGATTTTAATCAACATAGTGATTTGATAGAATCTACCAACGATGATGGTTCCGTTGACGAGATTAGATTGTCTTACTGGGACTTTCGGTTTTCAAACGTTTGCAATTTTAAGTGCAGAAGTTGTGGGCCTCAGTTGAGTACGGGATGGTACAGTGATACTAAGAAAATTGCAGAGATGGAAACTGGCAGAAAATTTTTGCCAGATGATATTCCCAGAGAAGTACACTTTGATTTGTGGGAAGACATACAACCTTACTTTGAAGATGTAGAAATCATTTACTTTGCTGGTGGTGAACCATTGATCATGGAAGAACACTATCGCATCTTGAAAAAACTTGATGAGATGGGTAGACACGATGTGCAGATTAGATACAACACGAATTTCAGTGAGATGCGATACAAGGACTTGCATGTTCTTGAATATTGGCCGAAATTCAAAAACGTCAGTGTTGGTGCTAGTATTGACGGAATGAAAGAACAGGGTGAACTCATTCGCAGTGGTTTCAAGTGGGATCAGTTTGTTCAGAACAGAGAAAAGATGAAAGAACTTTGTCCTCATGTTGACTTTTATGTAAACTGTACGGTCAGTGTTCAAAATGCATTTCATTGCATCAAGTTTCATCAAGCCTTATTTGATCAAGAATTTATATCTGGTTTAGATAAGTTTCATGTGAATCCTGTTATGGAACCCCCTCTCCTAAGTTTACAAATTCTTCCGATAGAAACCAAGAAAATGTTGACAACTCAATATAGAATACACGTTGACATGTTGAAGAAATATGGCCATAATGCTGTTGCAAATGATTTTGAATCTCTGATGACATTCATGAATTCAGAAGATAGACAAGATTTGATAAAACCATTTTTACATAAAATGGAAACCTTAGATATTATTAGAAACGAAGACTTTTTTAAGACCTTCCCAGAACTAGAGGTTTTGCGTGGATAAAATTTGTTTACTGCCTTGGATACACACCGAGTTTACTACAGAAGGTACTGCCAAACCATGTTGTTTATATCGTGGTGAACCAATGGGGAATCTCAAAGAAGAATCCTTGATGGACATTTGGAGTGGCGAAAAGTACAATAATCTGCGACAAGAATTTCTTGATGGAAAAATGCCTTCTGGTTGTGCTATGTGTTGGCAGAACGAAGATGCTGGATACAAGTCAAAAAGATTGCAAGATATCGACAGGTTTTCTAATCATGTAGACAAAATAGGAAAAGATATAACTCCCCCAGTTTATCTTGATTTAAAGTTTGGTACATTGTGTAATCTAAAATGTCGATCTTGTGGAAGTGTAAACTCTTCCAGTTGGAAGGCAGATGAAATTAAAATGTACGGAAGAGTGCTTGATAACAAAGATGCTTTGTGGGTGAAAAAGAATCCTGGCGTCTGGGAAGAACTTGATAAAATTATGCCGACAGTAGAACATATGGATTTTACTGGTGGAGAACCTTTTATGATAGATCAACATTTTGATCTGTTGCGACATGCAGTTGATTCTGGTTATGCCAAGAACATTGCCATACATTACAATACAAACGGAACAATTAGACCCCCCAAAGAAATATTTGATCTGTGGAAAGAATTTAAACACTGTGAAATCATGTTCAGTATAGATGGCGTTGGAGAACAATTTGAGTATATTCGCAGTGGTGCTGTGTGGGATGAGGTTTGGGAAAACTTCAATCATTTCAAATCCCATAAATTTCTCAACATACAAATATGTCATACTGTTAGTTTGTTTAACGTATATTATTTGAATGATTTTGTAGAAACATTTGATGGTAATAACATTTATTTCAATTTGTTGCACTTCCCCAGACAATATTGTGTTCGTAATATGCCAGATTCCAGCAAAGATAAAGTTCGTGAGAAAATTATAAATATTCCCAACACCGATGCCATTATAAACTTTATGATGCAAGAGGCCGAACACGATAAGTTAGACTTGGGTTTCATTGCGGTGACAGAAAGACTTGACTCAGTAAGAGAAGAAGACTACAAAAAAACTTTTCCAGAATTTTATGAGATTTTAGTAGATGGCGGCATCAGAAACAGACCTTGGGAATATCCAGACTTTATTACAAAAAGTTCTGGATGAAGTACAATCTCTTAGAAAAGAGATATCTGTACTTAAAACTAATCCCAGAAAAATTTCTAACCAACCCCCTATCCTCTGGTTTGATAAACTGCCCCCTATAAGGGAGTTGGCTAAAGGCGAATATCCACAAAAAAATAGTTCATCAGACCCACATAATAAAGTTTGTTTCGGCCCTACTGATATTGTTGACCTTTATGAAAGAATGGGCATTCCATTTGAAATGAAAGATATTTCTGATTGGAATGATACTTACGTTGACAGAGACAACCTTTATTTCATAGAAATTGTACAAGTACATGTGAACGTAGAAGACATTTTCTGTGGATGTAATCATCATGCCTTGCAGATGGTTAGAGAAAGAAAGATGGCAATGGTTTTCTGGTTTCCGCACGAGGGATTTGGGATGGCATCTTTGAGAGATGTTGTCAACGATAATCCTTGGATGACTAGACTTGTTAAAAAAATTGTAGATTATGACCTAAGTGGAGGAGTACATTATTTTATCTACGGTGATTTTAATGTACAAAAAAACTTTGACAGGTGGAAGAGGGCCAATCCAGAAATAGAATTTGAATTTAAAAAATGTTTTGGCATTGATTTTTTCCATGAACATTACTTCAAACAATATGTTTCCAGAACTTGTTGGAGATTCAATCCTTCCCACAACTTTGATAAGTACAAATCTGTTGAAAGTTTTGGTGATTATCATTGTTCCAAACATCGAGATGCTTACATCGAGTTTGAAGATTTACCAGAACAAGTTAAAAAATCTAAACAAGATACCAATAAACCCGGCTGGCCTAGATTGCAATGGGCAGACGAATATAGAGATATCAGACTTGATGAAGTTATGGCAGATGTCCCCCCATCCACGGAAAAAGAAAGAGATTTGATCTGCCTGAATGCAAGAGTAAGACCCCATAGACCAGTAATTGTCTCTGAATTATTTAGATTGGGATATGACAATAATAACTCTTACATTAGTTTTTTAGCCAGAGACGAGAACCCAGAAGAACATCCAGAACTTTATTGGAAGTTCAAATATTTTTATACTAAATCTGAATACAGGGAAGATACTATAGAAGATTGGGTTTCTAACGAGTGGACTGCGCCCAACACGATCATGGAATTTGAAACACAACGAGAATTTTTCTATAAATTTTGGCATAAAAATGATATTATATCTATTGACATCAATACGGACTCGGTGACCAAAGATGATAGAAGGATCACGTTGGATCACTACAGAAAATCATTTTTTGCTTTAGTTAGTGAAACTCTTTTCGGTTTAGATGATAGTAATTGTTTGCAGATTACAGAGAAGATTTATAAGTGTTTTGCTTATAGAATTCCATTCATGGTAGTGGGTTCACCAGGCACATTAGAACACCTCAGAGATATGGGGTACGAAACATTTCCAGAAATGTTTGATGAGACGTATGATTCTATTTTAAACCCGAAGAAAAGAATGTCACATATTATTAGAAATTTAGAAAGATGGAAAACACTAACCCATGCAGAAAAATTTAGACTGTACGAGTCGGTCAGACCTAAACTCTATAGAAACTACGAACATTTTAAAAACTGTTCTTCTGTTCGTATCGCTGAACATAGAAATATTTTTAATGAACTAAGATTATATGACTGATTATTTTACGAATGGGCCATCAATAAAATCTGGCAACAACCAGATTACAGATTTTGACAGGGTTTTTTTCAAAAGGATTCTTGAACTTATACCAGATGATGTTTGTCTTATTGATACCACTTGGATAAATGATCCAATAACATTTCAAAAATTTGTTGATTGGCAAATTACTACAGACAAAAAAAGAGCATTTCTATATTCTGGTATGGATTGGATGAATACACACTGCGAACCAGTGTGTACTGCTGCTCATATATTTCTACAATATAGATTTGATTGCACTCATATTGGAAACACTTCTGAGGGACACTATTTCAGTTTTTGGGTTGAATTTATAGATTTTTACAAAAAATATTTTTTTGATGAATGCTACACATCAAAACCAAATTTACAATATCATTTTATGTGTTTAAATAACAAACCCAATGATCATAGAAGGCACTTGTTAAATAAGATTTTTGAACAAGAAACAATTTATAAAAAAGGAAACATATCTGTATTACAAAGAGACGCCGGATACAATTTTGAACACCCAATTATTCTTGAAGAAAATAGACCACCAGAACTGGTAAATATGTTTTATGACCACGAAGTTTTATCTGACAAACATATAGCAAATGATATAATTTCTCTGGGAGACCCAACGCATTGGAACTCCCACTTTGTCAATGTTGTTACGGAAAGTGCTGCTCATACAGATGTTTTTCTGAGCGAAAAGATTTTTAAACCAATTATAGGATTAAGACCTTTTCTTGCTTTGGGGGATAGAAACTTATATCCAAAACTAAGAGAATTTGGATTCGATACTTTTGAAGATTTGTTTCCCAATGTTGGACTTGATGTTGATAGAGATAAAAGAACTGACAACTTGGTAAAGGATTTAAAAAAGGTGTGCCTTACTCCCATAGAAGAACTTGACAGAATTTATTCTTCCATATATAATAGGTTGGAAAATAATCGTAATCTAATGATAGAATTAATCACAAAAAACAAACAATGGATAGAGGATTTGAAAACATTATGAAAATTGGTTTTATTGGATTTGGCAAACTGGGTCAACCCTGTGGAGAGGTGATTGCAGAGAAAGGACACGATGTTGTAGCTTATGATGTTGCAACGATTGACACCGATATTGATATGCGACCAACGATCAAAGATACTGTTGCAGATAGAGATATTGTTTTTGTCGCTGTCCCCACCCCACACGATCCAGAATATGGCGGAGAGACTCCAACATATCACTTACCACCAAAAGACTTTGGATATGGGATTGTTCAACATGTTATAGAAGAAGCAAATAATCATATGAACAAGGATCAGTTGCTTGTTCTTATCAGTACTGTTTTGCCTGGCACTGTACGCAGAGAATTTGTACCTCTAGTCACAAACACTCGATTTGTATATAATCCCTACCTTATTGCCATGGGAACTGTTGCATGGGATATGGTGAATCCAGAGATGGTTATGATCGGCACTGAAGATGGTACTGAAACTGGTGATGCAAAAGAACTCAAAGAGTTTTATGAGTCTATTATGGAAAACGACCCACGATATGTAATAGGTACATGGGATGAGTGCGAGTGCATCAAAGTATTTTACAATACGTTTATCAGTGCGAAGATCGGTTTGGTAAACATGATACAAGATGTTGCAGAACAACAGGGTAATATTGATGTGGATGTTGTTGCAAATGCTTTGAGAGATAGTACTCAGAGGATTATGGGGCCTGGGTACATGAAGCCTGGGATGGGTGATGGTGGTGCATGTCATCCCAGAGACAACATTGCACTTAGATTCATGTCTGACAATCTATCCTTGGGATATGATCTTTTTGCAGAGATTATGAAAGCCAGAGATGTTCAAGCAGAAAATATGGCTAGAGCAATTTGTGAACACGGGTATGAAGTTTATTTCACTTCCGATTCCTACAAACCACATGTAGATTATACAAATGGTAGTTATAGTCTTTTGGTGCAACATTATGTCGAAAAATTTAATACTAATGTAACCAAAGACATAGATCAAGCAGATGTTATTGTAAGAGTGCATGAGTCCGATGAAATTAATGAAGAAGAATTAGTCCCAGGCGTAGTTATTTTTGATCCTTGGAGAACGTATGAATCAAAAACTAAATCCCATATTGTAGTCCATTATGGTAATACTAGGTCATGCAAAAAATAAAATGTGTTCCTACAGAACATAATACTGCATTTGGGTTGTCCGGCATAGGCGCTGCTGGTGATCTACATTTTAATACCGTATTAGAATGGTTTCCCACTGACGAAAAAAGTTTGTATGAAGAAAACTTTTTAAAATACCCAGAAATTATGAAAAGATGGGAGAACGTTGATATAACCTATGAAATTAACGAGTATGGTTTTCGGTCTCCTTCTTTTTATGACTCTGATAATAATATAGTTTTTCTAGGATGCAGTATTACTACTGGTATTGGGTTGCCCCTTGAAAAAACTTTTGCATATTCGATATCCAAAAAACTGGGAATGAATTTATGTAACCTTTCTGTACCAGGCAGATCAAATGATACTTGTTATAGATTGGGGTCTTTTTGGATACCAATATTAAAACCAAAACTTGTTATATGTTTTGTAGTATCTAAATCGAGAAAGGAAATTAAAATTTCTAATGGAAATGGAGATATATCATTTTATCACAATTTTCTTCCAGCAAAATCCGATGAAACAAAAATTTTAAATTCCGACTTCGGAGATTTTTATGCACAATGGTGTCTCAATGAGGAAAATCTAAATTATAATATGCAAAAAAATATGGATGCTTTGGAAACGGTATGTTCTAGAAACGGTTCCAAATTTTATTGTTTTGATGAGGTCTTTATTACTGAGAAATACCTCAATCCAGCTGGAAGACTTCATTTGGGGGGTTTGAAATATCGTGCTAGAGATTTACTGCATCCAGGCGAACAAGAAAACGAATTTATCACAAAAACAATTTTAGGAGAACTGGGATATGAAAAAAATTAAAAAGTTTTTTCTCGGTATAAAACAAAAGTTTGACGATTGGAAAATGCGCCGAAGAATAAAAAAGAAAATGAAAGAAATTAGGGAGAGAGACCCATTTATCTATGATTAATTGGGGGATCAGTGCTGGTTATCATGACGCAGCTCTTTCTGTCATAAAAGATGGGGAGATAGTTTTTGCTAGCCATGCAGAAAGATACTCTGGTTACAAGAATGACAAATATTTAAATGATAATTTGTTGAATGATGCTTTGCAGTATGGGGAACCAGATAAAATGTACTGGTATGAGAACCCCATACTCAAAGCTACTAGAAGGTTGTATTCCAGACAACCAAATCCTTGGGTAAATCCAAGGTCTTATTTTGACAAATTAAAATATCAACCAACGTGCAAAATAAAGTGGGGGAATCATCACCGTAGTCATTTTGCAGCTGGGTATTACACTAGACCATTTGATGATTGTGCTACTCTTGTTATTGATGCAATTGGTGAGTGGGTTACTACTTCCATCTGGGATAATGACAAATTAGTTTGGTCTAGGAAATATCCAAATTCTCTCGGTTTGTTCTACTCTGCTTTTACTGATAGGGTTGGATTGAAGGCAAATGAGGATGAATATATTCTAATGGGAATGTCTGCCTATGGAGACAAATATAGATTTTCAAAGGAAATATCAGATTTACTTGCAAACAAAACACCATTTCATCGTGGAGTAAAATGGTGGAGACCAGAATTAGAACCAGAAGACTATTTTGATGTTGCTGCTGGAGTGCAATCCGTATATGAAAAATGGTTGGGTGCTCTTTTACATTTAACAGCAGAACTAACTCGCAAAAGAGATTTGGTTTTTATGGGTGGATGTGCTCTAAACTGTCTTGCCAATAGATTGTTACCAGATTTTTTTAGAAAATATTGGATAATGCCCAATCCAGGCGATGCTGGGTCTTCTCTTGGAGCAGTTCTTGCTGGTACAAAACAGAGAGTTGATTTTAAAACTGCCTATTTGGGACACGACATCAAAGGAGAATATCCAGTCGATGCAGTACTTCATGAATTGATGACATCTGGGATGGTCGGAGTAGCTTCTGGTAGAGCTGAATTTGGCCCTCGTGCTTTGGGTAATCGGTCTCTGTTGGCTGATCCTAGAGGCCAAGATATGAAAGATAAAGTAAACTCAATAAAAAGACGACAGGAGTTTAGACCTTTTGCTCCAGTGATTAGACAGTGTGATGCACAACACCACTTCGATGTTGATGTCTTTTTTAATTCTCCATACATGCAAGAAGTTGTTAGGTGTAAAGAACCAGAAAAATATCCAGCAATAGTACATAAGGATGGTACTAGTAGAGTGCAGACAGTAAGTTATGCACATCATCCAGAATTATATGTGTTGCTTACTAAGTGGTATGAGGAAACTGGATGTCCAATGTTGCTCAATACTAGTTTGAACATAAAGGGTAAACCAATTGTAAATAATAGAATTGATGCTGATGTATTTGAAAATTTCTATGGAGTAAAAGTGTGTACCCCGTAAAATACTTGGATGACGTAATAAAGATAAATGGTATTCATTTTTATGGATGTTCTTTTACTGCTGGAGAAGAACTAGCAAATGAAGAATTTTTGCCCCTAATTGGAAAATGCGAAGACTCAGACCAACGTGAGTTATTGAGTCAAAAACACGAAAAGATAGAAAAACAACTTGCGTATCCACAACACCTTTGTAATAAATTGGGAATAACTAATGTTTACAATAGAGGTCAAAGGGGCAACTCTATTGATAATATGCGATCACAATTTTTCAATGATGTAATTCATGAAAAAATTTCTGATACACATCTCTGTATGTTTGGAACTACTGGGTTTTTTCGAGAAGTTGGTTTTCATTCACTAGAACATTGGGCAGAAATTGGCAGGAGTAACATAGACGAAAGATATAGGGGATGTGCTTTCAATAGAGTCGTTCCCACCCATCACGATAGAGGGGGTGATCATGAGTTTGCTTTAAAATATTTCAGAGAAAGACACTCATGGATTCATTTTTATGAGTATATGAATAATCTCAGAGACATTTTGTATATTGCTAACAGGAATAATATACCTGTTATTTTTGTTGAGTGTCTTGAAAGAATTAATGTACAATATTTTGAAAAAGTTTATTTGAAGAAACATGAACAACTTAAACACCTTGATTATGAATACAAAGATAATCTTCTTTTTATCGAAAAAGAGATAAATAGACATATGATAACGGATAAGGTTTTCTCTGAATATAATGATAAACATGGAGACAAGCGAATGCCCAGAGGACATCCGTGTTTACAGGCTCACATAGAGTGGGGAGAGCATTTAGCTGATTGTTTAAAAGTATAAGAAAAATGAAAGACAATGTAATAAAGTTTCCTAATAAAAGATCATCCGAACCAACTGGATATAGAATCAATTTATATACAGAGGACGACATTTCAATTGTTTTGATATGCTTAAATATATCAGATGATATGGATGACAATAAGAAATGGGTTCGCAAAGACTTGCGAACTATGGAACCAGAATTTGCCATAGATAGAATGAGGATGTGTTTGGACAGTCCAATTTTTTCCGATCCATTCAAACGGAATATACTTAGAATTATTAATTCAACTGAAATACTCCCACTATCTGCTTTGCACTCGGAATTTTCATAAATACATTTAATGATAAGACACTTAACCGAAAACAAAGTATCTTACCTCTCACACCTTTACAGGGCATGGAGTTGTTCTTTTGCCCTCTTTATTCACGGATTATTTCCGTGTCTTCTCCAAGACTACGCTTCAAAAAAACTCACCTCACAGGAGGATCAAACCCCATAGTATTGTTATAGCCTAAAATTAATTAATCAAGAGTCAGGAAACAACTATGCCAAAACGAAAATCTAATCTTCATCTGATTGAGGACAGCCAAAATCAAAGGAACGGTTCGCCTAGTACTGGACTGAAGATGCGAATAGAAGATTTAGTTACTATTGATGCAATGACAGAAACACAGGGTCAATTCTTCTCTCAGTATCAATCTGGTTCAAAAGCAATGATATTACACGGTGCTGCTGGTACAGGAAAAACCTTTATTGCACTATACAAGGCACTAGAAGAAGTTTTAAATAAAGGGGGGTTTTACAAGAAAGTTATATTAGTACGATCAGCAGTTCCTTCCAGAGAAATCGGACACTTGCCTGGAGACGAAAAAGAAAAATCCGAAGTTTATATGAGTCCGTACATTTCCATGTGCGAAGAACTCTTTCCCACCAAACAACAGGCCTTTCAAAGGTTAGTCGAACAAAAATATCTTGATTTCATGATCACATCTTTTGTCCGTGGACTAACACTAGACAACACCATTGTTATCGTTGACGAATGTCAAAACATGAATGATATGGAACTCAATTCCATCATGACCAGAGTCGGAGTCAATAGTAAGATTATCTTCTGTGGTGATTTCAGACAGACTGATCTTTATAAAAACAGAAACGACATGTCTGGTTTGCAGAAGTTTATGGTGATTGCCGAAAATATGCCTTCTTTCAGAATGTTTGAATTCGACACTGACGATATTGTTCGCAGCGATCTCGTCAAAGAATATCTAATTGCGAGAATGAAATACGAAGATTCAGCCGCTTGACATTTGGTTATAAGTATAGTATGATAGGTGAATATTTGTAGGTATCTAATTTATGTTTAATCATGTTGAAAGAAGTTATAGTCTTCCCTCGTTAATTAGGGAAAACTATGAAGGCAAAAGAATGTACAAAACCGATAGTGGTGTCAGATTCCCGTCTGTCACCACTGTCCTCGGCCACAAAAGTAAACCAGGCATCAAGGCTTGGCGCAAACGTGTCGGTGAAGAAAAGGCAAACAGAATTAGCAAACAAGCTTCTGTTCGTGGTACGAAAATTCACGCTGTTTGCGAAGATTATGTGAATAACAAAGAGTTGAGTTTTGACAAACTCTCTTTTGTTGAAATTGATATGTTTAATAAGATGAAACCTATCATTGATAGAATCGACAACATCCATTGTGTCGAAGAGTTTCTATACAGTGAACATCTCCGTCTCGCCGGACAGTGTGACTGCATTGCAGAATTTGACGGCAGACTCTCCATCATAGACTTCAAAACCTCATCCAAACCAAAGAAAGAACAGTATATTCAAAACTACTTTGCACAGTGTTCTGCCTATGCAATTATGTTTGAGGAACGTACTGGCATTCCTATTGACAAAAGCGTAGTAATTATTGGTGTTCAAGACGATGAACCACAGATATTTGTCAAAAAACGAGACGATTATGTGGATTATTTACTAGAATGTCGTGATTTATATGAGGCTGAGGTATTGACATCTGCTGCCTAGTCATGTTATTATAAATATTGAATCGGTCGTTGAAGTGGACTGAAAGATTGTAGGACGGGGGTGCGATTCCCCCCACCTCCACCATAAGCACATTAGGCACGGACGTACAGTGTCGAAATTAAGACTTCCTAGTGTGCTTTTGATGGGGGTGAACAGGTTCGACTGCGATTGTCTAGGAAAGGTGAGACTGATTGACTGGCAAAGTGCCAACCTAAAGTAAACGCAAACGATGACGTTTATGCTCTAGCCGCTTAAGGCTAGTGGGGTATGGGTTCCACCTTATAATCCAACGGGCCCATTTTTAAAAGAAGGAGAAATCAATGGTATCGCCAAAGGTTTTATCTTGGACATTTGCATTAGTTTTAATTCTTACCCCAACAGTCGCAGTACTATCTGTTAAACCAACCCCCACGAAACCACCATTAGAACCAATAACTGTTGTTGTCACACCAGCCGTGATAAAAGAAAAACTACCCGATCCAGAAGAAGTTTTCTGTCTTGCACAAAACATTTATTTTGAAGCAAGAGGCGAAGATATCGCTGGACAAATGGCTGTTGCTCATGTTACAATTAACAGAGTAAAAAATGACAAATACCCCAATACCATATGTGAAGTGGTGTATCAAGCTAAATTGAGCAAGTGGTGGTTGTCCCAAGGTAAAAAGGTTCCAATGAAACACCAATGTCAATTTAGTTGGTATTGTGATGGCAAATCAGATAAGATAACTGATTGGAAAACTTTTGATAATATTGTTGAAGTCTCTAGACAAATTATAAAAGGATACCACGAAGACAATACAAATGGAGCAATATACTATCACGCAGATTATGTAAAACCAAAATGGTCTGATAGTTTGCAAGTGAGTGCGGTATTTGATTCGCACATATTTTATAGGTATTAAATGGCAAAACACAATTTTATTGTTACTGGTGGATGCGGTTTCATTGGTTCCCACTTGGTAGAGGCGTTACTCTTACATGATCAAAATGTTTTGGTAGTGGATGACATGAGTGTTGGTTCTTATAAGATACCACACAAAAAAGTTCAGTACCTACATCAAGATGTTGCAGACGTTTTTCCTGCTGGAAATTATGATGCAATTTTTCATCTTGCTGCAACTCCCAGAGTTCGCATGTCACACAAGAATCCCTACATTACTATTAAAAATAATGTAAACTCCACTCTTACTGTATGTGAGTGGGCCAGAAAATTAAAAGTTCCAATTTTCTTTGCAGCATCATCAAGCACAAAATTTTCTAACAAAGATTCTAATCCGTATACCTTTAGTAAATATACATGTGAAGAGATATTAAATTTGTATGAATCTCTTTACAAAGTTAAGTATCATATGTTATACTTCTATAATGTTTATGGGCCAAGAGAAGCAGACTACGGAGAATATAGTACTGTAGTCAGGGCATTTAAAAGATGTGTAGAAAATGATGAACCACTACGAGTTTTCGGTAGTGGTAAAAAAGAAAGAGATTTTACCCATGTTTATGATGTGGTTGATGGCATGTTAAAACTATTGCAAACCAGAAGAAAAACAAAACATGTTAATTTGGGTAGGGGCAAACCAGTGAGTATTTTGGAAGTAGCAAAAGCTTTTGATCACCCCATTGTCCATGAATTTGATAGACCAGGCGAGGCAGAAAAGACTATCTGTGATAGTCCTTTTATCGAATGTGAATATGATGTCCTAAAATATATTAAGGACTGGAAAGAAGATTTTTTGATGCAAAAGGAAAAAAGTAATGATTGAAGAAGTTAAAAAAACCGATGAGTTTCTAATAAGCAATCAACAGTTTTCTAGTGCTGTTGAGTTTTCTCAACATATTGAAAGAAAGGCTAGTATGGGCCAAAATTATATTGACGTACTAACAGATTTTTGTGTTCGCAATGAAGTAGAAATTGAAAGTATTAAGAAACTTCTTACACCGTCTTTAAAAGAAAAGATTACTGCCGAGGCTCAAAACCTCAATTTGTTAAAAGCAAAGAAGACATCTAAACTGCCAATATGATAGAACCGTTTGAAGTTTATCGACTTTACCTTGCAATCAAATTGCACTTTACAACCAAGAATTATGACATAGTAAAGTATAAAGGAAAAGTAAGAGTCAAAGAAGAAACATTTCGTAAAAGAAAAGACCTCGTTTCTATTAAAAAACTTGCCAGAGATTATTCTCGTGAGGAAATAATTAATTTCCTTGTTGCTAATTTTGTCTCTGGAGAGAAATGGGGTGGGTTGTTTGATGTTGATGCTGCAAGAAGATACGATCAGTGGCAGAACAGAAAAGTCAAAAGAGAATATCAGTTTAAACAAGATATTGACAGAATTCTACTCGACATGGAAAAGGAAGAAATCGCCGACCCATTTATTTCAATTAATGGAAAACACCCCTTGACATTTCGTCTCTTTTTTGGTAATATAATTAATATAGAGACAATGACAATCTTAGATAAGATTTTTAACTTTGTCGATATGAATGCGAATGACATATTGCTTGAAGATGCGTCTATGTGTATAACCAAGTACCGTCCATTCGTTAGACTGACAGACAATATGAAGTCTGTTGCAACACCGCTTAAAGATGTTATAAATAAGGAAGTACATCAATGAGTAAGTCAAAAAGTTCCCGAGGTAGTAACCAAAAGGAACAACGTATTCATCGAGTTTCTAGTGAAGGCAAAACTAGGCTTGACAAGTACAAACATTTGTTATATGATGAAGATGTATATGATAGTGATGAGTTCGCCGAGTCACTAACCGCAAAAAGCAAAATATACAGTAAACACGATAGTAAATAAACCGCACAAAGGAGCAACATATGTCTGCAAATTCTATCTCTGATCTTCGTAAGAGTCGTGGCAGTTTCGATACCCTGCTTAAGCAGGTTGAGAAAATGTCAACTACCACCACTACAGAATCAAACGATACTGGCAAAGAATGGAAACTTTCCGTTGACAAGGCTGGTAATGGTTCTGCCGTAATTCGTTTCCTTCCCCCCTCCAAGGGCGAGGACAGTTATTGGGTACGTCTTTGGACACATGGTTTCCAAGGCCCTACTGGTAAGTGGTATATCGAAAACTCTCTTACAACTCTGAACCAACCTGACCCCGTTTCAGAATTGAACACCCAACTCTGGAACTCTGGTGTAGAGGCCGATAAGGAAATCGCTCGCAAACAGAAACGCCGTTTGAATTATTACTCAAACATTTTGGTTGTTTCTGATCCCGCCAACCCAGAAAATGAAGGCAAAGTTTTCTTGTACAGGTATGGACAGAAAATTTTTGAAATGATTCAAGACGTTATCAAACCCACCGTTCCTTCCGATGATCCGATCAATCCGTTTGATCCGTGGGAAGGTGTAGACTTTGCACTTGTTGCAAGGAACGTTGCTGGTTATCGTAACTATGACAAATCTAAGTTTGCTTCTAGGGTTCGTCCCATTGCCGACTCGGATGAGGCTATTGATGCGATCTGGGAACAACAGTACTCTTTGAATGAGATTGTTGATCCTAGTAACTTCAAGTCTTATGATGAACTCAAAGATAAACTCAATGGTGTTCTAAAAGGTAGTGTATCAGTAAGTCCTGCATCTACTGTTTCTAGTCAGACTGATGATATTGAAGACGATATCTTTATTGCGGAAAGTACCGCATCTACAGATACAGTCACAGTTGCCACATCTGATGATGAAGATGCTATGTCGTATTTCTCCCGACTGGCTGATGATGACTAAGATATAGTCGTCTCCTCTTTGGGCGCCATAAATAATGGCGCCCTTTTTTTATCTGGTAATCTGATTTGCATAGTATTATTTTTGGTGGACAACTTGAAGATTTGGGATTAGACTTTGATAGTTCCAAGATCAGTATCAGGCGTTCATCTGGCGGCCACAAAATAAGCACCTTTTTACGTCAACACGGATATGATGTCGAAGTCATTGACTACGTTCAAAGATGGAGTTTGGATCAATTAAAAAAATATATTTCTCGTAAAGTTGATGATGAATTTTTATTTTTCGGATTTGGTTCTACCTTCTTTTTAAATAGTCCAAGCGTTATCGGTCTCGTAAAATGGTTACGAGAAACTTATCCACGCATTCCCCTTGTTGCAGGCAGTCAAAACAACTCTATGAAAGAATTGGAGATGGATTGGTATGTTTACGGTTACGGTGAGAATGCAATACTTGCACTCATAGATCACTTCAAAGGTGGGCCAGAACCTATCCATACCAATCGTGTAATAAACTGTTACGTCAACTACAAGTCCTTTCCGAAAGACGATCTCACGGTGTCTTACAAGGATACAGACTTTATCAACCCCAGAGAAATTCTGTTACTAGAGTTTGCCCGTGGATGCAAGTTCAAATGCAAGTTCTGTAGTTTCCCTGTTCTCGGAGTTAAGGGTGATTACTCACGCACAGCACAGAGTGTATATGATGAGATGTTGGAAAACTATGACAAGTGGGGTACAGAACATTATATTGTTCTGGATGAAACCTTCAACGATAGTTCACAGAAGATTGAGAAGTTTGCCAACGTCATAGAAAAACTTCCCTTTACACCCAAGATGACTGCCTATATTAGAGCTGATCTTATTGTGTCTCGCAAACAAGATTGGGACAATCTAATCAAGATGGGTATCACCTCACACTTCTATGGTGTCGAGTCTATGAAACATGAGTCTGCCAAGTCCATCGGCAAAGGTATGGACAGTGGTAGAATCAAAGAAGGTTTGATAGAGGTCGATGAGTATTTCAGAGAGAACGCTGGATTCTACAAAGGACATATCTCTCTTATCGCCGGACTCCCACACGAGACTGTGGACGATCTGAGGGACACTGGCAAGTGGTTATCGCAGTACTGGAACAGAAACAGTTATCACATGAATGTACTGATGATCAAAGACTTGCAGAACAATGTAGAGACATTGAATCACAACTCTGAGTTTGATCGTGATTGGAGTAAGTTTGGATACCGCAGAACAGAGTTTCCAGATGATCCGATTGATTGGTCAAAGAGTAGAAATCCATACTACGAGACCCTATACAACTATGTCAAAGAATCTGGATACTATCTGCCGTGGGAAAATGATTGCACCAATCTACACGAGGTTATGAAGTTTTGTGCAGAAGAGTTCTCACAGTATCAGGCAAAGAATCTAATAGACCCATTCATGTATGATAAGTTCTTTATTGATCCCAGTGTCAAGTGGGAAGACTTTGCAACTGAAGTTCACATGGAGAGAAGAAGTAAATATATACTCGGTCATGTCGATGAGTATATTACTAAAAAACTTTTATCTTAAACAAATCCAGATGCGTTGCTGTTTATCCAAGTCAATTCAGAATTTGACTGTGGGAAACTTGTTTTTGGAGAAGACACATGTACAGAGATTTCTCCCTGTCCGCCTTGTACTGGAGCTGTTGCCCCAGGCATTCCACCAAGAGCAGCTACTAGAGCATCATTAGATGATGCATTGGTCTGTTCAAAACTTGATGTAGTCATATCCTCTACTCTAGCAGAATCATTTAGGGGAACATCAACTCCCAATCCACCAAGAGCTTCTTGTCCAGTTTCGATTGCTGCATCCATCATACTAGTAGTTTGATCAGGATTGGTATCTATTCTTGCTTCCACCGCACTTTCTAATAGTTCTGCTTTTACACTACCATCTGCATTGTGTGTATTTCCATATTTGTTGTCCCATGATCTTTGTCTCTCTAGAGCTCGTCCTCGCCGTCTACCAGTCATACGATCTGAAACTTCTGGTCTAGCCTCTACTGCTTCTAGATCATTTACAGCATTATCCATGTTAGAGGACATCAAGTCAGCAATAGCACTAGTAACCATGTTAAATAATTCTGGGAATCGTTCCTCATAATTCTCTGAGTCATCTTCTGGGAATACATCATATACGTCTTTATAGACATCTCTTACCAAGGAACCAACGTCAGCACCTATTCCGGCAAAAGGAATCATACCAGCAGTTTCTAATGCAGCTCCTTTCCAATCCCCTGCTATAGCCTTTTCCATTGCAAAAATTAGGTTAAACCCTGCTCCTACAAATGGTAAAACTTTCGCACCAGTTTGACCAAGGTTTTTGGCGATAGATGCTGTTATCTTCGCTGCTATTTGTGGATTTTTTGCAGCTGTTTCTGAAGCTGCTTCTGCTGCTTCTTTCTGGAGTTTTTCCATTGATTGTCTTGCAGATTCTTTTGCTGCTCCATGTACTTCATCTCCAGCTTTATTAATTGCAGTACCATTTCTATCAAATTTCACCCCGCCAGTACTTGTGTCTATAGTAGAGGCGGCCATTTTTCCTGCTCTGTTTGCTCCTGCTTCTATAGCTGCCTTTGATGCTCTTTCTCCAGCTGCACCAGCTGCTATTCCTGCCGCCTTCATCCCAGCGGTGGCGCCGAAATCTTCTAATTCATTTCCTATGGTGGCATCGAATCTTTCTTGAGTTCCTGCCTCGGTATCACCTTTGTCATTGTCTCCCATCTTGCCGGCCATACCCAATGCAAAAAGTGAAGCGAGTCCAAGTCCACCAGCAGCTGCGGGGCCAATACCACCACCACTGCGGCCGAACATATTTCTCAACGCATTTTTATTTGGGCCAGCTTGTGCGGCTCTTGACATTCCCCCAACAAATTGGGATGTATCACCTTTGATTGATACTAAGACTCTTTCGATGTCCTGTAATTGTCTTACGACTGGATCAGAACTATCTGCATCTGACAAAGCACTTGTTGCAGAGGCTGCGGTACTTACTGGTGTTGCGCCGGATACGGTTCCACCGAATCCACCCATTTCACCGCCACCAGAACCGCCGGATTGAATTTGTTCTTCGTTGTTGTTGCCACCAAAAAGTGCATTTCCTAGTCCATAATAAGCACCAGCCTTGCCAGCGTTTCCTAACAGACCCCCAACCTTCTTTATGGGATTCATTATTGCACGGCCAAGGCCGCCGATTGTTCTCGACCCAAATCCCAACAAACTAGTAAAAAATGGCGCCATTTATCGACTCTTTGATTTTTCTGATTTCTTTTTTAAGTGTTGAACTAGCATGGAAATGTAAACTGTCCTCTCCCAAGGCATCCAATTCTCAATCTCTGTTAAACTATATTTATGTTCTTGCATCAATAAAAAGTTGGTTTTGAAATAGTTTTCGAGATTTTCATGGAAGAGGTTTATACGAAAAAATCCATGTACCCATTCATAAATGCATAATTTTCTCTACCGCAACCATTACAAATAAATTCTATTTTGTTTTCTAATACCGGCATTGTCTCAAAGAATTGTCTAATACTTTGAAACTGTGTTGGGGGCATGTTGTCAATGAATTCTCTTTTATCCCCGTCACTAATTTCTTCATAGACTTCATCTTTAATAAAAATTTTCTCTATACACCTTGATGATACTTCATAGATATCTGCATCGGATTCTTTGCCTGCAATCTCTTTGAGTTCTTCCGATTTCGGATACCTCATTTCGACAGACATTTCATCTGTTAGTTTTACAATTGGAGAATGATCTTCACTTTCTTTTAGTTTAAACCTGTTTAAATCAATTGTAACATTGGTTTTCTTTTCGCAATGACCGCATCCAAACCTCGCTTCAATATCTGTTCCTATAGAAGCTTTTCTAAGTTCAAGAAATATATTTTGCATGTCAAAAATTGGTATCTCATCACCCTTAACTTTTCCAAAAGAACAGTTGGTGACAATCTGCTGGGAGGCCTTTATCATTTCCATGGCCTCACCAGTTTCAGCTGCAAATACTAATAGTTTTTCTTCTTTTACTAAAAATGGTCTGAAATTGACCTTCTTTTTTTCTGAATAAACATAAACCTCAACTAGCGGGTATTCTGTAATAGGTAATCCCATAATTTAAAAACTCCAATTAATTAAAAAACTTTGTCCAATACATCTCTCATTTTCTCTCTCACGTTTCCACCACCAGTGATCGTGTCGTAAATATCCGCAATACTTGAACCGCCACCGCCGCCTGCTTCCCAACTTCTAAATGCAAACGTTACTGTCACTCTTACAATGCCATCGCCACCCTGAGCTACTGGAATAATATTCAATAGTCTTGGAAAGGCTTCTTTCATAGTCCAAGATTTTCTTTCACTGTCTCTTCTGTTGAGTACTTTTACTTTAACTTCCCCAACATAGGTGTCTTGATATTTTGGTTCTTTGGTTTCAAAAGATGCTACTTGTTGCATCCAGTTTTCAAAATACGATCTTACATTCCAGTCCGTGTCGCAATAGAAAGTGAATGCAGCTGATTCCCCAAAAAATTCCATGCCGTGAACTCTGTTTTCAGTCCACATTCCTATTTTTGTTGGAGACCACAGTGCTTGCAAGCCTGGTATCTGAGCTTCTTCACATAATAGTGATGGCAACCTTCCGCTACCAGGCCCATAAATTTCTACTTCAAATCTGTTTGCTCTTGCTAAGTCGTTTCCTTGAACGTGACCCAAGAATCTACTAAGACTCATTACATTATTCCTCTAGAATCTGAAAATACTTTGCTCTTACTAGTATTGAAATCTTCTACTGGCAAAAAGATTGCAGCCTTCCAATCCAATGGATCGATCCTGTAAAAAGAACTACGCATCTGAGTATTCAGATATCTTTTTACACAGGGTTTTACTTCTGGAAATCTGGCCGCACTACTCAACAAATCCCAATTGTATGACATCTGAGACTGTGATGTGAGTTTCTGATCGTTCATGGTTTCCAGTAATTTGCCCAACAGTTTTGCTCGTAAAAGATATGGTAGATAATGTAAATTCATTCCCCAGAAACCATCGTTGGTTGGTTCAAATGGTAGACACAGAGGAAATGCGTCAAAGTATGGCAACTTACTTTTGTGTTTTGCATCATATCTAAACAAATACATAGAACCGATGTCATATGACCCTTGTCTTTTTGCAATGCTAGAAGACATCGCTGTACTAGGATTATTAATTCCTCTCGCAACGTTCCTAACTTGGTTCATGTACCAATTATACGATTTTGATTGATCGTTAGAATTGGCTCTTATTTGTTCAAATGGGTTTGCCATGAACACTATTTATAAGAGATTCCCAACTCCTTTTCTGTGATTATCTTAAATTCCCACCCCCGATCAAGACAAAATTCTTTTGCAGATTTCCACTTGGCTTCATTGACTCCCCATTGAGCCACTTCTTCTAGATATTTTTTTGTTCTCTTTCTTGGTTCTGGTGGTCTTGTAAATCTAGAGGGTTTGATTTCTATTAGATATGACTTTCCTTTGATGTTGGCGTAGAAGTCAACAAAGTATCTGTGTACTCTTTTATCTAAAGGAGACTTGTAGGGAATTACTATTGATTCTGAAGACCAGAACTTAACATCTGGATTCATGTCACACCAATTCATGAATTTCAACTCATATCCAGATCGATATATGATTTGGTTAGAATTTCCACGATATTTCTTAGGATTTTTAGGAATAAATCGTCCTTGATGCAAATCTTTTCTATAAGGCATATAAATAGTCCCATAACCAAATAACTATTTAGGTAATACAATCATGCCAGATACAACTCCAGGCGCAGTATCAACAACTCCATCAACCAGTGCCGCTGAAGGTACTGGTGATGTTAGCAGTGTTGGAAATGATACTGGAAATACTGTAGAAAGTACTGCAACTGATTTTTTTTCTCACCAGTGGCCGAGTGATGCTGCCAGTGGAAATTACTTGCATACTGTACACATTTCCATAAGGACTAACAAAGGCGGCACTGGAGGAATTAATCCTGATGGTGCTGCCGGTGCTGCCAGTTCCGCAGAGAGTGCTGCTGGTAATTTCAATGCTGCAACAAGTGCAGAGGGTGGTGGATTGAGTGTTGGAGAAGCAGTTGTCAGTACCGCTTCTGAGGCTGCTGCTGGATTTATGAGGAATTTCAGTCAAGGAAGAACAACCGCTGCTGGTACTATTACTTTGGCCATGACAAATGCACCAGAAAACAGAATCTCTGCTCAGTGGGATGCTACTGATTTTGGTCTTCTTGGTGCAGCTATAGAACAGTTTAGAAAAGATGCTTCTATGAATGATGTGTTGGAAAGCATTTCTAAAAATGTTGGGACGGGCTCTGAGTACGCAACAAGACAGTTAGCTTCTATATTTAACATAGGAAAACAATTGGGAATCAATCTTCCAGTTTCCGATGGCATTCAAGTATTTACTAGAAAAGTAGAAAACCCCTTCAAAGAACAATTATTTAAAACCATGAACTTCAGAAGTTTTCCGATGCAATTTAAATTTGCTCCGAAATCTGCCGCTGAATCTGCAACTGTCAAAGATATTTTATATCAATTAGAATATCACATGCACCCAGAAAAAGAAAAAATATTTTTAAGATATCCTTCAGAATTTCAAATCGAATATCGATACGACAATAAGAAAAACACTTGGTTGAATGAACTTAACACATGTGTTCTTACTGATATGAAAGTAGACTATGGACACAATGGTTTTATGACTAGTTTTGAAGGTGGTGCGCCAACAGAAATTACCTTGTCTCTGATGTTTAAAGAAATTCTTCTCAGAGATAGAAAAGATATTAAGTAGGAGTAGATACAATGTTCTTTGATAGGTTTCCTAGAAGAAACTATGTTATTGATGGGGTTGAAATAGATACCCCTGATATTTTTCGTAGGGTTGCACCGAACGAAAGAATCGATGAGGTTTTGATACTTGAAAAAATCACTTTGAGAGATGGTCAGACTCCGTGGCAAATTTCATACGATTACTACGGACATGTTGAATATTATTGGACTATACTTTTGGTAAATGATATTATTAATCCTTATCATGACTGGTTAAAACCGGCGGAAGAACTTAGAGACTGGGCTTTGGCAAAATATGGAAGTTCAGAAAGATTAAACGAGGCCCACCATTATATATTTGCTGGGACAGACATCCAAGTAGACTTTGATCACTTGGATGGAGTTGGTGGACAAATTGTTCCTATAACAAACTTTGAACACGAAGTAGAAGAAAATGAAAAACGAAGAAATATTTTTCTAGTAAAAAAAGAATATATCATTTCGTTTGCAAGACAATACGAATCATTGCTTAGAGCTTAATTATGTCGAATACAAAACCCAGAACCGTTCCTGGCCGATTTAGACCAAACGTCTTCAAGTTGGTGGGAGAGGGTGGTACACAAGATTTACAGAACTTTGCTGGACAATTAACCATTTTTGAAAACGTACTAACCCAAGGCATTTTTGGGGAGTTGGCTATTGGTGATGCAAAAAACTTAGTAAGAAGATTAAAACTCAGAGGAACCGAAAAGGTTATTGTGGAGTTTCAATCTGAACAGGGAGTCACACCTTTAAAATATACTTTTGTTGTAACTGGAATTACCAACAGAGTTTTGAAAGAAGATAGAGAATCTATGTATACTCTTAGATTGTCATCCGAAGAAGCTTATCGTGATTCTAGTATGGTTGCAACAAAAAGATTTGATGGAAAACCAAAAGCGGTATTACAACAGATTTATGACGAGTTTATTGCTGTAGACAAGGGATTAGATTTTTTTGGTTTAGAATTCAAGAGAGAAGAGTTTGTTTTTGTAGCGAATTATTGGTCTGGGTTTAAATGTATGAATTACGTTTGCCGACAGGCCGCACCAAAAGGTTCTCCAGAGTATATGCCAAACACACTCTTTTTCCAGAGTGACAAGAAAAACTATTGTACTAGTTTATCAAAAATGGCTCATATATACAAATCGAACAGACTGGTATATGACTGTTTTAACTATGTTTCTGAACAGATGGAAAGGTCGGAGGGTGACTCCAGAGAACCATCGTATAACTACATTCACCCTTGGATTCACGAAAAATATGTGGTTATGGATGGGGTATCTCATCCAACATTTACAGACATTTACCATGATTTAAATACTGGATATATGGGAAGTCTTACGGTTGGATTTGATATGGGAAAAAGAATGCCATATCTAATGATGTTTGATTACACGCCTAATCAAGCTGGTGTACCCAATGGAAACTTGCCTAAGGTCAAAGGTAATCAGGCGCTATTAGATTTTACATATGATAGTTTCTATCATCTATATGACAAACAAAGGGTAAACCCCATCCACTCTGGTATTATGTTTCATCCATTTTCAAACGTTAATGTTGCTATGGGTAATCACAATTTGTGGGATGATAAAGAATTTGGATATGACAAATTCCATTTTGAAAATATTTCTTTCCGAGATAGTGCTATTGCTGAACTGACACGACACCAAATAGATATTAATGTAAACGGAAGGACAGATGTTGACTTGGGTATGTTGGTTTATTTGCAATTTCCAAACCCAGAAGAAAAGGGAGAAAATCCCCCAGAAAGTTTGAAACTAGATAAAAAATTATCTGGATTATATCAGATCATAGGCATTCGCCACGACTTTATGTTTGGTGATGCATTTGAACATAAAATGAAACTGGAAGTTATCAGGGACTCGCACGAGCAGAAATAATTATGGCTAGAAAAGATATAAAATATCCAAAGTTTACTTGGTGGCAGGGTATCGTAGAAGATAGAGATGACCCAGCAAAGTTGGGACGTTATCGTGTGCGTATTTTTGGACACCATACCCAGAGTAAAGAGAGACTTCCAACTGCACATCTTCCTTGGGCAGTACCAATGCAACCAATTACTTCTGCTGGCATTTCTGGTATAGGACACTCTCCTACTGGTTTGGTAGAGGGTTCTGCTGTTGTTGGATTTTTTGCAGATGGTGATAACGGACAAATCCCAATCATTATGGGATCACTTGGTGTTGCTTCTTATTTGCCAAGAGAAGATGATACGGGCCCAGTAATTGATATTGATAGAAGTCTGGTTGGTTTCTTTGATCCAAAAGGAACTCATCCGCACTATAGGTATCCCAAAAGAAAAGTAACAAATAGAAAAGACCCAGGCCCAGATACCCATGCTAGCGGTAGACCGAGGGAAACACCAGAGTATGACGAAGATGGTGGGGAGGACGTTGGAGAAAATATTTTAGAAGAAGCCGATTCTTCTCGTCTTTCTAGAAACCACAGTGAGAGAAAGTGGGCAGAAGAACATTGGTCTTTGAAATCGAAAAGAGAAACGAGAATAAAAGACATTCCCATGGCTTATGCAAGTCTAGCCAGCGGAGGAACTACTCCAAAAGGATTTACTCACCCAGATGATGGCAGTGGCGAAAGACTGGAAATCAAAGACCCAAAGTATAGACCTAGAAGTTGGAATGAACCACATCCACAATCTACCCCACCAGACCCAAACGCAGACCCAGAAGAATCTAAGTCTGAGTACCCCTACAACCACGTTTATGAAAGCGAGAGCGGACATATATTTGAGGTTGATGATACACTTGGTGCAGAACGAATTCATGAAATGCACAAGGCTGGCACTTTCAGAGAAATTCAACCAGATGGAACCAAAGTAGAAAAGGTTGTTGGGAACAATTATGTAATTGATTTGAAGAACAAATTAATTTATGTTCGGGGTGATTACAGCATGACCGTGGATGGTGACTATTACTTAAACATCAAAGGTAACAAAGTAGAACACATTAGTGGTCATGCTTTTCAAACTGTTCGTGGTAGTAGGATTAGCAAGATTCAAGGTACGGAAGAGATTGATACTGAAAGTACCATGCATCATCACATCAGAAAAAATAGAAACGTTCAAGTGGGTTCTCAAGACCCAGACCTTGCCTATGTTGGAAACGATTCTCTAAGAGTCGTTGGACAAGCAAACTGGCGAGTAAAGGGGAAATGGAAAACTATTGCTACTCAGGACAGAAAAGACATCACATTCGGAAACCATAAGATTAATGTGTACCCGAGATATGAGTTGGACGTTGACGCATTCCGTGATATGTTATTTGATCCTACCGTTAAAGCTGATCCAACTGCTCTATTAAAATCGGTATCCAAACTAGAATTGTTTGCACAACAAGATGTATCTATTGCCACTGGACAACTTTATCCAGACCCATTTTTACCATTTAACCCAGCACCCAGTGTGAGTATCGCTACTGCTAGATATAACTTGAGTGCTACTGCTGATCTTTATGAGAAAATTGGCCCTACTGCCTCATTTACTGGAGCCGCTTCTATTTTGTTGAAACCAGGCTACGCAACAAGACAGGCTAGTATTGCTATTAACAATATTCAAGGGGTTGATACTGGTGTATTTAGTTTGATTCCAGGCATTCAGAACTTTGTGACTGCTGGAGGTATGTTCAATACCATTCTTCTTGGAGGAATGATAAACACCGTTCAAGCTGGCGGACAATATAACACCGTGGTTGCTGGTGGTCAATTTAATACTGTTATTGCTGGAGGTATTGCAAATAACGTTGCTGCCGGAGGAATACTCAGTAACGTTACTGCTGGCGGGATAACAAATAATGTTACTGCTGGTGGCATGGCAAACAACGTTACTGCTGGTGCATATCTTGCAAATGCTGTTGCTGGTACTGCTACAATGACATCTGGTGCAGGAAGTGTTGTAGCTTCTGGTGCATTTGTTTCTGTTACCGCTGGTGGTGCTGTTACGGTCACTGCTGGTGGAGCCGCATCAATGTTTGGTACTGCGACAACAACTCTTGGTATTATCACCAGTCCAACAATTGTTACTGGTGCTACGGTATCAATAGGATAACGGGAGAATATTGTGGGTTACATTGACGATTTTGTTAAGGACGCTACCAATAAGGCTAAAAGTGAAGCACAGGCTGCCATAGATCAGGCAAAATCCGAAGGTATCAATAAGTTATCTGAAGCTCAAGCGAATATTGAGATTATAAGAAGTCAAGAAGTTTTGCCGGATGACTACCCCGGCCCAGACATCACCGACCCACTCAATCTTGGCAAAGAGTTATTAGACTATACCGATGAAGAATTTGCACAATTTGAGAGATATGACGATCTTTTGAAGGGTGAACAGGCGATTAGAGATCAAGAAGCTAGATGTGATGCTATTGGAGAACAATTTCAAGAACTATCAGATAAGATCGATGAACTCAGTGATAAATTCGATGCTATAGTAGATAAACTTACAGATAAGATTTGTAATTTTTTTGGTGTTGCCGCTGTTGAGGTAAAATTCAAAGTAGAATATGCATTGTTATTGGCATCTATTAGAAAAGACTTACCATCGACTACTGCTTTGCTTGATTCACTTCGTAAACAATTGCCGTTCGGCGATGAATTAAATGGTCTGATCGCATTTGGATATGACACTTTTCAGTATTATCAGAAGATTCAACAGCTAAAGAACAAGTATGGAAACAGTGATGCAGTAATTGATGCAATACTGGATGATCCAAAGGGGTTCTTACAAGGACTCGGCGGTGATCTCACAGGACTTTGTAAAGAACTTCCTCAATGGGAAGACTCAAAGACCGCACAAATAAAAATTCGTGTTGCGGAATTTGGTTTAGAAGGCCCAGAGATTGACATTAAAGAAATTATTATGGAGGGAGCTTCTCCATTCGTATCTAGGATAGAGGAGATTCTTGCGAAACTAGGATTTTCAATAGATAAAGTTCATGACTATTATGACAAATATGATCAAAAAGCTGATGGAAAATGTTCTTGGACTGACTGTTAAGGGTTATAAATAATACTATGCCTATCAATACACCGACAAGACTTTACAAGGACATCGATCTATCGTTTTCGATGAATCCCAATACAAAGGACATTTCCAAGAAATTGGATGTTCAGGCGGTCAAACAAGCTTTAAAAATATTAATGAATACCCAGTTTTATGAAAAACCATTTGACCCATTGTACGGTTCTAATATAAGAAGAATGTTATTTGAACCTTTTGGTAGAAGTACTGCAAGTATGCTTTCAAATGAAATAGATAATGCTATTACTACATATGAACCGAGAGTAAAAGTAGAAGAGGTTATATGTACGCCAAATATTGATCAACACACATATGATGTTGAAATTAGATTTTATGTCATTGGTATTACACAAATACAATCTATGGGTGTTGTTCTGGAGAGGTTGCGATAATGTCATTTGTTTGGGTTGCGCCTGGTGTTATAAAAGATGGACAGGGTGTTGCGGCAATTACACCAAACCCAGCAGCTGCAGCTGCGGGGGTCACAATAAGTGGTTCTGTTCCAATTCTAGAAGGCAGTGTTGTTGCACCACACGGTAGTCACACAGGGACAATAACAATTGATCCGTCTACATGTGCAAAAGCAACAGTCACTATCGCTGGACTTAGAGTTGCAATAGCAACAACAACAGCTACATGCGGCGGAGGAATTGATTCTGGCCCGCCGCCGAAAACTCTAAGTCCAACAGTAAGTATAATTTAATAGGATAAAAAAATGCCAGTTAAAAATGTCACCGAATTAGACTATGCTGACATTAGAGAGAATCTAAGAGTCTTTTTGCAAAATCAGGACGAGTTTTCTGATTATAGTTTTGAAGCTTCTGGTCTATCTACTTTGGTAGACCTACTTGCTTATAATACACATTATAATGCAGTGTTGGCCCACATGGTGGCAAACGAGGCATTTCTTGATTCTGCTGTAAGAAGAAATTCTGTAGTATCTATTGCTAAGACTATGGGTTATACTCCAAGGTCAACTAGGTCTTCCGTAGCAACAATTAATCTTACTGTTCGACCCCCGGCTTCTTATACAAGTAGTACATTACAGTTGCCAAGAGACAGTGTATTTTCCAGCACAGTGAATGGAAAAAGTAGATCGTTTGTCCCCCAAGATGATTATACGGTGACCAAGAGTGTTGTCGATGGGGTATCTGCTTTTAGATTTGAAAACATACGGTTGGTGGAAGGAACTAGAACCACAACTTCTCAGATTATTACTAACACCACTACTTCTGGCCCAATTGTTCTTGAAAATGATAACATCGACACCACGACAATCAGGGTCAAAGTTCAGACTTCTACTCGCAACGCATCTACAGAAACCTTCAACATCGTTGACAATGTTTTGGATGTCACATCTACATCTAAAGTTTTCTATTTAGATGAAAGAACTGATGGACACTATCAAATCGTTTTTGGTGATGATGTTCTTGGCAAATCATTAGAAGTTGGAAACATTGTAATCGTTGATTATGTTGTGTCAAATGGTGCAGACGGAAATGGTGCTAGAGTTTTTAATTACCCGTCTGCAATTTCTGCCGTTGGCGAAAGTGTAAGTAGTGAACTTATTTCTGCATCTGCTGGTGGATTTGCCGCAGAAACAGCCGATAGTATTCGATTCAATGCACCAAGATTTAATGCTTCTAAGGGTAGAACAATAACTAAAACTGACTACGAATCTACCATAAAACAGTCTAATCCAAATATTAAATCGGTTGCCGTTTGGGGCGGAGAAGATAATATCCCACCCATTTATGGAAAGGTTTTTATTTCTATGCAGCCGCAAGATAATTTTGTTATCACTGAAGACGATAAAAAAAATATAAGAAATTCTGTTCTTAATGATAGAATGCCTATTGGACTGACACCAGAATTTGTTGATCCAGAGTATGTTTATATTGGTATCAATGCGAGCGTTACATACGACCAAAAATTAACCACGTTGTCATCGGATTCTTTGAAGTCACTAATTGTTCAAAGAACAGAAAATCATTTTGAGACGAACGTAAATGCTCTAAAAAAGAATTTTTATTATTCTAGATTAACAAAAGATATCGATGCTATTTCAGAATCTATCGTTGCAACTGGAATTGAAATGAGATTGATTAAGAAATTGAATCCAGTCTTAGGTGGTGTTGCGAGATATGAACCAAAATTTAATAACAAAATTTTACCTCTGTCTATCAGATCAAATTATTTTACTGCTGATTTAAACGGTTCTAAAGTAGAAGTATTTTTGTGCGACAAACCAAACCCAGATGTTATCGCACCAGTGTACAGTGGTAGGGGTATACTGCAATTGAAAACAAAAATAAGGGGCGAAATTGTAGACAAAAATGTTGGGACTATTGACTATGATACTGGAGCACTTGATATAGTTGATTTGAGAATAGACTCAATTAGTGGTGCTGGAAATAGTATTTTCAGAGTTGTCTCTACTCCACACGAATCTTCTAAAAATATCTCTACCGATATTCTTGTTAGAACAACAGAGGAAGCGGATTATGCTGTTTTTGCACAACCAGCGAGAAACATCATCCTTCAACTAGATGATGCTGCCGAAGATGTTGTAAATAATATTCGCAAAGGTTTGAACGTAACAATGGTTCCAAGAGTAAGCGATGAGTAATCATACAGTCCCTACATTTAAGGAATACATCAAAGAGATATTTGTTGTAACATCTGGCTCAGGATATTCTGAACCCCCAACACTTATCATTCCTCCTCCAGATCGCAGCAACGATGAACCTGTTCAAGCTGTTGCAGAGGTAGTTGTTACTGGGGGAAGTATTACTGAAGTTAATATTATAGAGGACGGTGATGGGTACATCGAAGCACCAGTCCCCTATGTTGTCGGATTTCCTACTGATTACTCTCTGATATCTGATCCCAGCACTGAAATTGATGCTGGTACATATATCGGCATTCCAACCACTACTGATTCTGCTGACGGTTCTGGGTTGACAGTAAACATAACTGTTGACGAATTTGGTTACTCTACTTTTTCAACCAATGATGATGGTAATGCACTATACAGAGAAGGAGATAGGATTACTATCGACCCAATTGAGATGGGTGGGATGGAAGATGATCCAGAAATTATTGCATCTATTGTAAAAATCAATAATGGATCAGGAGCTACATTTAGTACAGAAATTGATAAAGTTTTTAAAAACTATGTTTATGCTCAACCAAAAATATCTCCATTTGTTGGCGAACAAATTCCAGAAGTATTACAAGAAGAGTTTCCCCTCTTCAAAACTCTGTTTGAAAAATATTATGAGTTCATGGAACAAACGAACTCAATTGACAATACTAAACACGGCCCGTTAAAAGTACTCCAAGATTTTTTATCAAAACTCGATGTTGATTTTAATGATGATGGAAGTATAAACACTGATGATAATTTTATCAGAGAATTTTTCCATGATTATGCTAAAGACTTTCCATTAAATCAAGCAGCGAAATTATCAAGAGTAATAAAAGATATTAATAGTTTCTACACTGCTAAGGGTAGTGTGGAAGCTACGAAATACCTTTTCAAAGTTTTGTATAATGAAAATGTTTCTTTAAGAAATTCTGGACAATTTGTTTTAAGGCCGTCCTCAAACAGATGGAGACAAGATTATGTCGTAAAGGTTTATGAGGCTCAAGTCCCAAATGTAGATGATTTGCAGGGAAAAAGAATTGACATTCATTATGCTGTATCCGAAGGCGCCGCAACAAATTACTATAAAAAAACTACTACTGTTCAGCGAGTTAAAAAGATATCATATACTTCCCCACAAGTATATGAATTGACTCTTGATCTTCCCGCCACTTTCGATATCGTTGGGCCTGGAGTAGGTCAATCTGGATATGACGAACAACTGCTAGCTTATGTATCTGGCGAAATATCTACAATAACTGGTACTGGTTCTAATGGATCATTTGAAAACCCCAGTTCTTCTGTTGTAGACGGGATTTACACTGTAACCGATGCAGACTATGAAAGTTATCTTGATGTTGAATATACTAACAATACCGTGTATGAAGTCGGCACATATGTAAAAGCAAACTCAAAAATATACGTCACGGTGAACGAAGGAACCACCGATTCTGTTGGTACTGGCCCAACACATGAATCTGGTGATGAACTAAATGGGACTTCTAAATTTAGATTTGTAAGTTTTGATTCGCACAAAACAACGGATAGTTCTGGAGGAGAATTCACTGTTGTTATTTCTGGAAATTCTGTTTCCAATATTACTGTGGTCGATAATGGAACCAACTTTCAACCAAACGAAATAATTGAAATACCCACCACATTTTTTGGTGGAAGTGGTACGCCATCTGTAAAATTTAAAGTAGATCAAATATCTTCTGGTAAGATTGATAATGTTTTAATTTTGGATGGCGGTACTGGATTTAGTGCAAACCCAAGTGTTACAATACGACCAAATTCTTTAGACACCATTTCTTCTAATGCAGTAATTGATACTCGACTAACAGATGGTACAATTACTTCAACTGTCTTTGTTGCTAATCAACAGGGTAGAGGATATAACAACAGACCAGATTTAGCAATAAATGTTGCTTCTATTTTAACTTATATTACTCTTGAGGGGGAGTCTGGGTTCTTTAATATTCGAGCCTATCCATCCAGAGTTCTTAATTCTGCATCATTTAATTCTATTGCAGAAGGTTCTTCTACAACCAACGGTGGTTTTAAAGTAGGACAAACATTTAAAATTTCCGAGACTGGAGACATTCTTGGTGTCTATGCTATTGATTATTTTGCTGAAGATTATACTTTAACTGGCATTGATAATAAAGGATATATCAAAATATCAAAAGTTGACTCCAATGGATATCCATCTGCTTTTGATATTATCGCAGTTGGTGTTGGATTCTTCCGTGCCGACTTCCAATTCAATATTACTTCGAATACTGGCAATACTTGTGTTATTGATTTAACAACTGGATTTAATGCACTACTTGCTGGAGTATACGAAGACGCAGGAAGTTTCTTATCGGATGCAAACAGATTGTTTGATAATAGAATTTATCAAAACTTCTCTTATGAAATTGAAAGCGAAAGACCACAATCAGAGTGGAATGATTATGTAAGAAGAGCTGCTCACCCAATTGGATTTGGACTTTTTGGTAATTTACAAATAAGACAATCTGTTGATCTCTCTGGCAATTTTAATGTCGAAACAGATGTCTACATGTTCTTCAAGTATCCAGATATTGAAACGGTATTAATTTCTGACGAAGATGTTACTAGGGATTTTTCTAAGAACGATGTCATAGAGTCCATATTCCCAGGCGATGGTTTTGCTGATAGACAAAATATTGCAAGTGTTGTTAATAAACTGGATATACATGCTGTCAGATCAGATGGCGTTGGAGCTAACTCAGAGTTTGGGCCATATACCTTTCAGGGTACAGAAGTAGAAAACTTCTATGCTACTTCTGATGGTTCAACGCTTGGTGATCCATACTTCTTTAGATATCCAAATGAAAATGATGACTATGTGGAGAGACTTCAAACTGGTGACTACTTCTTAGAAGATTATGTGTTACTAGGAAATCCTTATAAAGATATTGAAATGGTGTTCGATTCCACCAACGTTGGTGGATATGCAACAGACTATTTCTTGGAGGATTATGTACAGTTCCTTAATCAAGACCCAGAGAGAGGAACAGAACTATTCCAAATTAACGATGTAATTACCTCGTTGAATGTTGAGATTGAAGTCACGGGAGGCGCCAGTGCAGTAGATACTCTCTATGCTACTTCTGACGGCACAGCGCTTGGCGATCCCTACTTCTTCCAGCATGCCAATCCAGATGACGATTATGTAAGAAGAACCCTTCCAAGTGGGGAGACGATTCTAATCGATGATTCGCTTGTTCTGTCTTTCGTATTCTTTAGAAATCCATCTGATTCTGTAGAGTTGGATGACACATCTATTCTCTTTGAAAGAGGAAGACTAGTAGATGATTCCGTTACGATGGAAGATGATGCGGTTGAACTTTTCAAAGAAAAATTACAAGAAAATAGAGTTGCTGTTATACAAGACTTGTCCATAGAATCGTTTGGAAAGAATTTGACAGATACTTTTGACGTAGATGATTCAACATCATTTGATATAACCACCATCCAGTCCGATTCTCTAAGAGTTCTTCAAACAGTTTCTATAGAGGCTCAACCAACTTTATCTGACGCATTCTCTACTGCGGATACAATCGATGGACTAAATATTGGAGTCATTCCAGCACAAACTTTCTCTGCTGGAGATTCGATAAACAACTTTGATATTACAACTTTATCGACTGACACCATTGGATTAAATGATTTGACTGCATTTGAATCTACAAATACGAAGTCGGATATATTTAATGTTGATGATGAGGGTAGTCTCATATCACAATCATTCACAGTAGACTTAACATATTTTGCGGAAGATTATGTGGCGGATACTGTAGTAAACTTTTAAAAAGTTTTATAAATAAGTAAATCAAGGCAAAACAAAATCCCAAAGGAGAACAAACATGTTACAATCTAGTGCCTTTAATGCAAAGGGTAAACTCACTATCGAACAGTTCGATAAGGACGGAAACCTGATTCACACTCAAGACACAACCAACGTTGTTGTTGCTGATGGTCTTGACTATATCGCATCTCGTATGAAAGATGCAACCGCCACTGCTATGTCTCACATGGCTATTGGTTCAGACACCACTGCTGCCGCATCTGGCGACACTGCTCTTGGTGGTGAACTTGGTCGGGTTACACTTACGTCCACCACAGTTACGAGTAATGCAGTAACCTATGTTGGAGATTTTCCTGCTGGCACTGGTACTGGTGCTGTTGTTGAAGCTGGTATCTTGAACAACTCTACTGGCGGTACTCTTCTTTGCCGGACGGTATTTTCAGTTGTGAATAAAGCAGCGGCGGATACGTTAAAAATTACTTGGACGCTGACCGTAAGCGACTCCTAATAATTAATTAGGAGTTTGCCTAATGGCTATATTAATACGAGACCAAGCTAGGGTACAACAAGCTAGGTCGTTTTATAGAGATATCTACAACGGAAATGATAGATATTATCTAGCGGCCTCTCGTACTCAAACTTGGACAACAGATACATCACCCGACACATCTTATGATAATCGGGTTGATATTTCTCAGTTTAGGCGTGACATTCTTTTTGTAAAGAAAGTCCAAAACGCCGATGTAGCCATGCTTGCTAGAAGAATAGATTGGGTAAGTGGCACGGTTTATGATAAGTATGACGATGCACTAAGTCCAGAAAATCTTAGTAATTCTGGTGCTGACAATCTACAAGATGCAAATTTTTATGTGCTTACAGATGATTATAATGTCTATAAGTGTATGGATAATAATTCCAACACTGCTAGTACAGTAAAACCAGATGGAACAGGTACAGAAATATTTGAATCTATTGATGGTTATAAGTGGAAATTTATGTTTCAAATCGGTTCTTCCGACAGAACTAAATTTCTATCGGACAATTACATGCCAGTTAGAAAAGTATCTGGGTCTGGAGAACCATCATTTGATATCAATGGTGAGATAGATTCTATAACTATAAGCAATGGTGGAACTGGATATACTTCTTCTCCTATTGTTACCATACAGGGAGATGGTGTTGGTGCAGTAGCTACTGCAACCGTTTCTGGTGGTGCTGTTAGTGCAATAAATATTACCAATGGTGGGTATGGATATAGTTTTGCTGACGTTGTTCTAACCGGCGGTGGGTATACTAGCATTGCAAGGGCTGATGCTAATTTGGGGTCAACAGAAAGTCCCACCTTGCAGACCGCTGTAGAAAGCACAGCAGTTGGTGGAACAATTGACAATATATTAATTACTGATCTTGGTTCTGATTATGTAAACGGAGATACTACTATTACCATCGAAGGAGATGGCGAAGGTGCCGATGCTTCTATTTTTATAAACTCAAACGGAAATGTAGAGTCTGTTTCTATTACGAATCCAGGCAGCGGATATACGAAAGCAAATGTTGTTTTAAATCAGGTTTCTGGCGGAGGTAGTGGAGCATCCTTCAGAATAATAATTTCTCCTTGGGCTGGTCACGGTGCAAATCCACAACAAGAATTGTTTGCTAGAAGAGTAGGTATTACCGTTTCATTTGATAATGATTCACAAGACTTAGTAACTGGCAATGATTACAGGCAGGTTGGTCTGTTAAAAAATATTTATCAGTACGATACAACTACACTGTTTGCAGAAGCAACTGGTAGTTCTTGCTGGACTATTGGAACAAACGCCCCCACTAGTTATGAACCAGATGATATTATATCTACAGAAAGTAATGGGGAATTTGTTGTTACTCAAGTTAGAGACGGAAATACCGATGGTACAGATGATACCGTATATCTTTTGGAAACGGTTGCTGGAATATCAAACTCTGATCTTCTCACAAATATTACTAAGGACATCTCTGGATTGACTATAAATAGTAATACTCTCACACAACCAGAAATAGATACTAGTTCTGGTGAATTACTATACTTCGATAACAGAAAACCGATCACCAGAGATGAGGATCAAGTTGAAACCGTAAAATTAATTTTTACGTTCTAGGGAAAAAAGATGGCAATTAATCTAAACGTATCTCCATATTATGACGATTTCGATCCGAATAAAAAATTCAATCGAGTTGTCTTTAAGCCTGGCGTTGCTGTTCAGGCTCGTGAACTTACACAGATGCAAGATTATTTTTATGAAACCATAAAAGATTTTGCTGATTATGTATTTGTAGATGGTGCAGCTGTTCGTGGTTGCGAGGCAGAACCCCTAATTGTTGATTATGTGAAGATCAACGATACGGACTCAAACGGAAGTACGGTCTCAAATGATACTCTTGCAAATTATATTGGTGACAAACTTGTAGGTTCTACGACTGGTATAGAAGCGATTGTCTACGATGTAAAAACTGGCGTTCAAACAGAAGTTACCGACAAAAAAGTTATCTACCTTCAGTATGTGAAGGGGAACGAAGAACTCAGGGGAGACGGTATCAATAAAAGATTTGATTCTGGAGAAACCCTTACTGTTGTAAGTACAAATTCTGATAGAAATGGTGATACATTTGTTGTAAATACTGATACTGATTTAACCAGTTTCACAAACAACTTTTATGGTATGATCTTGGACTTCAGTATGCCAGAAGGCGTATTGTATGCACAAGGTCGTTTTATTAAACACGAAACACAGAAAATTAGATTAGACCCATATACAGCAAAAGTCAACTACTTTCTGGGTGTAGTTCTAAACGAAGAAATTGTAACATCTGATGACGATGGCACTCTTCTTGATCCAGCTACTGGCGCATTTAATTATAATGCACCTGGCGCAGATAGAACAAAAATTACTACCACACTTACAAAGGTTCCTTTTGGTAGTGAATACGCTAATAGTACTTTCTACAAACTTGGTGACCATGTTGCTTACGAAGGAAATATTTACGAGGTTACTTCTGCTGGTACTTCTCCTTCTAGTGATGGAGCTCCAGTACATCTTTCTGGTTCCGTAACAAGTGGTTCCGTAGAATTTACCTATTATGAATTTCCAGAAAATTTTACTTCTGTTTATAAAATTGTAAACGGAAGACTTCAGAAAAAACTAAATGAAGAATTAAAAGAACTTTCTGAACTAGGAAAAACTTTAGCTAGAAGAACCAGTGAAGAATCTGGTGATTATGTTATTAATCCATTCACGTTAGAAATCATCGAACACCTTAGAACCGTAAGGGGCGTTACTTTTAACCTTAGCACTGATGAGTCTTTTGCTAGAGGAACATTTGTAAACCACAATGGAAATCTCTACGAGGTAGTCAATGGTAATGGCACCTCTGATCATACAATTCCACCAACCCACACCGAAGGCACTGCAACTTCTGGAAGTGTTGTTTTTCAATACCGTGGAGACTCCTATAGAATTGACAATGATGGATATCATTATGCAACCGATGCAACAGACCCAGGCGATCCAAACTTTGTAGTTGCTAAGGTATCCCCAGGCATTGCTTATGTTGACGGGTATCGCAGAGAGTTCATACAAAACAATTATGTCAAAATAAGAAAAGGAACGTCAACAAAAATTCAAGAAGCGTTAGATGTCTCTTTGTCTTATGGTAATTTTTTCGATTGTGTTGAAGTTGTTGGTAATTGGAACTTAGAACAAGGCGCTCAAGTACAACTTGGACACTATGGGGTTAGTCCGAACCTAAGTCCAGCTTACGCTGCTACTGGGGACGGTGATCCAAACAATTATGGCAGTGGTTCTTTTGGTTCTACTTCTGCTCCTGCCACCGTTCTCGGAACGTGTAGAGTTCGCAGTGTAAAACACATTGGTGGAACTATTGGAACAGCTAGTGCTGTACACCGAATTTTTGTTTATGATGTAAAACTTCGTGGAGGTGATCTCAAAGATGCTAGAGTTCTTTTCTATAATGATCCCAACGGAAACAACGGTGTTGCCGATTTACTTCTCTATGATTTAAACGGAGACGGATTAGGGGATTCTGCCTTCTTACAGGCATCGCAACAAAATAGAATGGTGTTCCCAGTATCTTGGATGGCAACTAAAACTCTATATGCTGCTGGTGCTGGTACTCTCGATACGCAGTATTATTACACCGAAGAATTTAATATTTCAACTCTCGGTGATGGAACTTTTGAGATTTCAACTTCTTCCTTGGGATCAGAAGTAACCCTACCCTATTCTAGTTCTCCCACACAAGGAGAGTTGGACAATTCTTTCTATGTAGTTACCAAAAATGTTGTCACTATTAATGGCACTGCCTATTCGGCCGGACAACAGGTTAGACTCACTCCATCAATGGTAGTTGGACATACCACTCAACAGATGGACTTTGACCTTGGAACCGTAAGTGGAGCTGTTGATCTTTACATTCAAGTAAAATTGAAAGTGGTTGATGCTGAACCAGTTCAGAAAAACTACAATATTAATAGATACGTCAAAATTCGTACAAATGATAATGCCGGTGGAGCTAATGGCCCGTGGGGTCTTGGTATTACAGATGTGAAGGAAATAGTATCGGTTTATATCACAGATTCAGATAACAATGCATATTTGGATGATGACGATGATCCAGTTGATTTCAAAGACGAATTTGTTTTGGATAATGGCCAGCGAGATAGCTATTATGGCCACGCCCAATTAGTTAAAAAGGGCAGTTCAACTCTCAATACTACTAACAAGTATATTACAGTTAAATTAAGTCACTTTGTTCCAGACTATAGCAGTTCAAACGGAACATACTTTGCCGTTGATTCGTATCCAGTAGATGATACTGGTTCTACTGGAATATACACATTTGAAATTCCATATTACAGATCACAAAAACTTGGTACTTATGATCTGCGAGACTGTATTGACTTTAGACCATATGTAAAAAATACTGCTGTTTCTGCGAGCATTCTTGCAGCTGCAACACAGAATCCATACAAGACAGAGGAACTAGAACTCCCAACAAACGGAATTCAGTACCCGATTACGTCTACTCCATTTACTACCGATGTTGAGTATTATCTGCCAAGAACAGATAGACTTTATATTAGTAAAAATGGAACGATGAAAATAGTAGAGGGTGTTTCTGACATACCCTCTAGACCCCCCGTATTGAAAGAGGGGATGCAAATCGCTGAGATTAGGATTCCTCCATATCCATCTATAGCTAGAAATCTTGCTGTTAAGTTTGGAGTAGTAGAAAAATCTGTTGGTTTCTTCTTGAAGGGACAAACAAGAAGATATACAATGAAGGATATTGGTGCCATCGAAAAGAGAATTGGTAGGCTGGAATATTACCTAGCACTGTCTCTTATGGAAATGGCTGCAAAAGATAAGGTTATCCTAGACGCAAATAATAACGATAGATTTAAAAATGGTATATATGTAAACCCATTTGACAGTGATCTACTAAGTGATATCGCTGATCCAACTTACAATGCTGCTTACAACTCTATGAAAAAAGAGATGGCGCCAAACTTTGATGAGTCGGAAATATCCTTGATGTTGAATGCCAACTATGGAAATAGTGGTTGGTCTTATATGGGACAACATATCACACGACCATATGAAATAGCTGATCTTTTAGAAAACAGATTTGCCACAAAAACTAGAAATTGTGTTGGTGAACTATTGTTTAACTACACTGGTAAAATGGAGTTGTTCCCCAGATCGGATAACTGGGCAGAAACATCAAACCTACAACCAATGAACTTGACTGCTAGTAACCAAGCTGGTGCTCAGGCGGTTGCAGCTAGTGTCAATGCATCACAAAACATTGTTGGTTCTAGTACTACTTTTGAAATGGGTGCTGTTGTAAATACTGGTACTCCTTGTAACCCCTCACAACAATTCGTGCCAGGGGCAAGTAACCAGACAACCAACACAGTTGACATCACTCAAGGGAATGACGGTTCATTCCAAGTCTCAGCTGATGCTCCCATAACTGGTGGATTCCCGCAAACAATGGTTCCTGTTGGTGGTGGAGGTATGTGGGAACAGGTTGGTGAGGGACAGATAGATGTTTCTATCTCTGGTGAGGTTAATGTAAATGGTAGTTATGACCAAATTGTAACTACACAAGACATTCAAGCTTCAACTACTAACTATTTGTTGAATGCTTCTGCTACATCTGCCGGTTCTCTTGAATTTAATATTGGTAATGTTGTTAGAGATGTAAGTCTACTTCCTTACATGAGAAACAAAAAAATTGGTGTTCGTGTTACAGCAATGAAACCAAACACCAGATTGTATGTTTACTTTGATAATGATAATGTTACTGAGTTTTGTGCTCCCGCATATGTAGAAGATTATATTGACACTACAGACGAAACAGAATCGCTAAATAGTGGATTTGATAGTCTTACTTCGGTCTGGGCATCTGGGTCTCAGGGAGATGGTTCTGTATTTGAACAGTGTATATATCCACCAACTATCAGAACAGATATTATTACGAATGAAGGCGGAGATGCTGCCTTCATACTTGATTTGCCTGGCAATAGATTCCCAGTGGGAACCAGAAGAATCTGGGTAGTAGACGATCCTCAAAACAGAGATAACTTTATTACCACTCAAGCAGAAAATCAATACTCCGCTTTTGGTTTGCATCAAGCAACTCAAGAAGTTAGTTTGACTGCTGAAATTTATACAGTAGAGTATGGCACTACAGCCGTAGATGGTGGAACTTCTACTGTAGGTACTGTTGTTACTGATGTGAAAAACACCAATGCAGAAATAAATGTATCTATTGACGACCTAGAAGCTAACATCGATGTTACTCAACCGCAATTTATTTTCCATCCACCTAGGCAGTTTGGTGATCCAATAGCTCAATCTTTCACTGTTGAGAATTCTCCTACGCCAGTTTTCTTGTCTCAGGTAAAAGTATTCTTTAGAGAAAGACCAGGCGAAAAAGATGGAGTAACTTTGCCAGAAACTCTTCTGTTTTCTGACGTATCGGCTACAGAACTCAAAATTGGCAGATCATATAAAATTGTAGAATCTGGAAACACCGATTGGGCTGATGTTGGAGCATCTAGTAGTGATGTGGGTACAATATTTACCGCAACTCAGGCTGGTACTGGTACTGGTGTTGTTCAGCCCACCATTGGCGGTATTACAATGGAAATAAGAAAGTGTCTGAACGGATATCCGACCAAAGAAATTTTAGGTACATGTACTTTGTCGCATCAGGCAGTAAAAACTACACCAGATATTTCTGGTGGTAATGCAACCAATTTTGATTTTAGGGCGCAATACGCTACTACATTCTATTTTGGAGATCAAACTTACGCCGTGGGAGTCACTGGTCAAAACAGTAACATCAATGGTAGACCAGTTGTATTAGACCCAACAGAAGAGTATGCATTTGTACTGTTGCCACAAAACAACAACCCGAATTACAATATTTGGGTATCTAAGTTAGGCGAAAATAAGATTGGTACTCAATCGGATAGAGTTACCGCTGATGAAACATACAGTGGTATGTTGTTTACTTCTTCTAACAACAGAACGTGGACACCACACCAAGGTGAAGACATCAAGTTTGTTATGTATGCTAATACTTTCCCCACTGGTACTGGTACGGTAGAAGTTGTCAACGAACACGCAGAATTTGTGATCGGTGAAGAATTCACTGGAGGAAAACCAGACCCATCTAGGCCTGGAACTTGGTATAGTTTCAACCACACTATCAATGAAGGTGGTGTCAATTACGCAGTCGGAGATACCATAACTCTTGATACATCTAGAAACAGATGTCCAAAGGGTATCATATTTGAGGTAACCGAGATTGACAGTGGTCTGGGTACTGGTGGTGGTGTTGTTACTGCTGTAAAACCGATACAGTATCACGATGGATCAAAAGACTCATTTGAGGCGAAACCCTATACATTTGGTTCTACCGATGGATCAAACAATACTTTCATACAATCCACAACTAGTGGAGGCGGAGCTGGATTTGAAATAAATCTTTCAATCAAATCAATGAGAATGAAAAAGATTGATAATCAAAAAAATAGATACGATTTCATTTTACCAGAATCTACCAACTTGTTTGATGTAGATGATATTCTTGTTGACGGAGACACCACTTTGTTGCCAAGAGCAGATGAACTTTGGTGGTGTGATCAAGTGAATAGGAAGTCCATGTATATTCAACAGGCTGGACTCAAAAAGATTATTAATACATCTAGAACATCAATGACTGTAAAAGAGTTTATTGAAACCGATATAGCTATTGGCAGAGCCGTCACAAACTCCACTGGTACGAATACTCGTGGAAATGAATTCGTAAACATGACACCAACTCTATTTACCGACACTTCCAGAGAAGCAGCTATTTACTCTTTGAGTGAAGAATTAGGATTTACTGGTACTGATATTTGGTCTAAGAAGAGTTATAGACATCATGTTGTTCTGACTAATACGAATCCAAATGTATCTCCAATTCTAAATCCTTCTAGATTTTCTGCTATTGTACGAGAAAACGTTATTAATAATACTTTTACTGATGAAGAAACTCCTTTGGGTGGTCAGGCTAAATCCAGATTTATCAGTAAGATAGTTAGACTCGCTGATGGTCAGGAAGCGGACGACATAAAACTTTCTGTTTCTCTGTTTACTCCGCCTGGGTCTAGTGCAAAAGTATACTTTAGAGGATTGCACCCACATGATGATTCTGATATTAGGAGAGAATTAAATTGGATTGAAATGGAATATGATGAAGCAAATCCAAATGGAGCTCCTGCTGCAAAAACTTCATTTATTGATTTGGATTACAAACTTCCCAGTTCTGCTTTAAATGCTGAAGGAAAGTTTTCTTATAACACTGATAGGATTTCTGCTGTTACTATTACTAACAGCGGCAGTGGTTATGCTTCTATTCAAGAGGTTCCTCTTTTCATATCTGGGGGTGGTGATGTAGCAATAAAATCTTTGAGTTCTGGTGCAATAAATGAAGTGGAAATTGTAAACCCAGGCTCTGGATATAATGGCGTTGCTCCTACTATTCAAGTTGGATACGAACATGAACTTGCTGAGACGTATCAAACTGGTCAATTGGTTGCTTACGGTGGAAACACATATGAAGCAATTGTTGGAGGTATAACTGCTGCTGTGTCTGGTTCCGAACCTACTCATACCAGTGGTACTGCTACCGATGGTACTATTACTTGGCAATATCGTGGTACACAGGCTACAATGACTGCAACAATAGATACAGCAGAATTTGTTCAATTCAAATATTTCCAGTGTAAGATCGTTTTCTGTGCAGAAAATACTTCTTTAGTGCCAAAAGCAAAACAACTTAGAATGATTGCTTGTCAGGCTGGTGCAGTGTAATGAGTATAAATAAGTCAATGAATAGACCAATGATGGATAACGAAGTATCTTCGGAACAGTATACCAGAGACCCTCATTCTGGTGCTCTTTTATCTGTGGATCACGCTGGTCTTCAACGATATAAAAGAAAAATAGCTTCTGACATTAGAGGAAAAAAACAAATTTCCGAAATGTCAAATGATATAAATAGTTTGAAAGAAGAACTCAAAGAAATGAAAAACCTCTTGAGCACGTTTTTAAATTCTTACAACAAAAATGACAGATAGGGACTAAAATGGCTACGATTACTTTAAGGTCAGCAAAAGGGTCTCCACTTACTAACACCGAAGTGGATACAAACTTTACCAACCTAAACAACGACAAATATGAGTCTGGTGATAACGCTTCTTTTGGTACTCTAAGTGCTACTGGAAATGTAACATTTGGCATTGCTGCTTCTGTTACAGCTGCTGGTACTACTCAGGGAACTGCAACTGCAATCACAAAAACTTATAATATTGTCGAAACCGCTTCTGCGAATCAAGGTGTTGTACTTCCCTCAGCTGCTGCTGGTTTGATCATCAATATCTACAATACTAGTGGTGCTACTATCAAAGTTTATCCCACTTCTACTGAGACCATTGATGGTGGCGCCGCAAACGCAGCCGTTGAACTGGTGACAGACAATGGTTCTGAGTTTGTTGGTACTGGAACTGGTGCTTGGCAACAGGTAGGTTCTGGTGGTAACAACGTGGAAGACTTTACTATCAATGGTACTGCTTCACTTCTTGGAGACTTGAAGGTTGGTGTAACTGCTTCTGTTTCTTCTGCTGGTACTTCCCAAGGAGATGCTACTGCACTCACAGAAACTTTCAACGCAATTACTACTGTTGGTTCTTCTTCTCAGGGTGTAAAACTTCCTGCTGCTGCAGCTGGACTTACTATTGTTGTTGCTAACACAACTTCAACCGATTGTAAATTGTATCCGAATACATCTGATACGATCAATGGCGGAAGTTCTAACGTTGCGGTAACTTTGCCCGCACATACAACATTTACTTTGACATGCAAAGATACTACAGATTGGATCAGACATCGTGGACTCGCTGTGTTCAACTCTAGTGGTACATTGATTAACTAAGGAGTTTATAGATGGCTGGCCCAATAACACTAAAAGCAGGTTCATATCCAGCTGCCGCAGATGGTTTGCAAGGATTTCGTGAGCTTACTAATACCGAAATTGCAAACCAAATTGCTGGTGTTATTACATCAAAGTTTGCAACTGATACTGATGGAACTGGTACTGCCGAACTCGTAGTAACTACTGGAAGTCTTTCTGCTGGAGTTACTAACATTGGTTCTTTCTCGGATAGAGTGAGACAGGAATCGGTTGGAGCTCATCCAGCAAGTGGCGCTATTAGCACTACTACAAACACTTTCGGTCAGGTGAATACTGTTTTATCAGAAAATCCTACCAGACCTTTGAGATGGAATGGGTCTGGAGTAGAAGAAAGTAGTGATGGAGAAATTGACACAGAAATTTTAGATATTGTTATTAATGCGATGGTATCAGAAGATGCTAATACTGTAGGTCAGTATAAAATTGACACATCTTCTCCGGCTGGAGGAACGTGGACTGCTAGATATACTATCACTGATACTCAGACAGATGGCACAACTGTCTCATATTATTTGTGGCAAAAAACTGGTGTTACCACTAATGCTGGTACTGATAGTAATCTCCTGTTAAAATCTGATGACTTTGGTAATGTCACAGAAATGTCAGTTGCTGATGTAGAAACGCTGGATAATAGTTTTAGAAACAGAATTATCTCTTCTGGTGTAGGAACATATCTTGTTCAGACTGGTTCGCCCACAGACCCAGGCACATGGGTTCAAATGGGTGGAACAATGACAGACAACCTCAAAGATATTACAAATGTAAATTATGCGGGTGGTTATACTGGTACATATACTGGTTACTATGACAGATTCTTCTCTGGATATTTAAACGGGTCTTATGCTGGTAGTTATTCTGGTACATATACTGGTTACTATGCTGGTGCTACGATTCAGTCTTCATCTTCTACACAAGAAACAAAACAACTTTTCTTGAGAACCGCTTAATCAATTGACATATATAATAGTGAGTGTTGTGGTGACACTCACTATTTTTTTACATTATGAGGAATATTATGTCAGACCTCCCCAAGTACAAAAATCCTAGATGGGTCGATAAAGAAACTCGCCGAGTATGGTGTGAAATTCTTGTCGGAGAAAGATATCATCAATGTAATATTAATGCTGGCAACCCAGAAGAGGGTCTTGTCAATAAAGATTTTGATAATATCATGGAAGAGTTTGGTGAAGAAGTTCTTGATGAGAATACCAAACTTTATGAAGAAAATTTAGATGAAGATCGAAAGAAGGCTGAAGAAGCTAGAGAAGTTCACATCAATCGGATCAAACAAGAAACTCTCTTTGAGATGAAACTTGAAGCATTTGAGATTGATCTAATCAAAGAATCTCCCAACAAAGAATTAAAAAAACTTCTTAGAAAAGCTAAAACCGTTGTTGAGGTTCAGGCTTACGCAACACTTTTATTACAAGAAGCTATCTCTAATTCTGAATGAACGGATATCTATACGTTGCAACGGTGAGAAAAGAATATTATCTCGCCGCCAAAGAGTCAGCTCTTTCGCTCCTCGACTTTAATCCAGAAGCAAGAATAACTTTATTCGCACTAGAAGAATGGATTGAAGAAGAAGACCACGAAATCTTTGATCATATTATAACTGACATCCCCAATCATGTTAGAACAAAGTTGTGGGCTTTGTCAAGAACTCCATATGATATCACCATGTATATTGATTGTGATACTTACATTCAACATGAAGATATCAAAGATGTCTTTGGTTTTATAGGCAACAACGATATTATCTTTACCAAAAATCGTCCATACAATGCTAAAATAACAAAACTAAATGATACGGAAGAAATGGTTTATCACTGTGGTGTTTTTGTTTATAAAAAGAACGCAAAAACAGTTGACCTCATGGATGATTGGTATGAGTATTATTGCGAACAAATAAAACCATCTTATGATCCTAGTCCATACACGCACATGGTGAAACCTTGGGATACCTTTACTATGTGGTATCTACTAAATAAAACAGACCACAAAGATAAAATAAAAGTTGGTGAGTTCCCAGAACCAGATGCCAGATGGAACTTTTGTATGGGTCAAAGACCAGAAGAACTTGTGGGACAAGATGTTGTTATCACTCATTATACATTGGGAAGAGTAACTTTAAATGCAAACCATAACCATCAATCAAGAATTAAATAAGATTCTTGAAGACTACATTGTTTGGTTCAACAAAAAAAACTTTGATCTATCTTTTGATGAGAGACGGATTGGAGACAATGATATGGAATATTATTGCTCTCAAGAATATCTTAATGAAGTTATGTCAAAGGGAAACAAACATAAAGGCCCGCCAGAGTTTGCTAAGGTATGTGACTTTCACCTAACTGCAAAGGTTCCAAAAGAAGCCAGAGAAAAATCTTTAGACTTCAGCAAAAATCTATCAGCATATCTTGGTGCAAAGTTTACCGCAGTCCACGTTTATTATCCCGTAGGTGGATTTATGTCTTGGCACAATAACTGGGATTGTCCAGGCTATAACATACTTCTGTCTCATAGTGACGGGGGTGGATTTTTTAAACACCTAGAAGATGGTAAAATAAAAACGATCAATGACCAGCCTGGTTGGTCTGCAAAGGTTGGATATTATGGTGGTAAAGAGGAAGAACCCTATTGGCACTGTGCTGGATCAAATAGTCCAAGACAAACAATAGGGTTTGTTATTCCCGACAAAACTATGTGGGAAATGATGGTAGAGGACATCGAGGGTTAAAAGAAACCCTCTCTCTGCCCGATGATCATGTAACGATCATATTCTTTCTTTCCTTCCCAAGAGAAGTATGTCTGTTGTTTTGTTCCTTCGTATCCAGTTTCGGATATTCCCATCTGTTCTTTCAGCTCTTCAATTGATCCGACACAGTTGATACCGTACATTTCTTCTACCACATTTGAATTCTGTACTGCATAAACCGCTTGTGCATTTTTTCCATTGAGTTCTTGCAGAGGATACATCTGTTCAGTATGAATACAAATTACCACATCAACTTCAATCTTGTTTAAGTTTTCAAATTCAAATGGTACATCAAGATTCCAGTGACGGATGTTGACAAATTTTTCTTGGGCGTAGTGTTTATGAAAAATTTTTGACAGTTCGATTGACTCTTCATCCAAGTCAACCATGTGAATCTGTGATACGTCTAGATTTTCACAGAGAAGAGGAACCATAGGAATCCCCAACCAAGAGTTTAGAATTAGAATTCTTAGGTTGCCAGTTTTTGTGTAATACTCCTCAAGATATTTTTTTAGTTCTTCTACACACCAGACACTAGCTTCCATATTATTTTCCGACAAAGATTGTCTGAAGTCTGCCAGTTTATGTGGCATTTTCTTTTCGATAATATGTAGAGCTTCGCCCCAGTTTTTATAGTTGTTGATAAAATTAGAATTTAACATCTTCACTTTTTCCCATTGAGTCAAATATACAAATATATGGTAGTTCTCTGTATGTATGTCTTTCTATGTCATGCGGAAAAACATATCCCTGATTAAAACTGTACACCCATCCTAGTGGAAACATTTTTGTTTTTACCACCCTTCTGTTGTAGAAGAAGTTGTCAAGGCCTCGATAGTACCACAGTATTTGTTTCTTATACTTGTTAAAATATTCGATCAGTTCTCTAGTATTTAGACTGTCATTCCAGCGCAACACAGATGAGTTCAAGTCAGTGTACTTGTGTGGAATGTGTCTAGTGTCCCTGTACTGTGTTTCTAGATCGTGCCACCATGTTTTTACAAAACACAGACAATCTTCTGGATCATAGTTTACAATATCATCGATGTTCTTTTGGATGATTACGTCCAAGTCAAAGAACATCTTTTCGCCTTTTTGTGTAACAATAGTATCATCAAACAGATACATCTTATTCCACCACTTTTCTAGTTTGTTTCCGCCTGGAAATGACAATACTTTTATAGCGGGGTCTAGGTCTTTTGAATCTTCTGTTAGACAATAGAAGTCAAAGTCGCAACTTATATGTTGCTTACAACTCTCATAGAGTTGATTTACATGAGAAGCAATATATTTGTTGCCCCATTTAACAGTGTAAATATTCATTCACCAGTCCAATGTTTTAGTAGTTGAGGGTCTGCGAGTTCATCTTGTTTTGTGTGACCTCTACTTTTGTCTTCAAAAGGCAAAAGATCAACATTGAACACACATATGATACAGTTTGGTCTGTAGATTCCAACGTTCAAATCATCTTCATCCCATGACCTACCACGGTTATATGAGTATGCCATCCAAGAAGGGAAGTGATCCCACAAGTCTTCGCCGTACCTACCCCATTTCCAAGAGTGATAGTTGTCGGTTCCATCGGTGTATGTGAACCAAATTTTTTCTTGATTCTCTAATACATCATTCCAGATACACTCACACTGATCATCTGACCACACTTGACAAGAACCATTCGTATATGCACCGTGGGCCAATTTAAATTGCCGTGTGGTCATCGGTCTTGGGTCTTGCCACCAAGACTTCATCTTAGTGGGTCTTTCCATGTTGTATGTTAGGACAGGTGTAAGATCACCTTGGATAATAACATCAAGATCAAAAAAAACAAAGCGCCCAGTAGGTTTATCGTCAGCAAAATTATGAGTATTGAAAACAAAAGTTTTAGGACGATCCCAGCAACGTGCCATACCATACTTAAAATCTTCAGTCCCAAACCAATACTTAGGATGAATATTAGGAATATCAGGAAATGGTATAACATTGATGTCAGAGTCAAATCCATCTGAATTGTCCGTGTAACAATAAAAATAAAATTCAAATTCTTCTGGCGTGTTTCTTTTCGCCATTTCTTTTAATCTGTTGACGAAGTGCGGGCCATACTTTGTTCCCCACTTGCAACATACATAATTTACTCTCACTTACACCCTCCGCATTTTTTATTACAAATAGTCAGGGGGTTTCTTTTTAAACTCTGACTAACATTTTCAAAGTCGTTACTATAAATTATCTCGCCAACAGTAAAATTCTTTAAACTATTATACTGCGAATTGTATGTGTAGTCAAGTGGATGATAGGGTAATAATCTACTTTCTAATACATCTCTTGCTATATAGGCACACGGATATGCGCCACTGTCAGCACTAACATAAAAATATCCACTCTTTCTTGCATCGCACCAGACTGCCTCGGACTTCTTCGCCTTTGGTTTTGGTCTACGAACCTCGTCCTTTTGTTTGAACATCTTTAACGTTTCCAAGTTTACGGGGATGTCACTGGCGATAGTTTCTTGTACTATGGGAATGTTTTCCGTCTGTTGCGGATGATCGATATATTCTATTTTATCAACCCAAGTTGGTTTGATAAACGTTTGATCATATGTTTGAACCGTAACGGTAATCCCATTGTCTTGGAAGTATTTACAGATTTCCTCAAAGTGTTCTGATTTGGTAGGGTCTGACAATTCACACATAAGCGTAACCCAATTGACTCTATACCTATCGAAAATCTTTCTGATAGATGAGATTGTATGTTCGTTTTCTGTTAAGAATAAATCATTGTACGGGTCATTGGTATCGTTTCTTTTGCTACTTAATTGAACCAAGGCTCCTTCTGGGGCTCCATCTTCATATAGTCCTCGATACATATCAGAGTACTGTTCCCCATGCATTTGGAAATACTTAACTAGAGTATCGTCTGATATGTTATCTTGTTTCAAGATTCCCAAAAGTTCATCCTTTGGCATGATGTTATACAGTCTTTCAAATACTGCTTCATAATCTTGTTTGTAGAACAACTCTTTTAGATTGTCTATGTAGTATCTGCGGTATAAACTCTGGATGTCACCGTCATCTGCATCCCAGAATAATCTTTGCATCCCATACATTCTAACATTTTTCATGAACTCTTTTTTTATTTTTGGCAGTTCATTTTTATGCCACAGTCTACGATACAGTGCAAAACACTGTAGCCAGCTGATGTTCCAGAAGTATCTCACCGGCCCATATTCTTTTGCTTCTTCATAAACAATTTTGTGTTGTCTGGATATATACCTTTCTTTATAGAAGTCATAGATTCCATCAACGTTTTTATTCCAATACAGTGATTGATCTCCGTTCTGCAATATCTTGTCTTCTGGAAAATCAGCCAAAAACTTTTTGTGCATAGAAATCATATCACCAGTTTCATATATCTCTTTAATTATTTTTCTGTGATGAGATTCTATTCTTCTAATAAATGTGAAGTCTGAAATTTCTTTTTCTAACTCTGGGAACTTTTCCTTGATATTTGGAATGGTGTCCTCTTTCAGAGTTTCTAACTCTGGGAAGTACTCTATCATTTGTTTTGATAAAGATGTCAGATCATTCTCATCCAACATATGTCTGAGTCTGCTTACGATCTTTTGATCCATGTAGTTTTTTTCTAGTGTGTCATCCGTCATAGAATCAAACTGAGACCAGTTCTTAATGCTATCAAACTTGTCGTTGTACTTTTCCCAATCCTCTTTTATTTTTGGTAAGTCCTTGTAGAACTTATCAATAAGAACATCAAAGACAACCTTGTGCATCTTGTAAACATATCTTTCCTTATAGAAATCATAGATTCCATTTACATCTTTGTTCCAGTATAAAGATTCATCTCCGTCCAACAAAAATGGATCGGTGGGAAAGTCTGCCAAGAATTTCTTGTGCATTGAAATCAAGTCTCCATCAAGTTCTTTGATGGTTTCTAGGTGTCTGGATTCAATCTGTTTTACAAAAGGATCGTAAGAGTTTGCATCATTTATCAGAGTATCAATTCTTTCTGTGTGTTTATTTTTAGTAAAGAAATTTTCTGGAAACTTTGGCATCCAAAGTTTTTCAAACTCAGTTTTCCCATGCCAGTGTATAAGAATGTTATAGTCTTTGACTTCATGTGGTTTTATGAATTGACCTTTGCTTGGTACAACTGGGTTATCAAATATACAAAACTTTGCCGTTTCTCTATACAGATGTTCTGTCACATTATCTGGATATTGTTGTCCTCTATTGTAAGAGTATACCCAATCAGACGGAAGGAAAGACCAATAATTATCACCAACCACATCGTGTTCACGATATGGATAATAGTTATCGGTTCCCTTCCAAAAGGTTTTAAATACGGTGTTCTTGTGTTTTAGAACATCATTGTAAATTTTTTCTCCCTCATCATTGCACCACAACATCACGCTAGAATTGTACAGACTACCTCTAATGTCAGTGAAACGTCTGTCTTTTAGTACTCTGGGGTCTTCCCAGTGAGAATACAACATGTGAGGAGTAGATGAAAGATCAAAGATTTCATCGATGTTGTTTTGAATTACAACATCCAAATCTAAATAACAAAAAGGCCCCTTGGTTTTTAACCATCGGTGAGAGTTTAATACTAAGAATTTCGACCTATCCCAACACCAGTTCTCTTTGCCAAACCAATAGTCTGGATGAAGTGGGTCAACTCTGGGAATTGATCTAATGGTTATATTTTTGTCTATTCCATCTGGGTCATCGGTATAACAAATAAACTTGTGGCGTTTCGTATAGTTCTGTTGAACCATCTTGCGTAAATTGTTTACATATTCTGCCGAGTATTTGTTACCCCATTTCATGCAGAGAAAGTGCATCATAATATTTTTTTCTCAATTCTTCTTTTGGTTCGTTACCGTTTAACAAAACTATTGGATAGTCTGGTTTTATTTGATACCCTCTTGGAGATACGTCCGTGTCTAAATCTACGCCTCCCGTCAACGAATAGATTAATCCTTTTGGAAATACATTGTCAAACATATTTTCATGATATAAAAATCTATCATCACCACAATATTTAGTCATGAAATATTCATCATTTTTTTCAAAATGATCGTAAATGTATCTTGCATCATTCCCATTCCAAACCATTACGCTGGAATTATAAAGACCTTTCCATTTTTGCATCCACGGATCAGTTGATAGTCCATTTCCAAGGTATGGCATCTCTCGTTGGTATCTTCTATTCTTGGTTTCATGAGTATCTTTATTTTTCCAATAGCAATAACATATTGTCGGTGTTGAACAGTGATTAAACAACCTATCTAAACTACCCTGTATTATAACATCTAAGTCTAGATAGAGGCAATCCCCAACCCAATCATTCTTGAAAATTTTTATTTTTTCCCAACATCCATCGGTATCAGAATCTATTGGTATAATTTCTATGTTGGGATTTAATCCTGCTGGATCGTCTGTGATACAGACATGTCTGTAAATATTTGAATTATCATAAATACAATTGACATCGTTGGAGTTATATTTGTCTCCAAACTTCAATGTTATCACGGATTTCATAAGTTTCTTTTTCTTATAAATAACTTGTAAAAGATGGAATCATAAATGGCTACTGTACAAAATTTGGTAATTGATCAGGGAACAACTTTTGCCTTGTCGATTGACCTAACTAATGATGATGGGAGTCCAAAAGACTTGTCTTTATATACTCCTAGAGCTCAACTTAGAAAGAGTTATTATACTAATACTTATACAGCTTTTACAACGAGCAAAGTTGATTTGACTGGAGAAGTTACAATGAGTTTAACTTCAGCACAAACAAGTGCTTTGAAAGCTGGTAGATATGTTTATGATTTAGAAATTGAAGACCCCTCGGAAACACTGAGGATATTAGAAGGCATTATTACAGTAACCCCAGAGGTAACTAGGTAATGGTAGTCAGAGTAAGGGTTAATACGCCCACATCTACAAAAAGAGTTACTACTACTACTAACTCTAAAACTCAGACTTCTACTAGAATAGAAGGTCTTGCTGGTGTTGATGTTACTGACGCACAGGATGGAGAGACTCTTGTTTATAATGCCGCTTCAGGAAATTGGGAAGCTGCTCCACTGACTTCGGCAGATGTCCAAGTAAACAGTATTGATGGTGGAACTTTTTAAATTTTAGATAACAAAAAACAAACCTTAATTGGGAGAAACTAAATGGCAACAACAATTCAAATCAAAAGATCGAGTGGAAGCGCTGCTCCAGGCACCAGTGATTTGGTGCAGGGAGAACTTGCTTATGCAGAAGATCAGTCTGGAGATGGTGCGGGCGCCAAACTGTACATTGAGTCTCTTGATTCTGGTTCACAACAGGTTATTCATGCAATCGGTGGTAAGTACTATACCGATGCAGTAGATGGTGCTACTGATGCAAATACTGCAAGTAAGATTGTCAAGAGAGATGGTTCTGGTAACTTCTCTGCTGGTACTATTACTGCTGACCTAAATGGTACTGCTTCAGATGCAACAGTTTTGGAAACTGCTCGTAACATCGCTGGTCAGTCTTTCGATGGTTCTGCTGATATCACCATTGCAATTGACAACCTTAGTGACGTTTCAACATCTGGTGCGACTTCTGGTCAAGTACTGAAGTACAATGGTACAAGTTGGGCTCCTGCTGCTGATGCTGACGATTTTTCTGACAACGATACCGATGACCTAGCAGAAGGTTCTACTAACCTCTACTACACAGACGCAAGAGCACAGGCTGCAATTAGTGTTGACTCCACTCTTTCTAAGTCTGGCGGTCAAATCAGTATGCCTGCTTCTGGTGTTACTGCCTCATCTTACGGTTCTACAACTGCTGTTCCCGTAATCACGGTTGATGCACAGGGTCGTATCACTGCTGCAACTACCGCTGCGATTGCAACGTCTTTTGATGTCGCTGCTGACAGTGGTACAACTGATACGGTAAACGGTGGTGAGACTCTTACCTTTGCTGGTACTGCGAACGAAGTAACAACTGCGGTTTCTAACAACCAAGTCACGGTTGGTCTTGCAACTAACCCGACTGTTGGTGGTAACTTGACGGTTTCTGGTAACCTTACTGTAAACGGTACAACTACCACAGTAAACACCACAAACTTGGACGTTACTGACCCGCTGTTCAAGTTGGCTTCTGGCAACAATTCATCCGACTCAGTGGACGTTGGTTTCTACGGTCTGTATGACACATCTGGTTCACAAGACCTGTACGCTGGTCTGTTCCGTGATGCGTCTGACAGTGGTAAGTGGAAACTGTTTAAGGACTCTCAGTCTGCTCCTACTACTACAGTAGACACTGGTTCAACTGGTTATGCAGTTGCAACATTGGTTGCTAACATCGAAGGCAACTTGACCAGTGGTACTGTTTCTGGTCTGTCTGCCGCAATCGCAGTTGCCGATGGTGGTACTGGTGCTACTACACTGACCAGCAACGGTATTCTTTTTGGTAACGGTACTGGTGCAATTCAGGCTACTGCTGCTGGAGCTGATGGTTACTACCTACGTTCTAACAATGGGACACCAGAGTGGGTAGAACTTGCTATTGATGGCGGTTCTTACTAATTAAATTGACGGGGGGAGTTTATCCCCCCATTAATATTATGGAGACATATAATGGATGAAGAATTTTTACAAACTTATGTGAACAAATTGGCTACTAAAGTAAATGAGTTACAACAAGAAAACATTTTGTTGAAATCTCAATTAGAGTTTGCAAATTTAAAACTAACTAGATTGGAGACGGTTGAAAATAAAGAGACAGAGGAAAAGGTTTTAGTACAACCAAAAAAGGTTGAAGAAAAAACACCGAAAGTTTCTCCTCCAAGTCAATTTAAAAAACAACCTGCTAATTTTTCTGCTGGAGAGATAAGTGGCAACGATTAAATTAAAAAGAAGCGAAACTGCATCTTCTTTACCAACTACCAGTGATTTGGTGGTGGGTGAGGTTGCAGTAAATACCGCTGATAAAAAGATTTTTGTTCGTGACTCTGCTGATAATATTGTTACTATTGCAAATTTTTCCATAAGTGATCCAAATTTAGTCTTTCCAACTGGTGACTATGGTGGTTTGACCAACCCAGATTCAGATGCTTTTGGAGTAATTATTGAAAATAGTTTTGATTGCAAAACGACACCTACTGGTACTTTAGCAACCGAAGATTTGGGCGCATTATCATAAGGGTAAAGAGAGATGGCTGGCACGCAAGTTCAGTTTAAAAGAGGTACTACGACCCAACACGCCAGTTTTACTGGTGCAGAGGGCGAGATAACTATCAACACAACCAAAAAGGCTCTGGTAGTACACGATGGTACTACTCAGGGAGGAATAGAACATCTCAGAGCGGATTTAAATAATCTTAATTCTAGTGCCACTATACCTGGCGCTCAGGTAGATTCGCTAGATGGTGGAACATTTTAGATTATAAGATTATAGGAAGAAACTACTATGCCAACACAGGTACAATTTAGACGGGGAACAGCAACGCAGAACGGTAGCTTCACTGGAGCAGAAGGTGAGATTTCCTATGATACTACCAATAATACGTTGCGTGTTCATGACGGTTCAACAGCAGGCGGATTTAGACTCGCTCTTTACTCGGAACTTGCTGGAATTACAGATACAGACGATATCACTGAAGGTTCTACAAATCTTTGGTACACGGATGCTAGAGTTGGAACATTTCTCTCATCGGTAAATCAGGACATCGTTCCTGATGCAGACAACACAAGAAGTCTCGGTTCATCATCAAAACAGTGGGCAGATGTCTATGTTGGGCCGGGGTCTCTGTATGTAAACGGACAACAGGTGGTATCAGATAACTCTGGTACAATTACAATTTCTGCTGACTCCAATCAGAATGTTAGTGTACAAACATCTGGTACGGGTGATATTGAATTTGATCCCACTGGTACGGGTGTTATTCAAGTTAAGGGTACGTTACAGATTACGGACGGTGAGAATATCACCAACTCTGCTGGTAACGATATTACCTTTGCAAACAATATCAAAGTAAATCAGATCACAACTTATAGTAGCGATACTAATTTGGTATTGAGTGGTAACGGAACTGGTAATGTCACGGTTAATGATGACATGACTGTTACTGGTAGTTTAACTGTTTCTGGAACAACAACTACTGTAAACTCTGAAACTGTAAACATTGCCGACAACACTCTGGTTCTTAACAGTAACTTCACCTCTGGAAGTCCAACGGAAGATGCTGGACTCAGTATTTCTCGTGGTGGGTCTACTTCTGTCACATTCCTTTGGGACGAAACTAATGATAAGTGGACAATTGGTTCTGAGACATTTGTCGCAGGAACAGTTGAAGCAAACTTAACGGGTAACGTAACTGGTGACTTGACTGGTACAGCATCAAATGCGACCACTGCTGTAACACTTACAGGTTTGACTTCAACTGTAACAGAACTCAACTATGTTGATGGTGTAACAAGCAATATTCAGACACAATTGGATGATAAGGCTGCACTGGCTTCACCTGCACTGACAGGTACTCCAACCGCTCCTACTGCTACAACAGGCACTGACACTACACAGATTGCAACGACTGCATTCGTTCAAGCAGCTATTGCAGAACTTGAAGCGAGACTATACGCTGCTGATGCTTCCTGATAGGAGAGTTGAATGGCTTTATCAAGTCGCCAGGAGCTCATTGATTACTGTCTGAGAAGACTTGGTTTTCCCGTCATTGAAATAAATGTCGATGAAGATCAAATCTCAGACAGAATTGATGACGCATTACAATTTTGGCAAGAATATCATTTTGATGGTACGGAAAGAACTTACGTCAAACATAAACTGACGGGTTCTACTGTAAACCTACAGGCTTCTTTGGCTAGCAACTTTCATGTTGGTGAACTAATCACGGGGAATACTTCTGGGGCCACTGCGAATATAGTATCCTTGGACGGAAACGACATCTCCGTAGAAGAAAGTAAGGGAACTTGGGCTGCCAGTGAAACTATCACTGGTAATACTTCTGGTTATACTGCTACTCTTTCTTCGACCCCATATACTAAGGGGGACATTGAGAATGGATATGTCCCTATCAGCAATAACATCCTAAATATTGTAAGATTGTTTAAGTTTGGTTCCTTGGTGGGAGGAAAGTCAGACGGACTGTTTGATGTTGACTACCAGTTTGCACTGAATGATCTATACAACTTGTTGTCTGCTGATGTCACATACTACGCAATGACAAAGAGTCACATGACAACTCTTGAACAACTGTTCCGAAACGAAAGACAGATTAGGTGGAACAGAAAAACAAACAAGCTGCATATTGATGCAGACTTGTCAGAGACATATGACATTGGAGACTATATTGTAGCTGAAGCTTATGCAATATTAGACCCCAGTGAATACACCGAGGTTTACGATGACATGTTTCTAAAGAGATATGCAACCGCATTAATCAAGAAACAGTGGGGTGAAAATATGAAAAAATTCCAAGGCATCCAAATGCCGGGCGGAGTTACTCTTAATGGTGAAACCATCTATCAAGAGGCAGTACAAGAGATATCTCAGATAGAAGAAGAAATGCAATTAAAGTACGAGTTGCCTCCTTCCTTCATGGTGGGGTAAATCGTGGCTACTAACTTCTATTTCCAATCTGGAAACACATCTGGTACAACAAACGAACAACGTTTGGTTGAAGACTTAGTTATTGAAAGTCTCAAAATTTACGGCCACGATGTTTACTATCTTCCCAGAACAATTGTAAACAGAGACCTGATTCTTGATGAGGATGCATTGTCTAAGTTTACACAAGCCTATCCTCTAGAAATGTATTTAGAAAACGTAGATGGGTTTGAAGGTGAGGGAGATTTATTTACAAAATTTGGTATAGAAATTAGAGATTCTGCAACATTTGTTCTGTCAAAGAGAAGATGGGAAGAAATGGTTGTCACTACTGGTGGAGACTTTCAGTTGGACGCAAGACCAGCAGAAGGTGACTTGTTATATTTTGAAAAGACTGGTTCTATCTTTGAGATTAAATATGTAGAATTTCAAAATCCTTTCTATCAATTAGGAAAGATTTATGTGTTCAAATTGCAATGCGAATTGTTCGAGTACTCTTCTGAAATCATCGACACTGGTATTGGCGATCTTGATGTTGTTGCAGATGAACAGTCAATCGATATGTTGGCATTTCAGTTTCTACTTGAAGATGGTAATGCATTGGTACTTGAAGATAATGGGACTCTTATATTGGAAGAATTTGCTGCACAAAAAGCATTGGCCAATACCGACAACACAGATTTTGATACACTGCAAGACTTAGAAGATATTCTTGATTTCAGTGAAGTCAACCCATTTGGTGAGTTAAGATAATGTTTCAGAATAGACAATTTTATCACAAACATACAAAGAAAGCAATCATAGCTTTCGGCACTATCTTTAATAATATTCAGATAGAAAGAAGAAATGCCGATGGTGATGTTGCTCAGAATCTTCGTGTGCCTCTTGCTTACTCACCAAAACAAAAATTTCTGTCTCGTATTGCACAGGTTCCTGATGCAGAATCCAGAGGTGAGGTAGCAATATCTCTCCCCAGAATGGGGTTTGAGATTCTTGGATTTAATTTTGATCCCAGTAGAAAAATATCACAGGTACAAAAAACCATTGCTGTTGGTGATGGAGATGATTCTAACACATATAGAAAGTCTTTCGTATCTACTCCATATGATATGCAAATGGGATTATATATTTTTTCTAAAAACCAAGAAGATGCACTACAGATTGTAGAACAGATTCTACCATACTTCAATCCAGATTTTAGTGTGACGGTTAATGATCTACCAGAAATGGGAATCAAAAGAGACATAAAAATTGTACTGGACAGCGTAACTTTTGAAGATCAGTATGAAGGAGATTTTGCGGCAAGACAAAGTATTGTGTGGTCTTTGACTTTTACGATGAAACTTAATTACTATGGGTTTATACAGAACCAAGGTTTCATCAAAAAGTCTATTGCAAGAACATACGAAAATCCAGATATGCAAGGCCCACATATCAAGTTTGGGTTTGAGGTCACTGGTACTTTGCCAGTAGCAACTGCATCTATACAAAACGGTTCTGTTAGTCAAATTGAAATAGAATATGGTGGAGAAGGATATACAGAAAGCGCACCTAATATAACTATAGATGGTAACGCTAGAGCACACGCAGAAATTACAAATGGAGTTGTGACAAAAATTGTCATTGACGATGCTGGTTCTGGATACATAACACCACCTGCCGTTGCCTTTGAGGAACCACCGAACTACAATCCAAACCCATACAAGGATGAACCATATAGGTTCATTGAAGAATTTGAACAAGTATATGAATAGGTGATGTGATGAGCAGAAATAAAGTTTTTGACGCTCTAGATAAAACATTTCAAACGGTTTCTACGGAAACCAATCAAGTGAAACCTCCGGCCGAAACTGGTAACAACGATGTTGATACCGACTTCCAAAAGGCTAGACAAACTCTTGAGAAAGCAATGGCCTATAGCGAACAGGCTGCTGAAGGCATTTTGAATGTTGCAATGAACAGCGATAACCCTAGAGCATACGAGGTTGCTGGTCAGATTATCAAGACAATGGGTGAACAGGCAAAAGATGTCATGGAGATTCAAGAGAAAAAGAATCGCATAGATGTCAAGTCTGGTGTTGAGAAACCCCTCATAAAAACACAAAATAATATAGTTTTTGCTGGTACTACCAGCGATATTCTTAAAGCAATTCGTGATGAAAAAAATGAGAATGTTATAGACCATGAGCCAGATTGATACCTCCTATCACGGAAACCCAAATCTCAAACCAGTTGGATATCAACACGATTTCACAAAAGAACAACTGACAGAGTTTGTTAAGTGTTCCGAAGACCCCATCTATTTCATAGAAAACTATTGCAAGATTGTAACTCTTGATAGAGGTTTGCAACCTTTTAAACTATACGATTGTCAGAAAAATAAAGTTGATTTTATTATGAATAATCGTAAGACTATCTTGATGGAAGGTCGTCAGCAAGGCAAAACGATCACCGCAGCTGCTTGTATTTTGCATTACACTATCTTTCAAGACAACAAGATGGTGGCAATCATGGCAAACAAGACCGCTGCTGCGAGAGAGGTTCTGTCTCGATATCAAATCATGTATGAAAATTTGCCTATATGGATGCAACAAGGCGTAAAGACTTGGAACAAGGGTGACGTTGATCTTGAGAATGGTTCTCGGGTATTCACCTCTGCTACAACGACATCTGGTATTCGTGGTAAGTCTGTAAACTGGTTGTACATTGATGAGGCGGCGATCATTCCAAACAACATTGCGGATGAGTTTTTTGCTTCCGTATATCCTACTATTTCTGCTGGTGAAACTACAAAGATTCTTTTGACATCTACCCCGTTGGGTTACAATCACTTCTGGAAATTCTGGAACGAATCGGAGAAGGGAACCAATGGTTTTAAAAATATGTTCATCCACTACACCGAAATCCCAGGCAGAGATGAGAAGTGGGCAGAAGAACAGTTTAAACTTCTCGGTGAAGTAAAGTACAATCAGGAAGTTTTATGTGAGTTCTTGGGGTCAACCAACACTCTGATTAGTGGTAAAGCACTGTCTATGATGTCTTCCAAAGAGGTCATATATAAGAAAGATGGACTAGACATTTATGAAGAACCGAAAGAAAATAAATATTATGTAATCACAACCGACACATCAAGGGGAATAGGTGGAGATTTTTCTGCTTTTGTTGTTGTTGATATTACAGAAATGCCTTTCCGTGTTGTTGGAAAGTTTAGAGACAACAAGGTGGCGCCGCTCCTGTATCCAGACTTTATTGCAAGAGTGGCAAAAGACTATAATAATGCGTATGTATTGATTGAGAATAACGATATCGGTCAACAAGTAGTTGACATATTGCACCAAGAACTAGAATACGAAAATATTTTTAGTACGGTACAAGAAAAAAATAAACAGTATGTATCGCCTGGATTTGGAAAACAGACAACTCTCGGTGTCAGAACATCGAAGGCTGTAAAAAGGCAGGGTTGTCTTGCTTTAAAAAGTTTAATAGAAGAAAGTAAGTTTTTAGTTTGGGATGCTGATTGCATTAATGAACTATCAACATTCGTAGAGAAGGCTGGTTCCTTTTCTGCTGATGAAGGTTATCACGATGACTTGGCCATGTGTATGGTTTTGTTTGCGTGGCTATCAACTCAACAGTTCTTCAAAGACTTAACAGATGTAGATATACGAGAAGGATTGTATAACGCTCAAATGAGATCAATACAAACCGATCTGACTCCATTCGGGTTCATAGAAAATGGACTTGAAGTAGAGGCAGAGGTCATTGATGGTGACTACTGGATGTGGGCAGATGAGAGAAAAGATTTTTTATAAATAATTCTCAGGAACACTATTTATTAGTATTTAAACCAAAATACGAAGGAGAACAACATGGCTTTCCAGATTTCACCTGGCGTCTTAGTCCAAGAAAGAGACCTTACCAACGTTGTTCCAGCAGTCGCAACTACGATTGGTGGAATTGTTGGTAACTTTCAGTGGGGCCCCGTACACGAAATTGTACAAATTGATTCAGAAAATAATTTGGTAGAAAGATTTGGTAGGCCTACTACCGAAGTCTACTATGACTTTATGACCGCTGCTAGTTTCTTGGCTTACGGATCAAATCTTTTAACTGTAAGAGAAGTTGGGACTGCTGCTAGAAATGCTACTGCTGACGCATCAGGCCTTTTGATCACCAACGAAGATAATTATCAAGAACAGTTTGCAAATGGTGCTGCCTCTGTCGGTGTTTGGGCTGCAAAATATGCTGGTTCACTTGGCAATAACATTAAAGTGGAGATGGCTGACATTTCCTCAATCACTACTACAAGTATTAAAAGTATTGCAGTAGATAGCAGTCAGGCCAACAACGTTGATATCCTCAGCGTAGAATCAGTAAATATTGCTGATGCTCCTGCTGGTGGAATCAATGCCGCTGCAACAGCAACTATCACTGCCGGTGTAGTGAATGCCATCACTGTTACCAATTCTGGTTTCGGTTACATTACTGCTCCAACCGTAACTCTTAATTGTAAACAAGACGATGGTCAGGGTGGAGAAACCGATGTAGTTTTGACTGCTACCGCTTCTCTTCCTACATCGGAGTGGGTATACAGAGACGAGTTTGATTCAATCCCCACATCTACAACTTGGGCTGAGAAAAACGGTTCTTCATACGATGAAATGCACATAATTGTCATCGATGAAGATGGTGGCATCAGTGGTAGTGCTGGTACTATCCTTGAGAAGTTTGCAGGCGTTTCTAAAGCAAGAGATGCTAAAGACGATCTCAACCAGACCAATTACTACAAGAACGTAATCAATGATCGTTCTAAGTATATTTGGTGGATGGATCATCCTACTGTTGGTTCAAACTGGGGCGAAAGTACTGCTGGTGCTTCTGGCGGAATCGTCTTTGACACTTTGGTGATAGGTGACACAGACCAGTCTCTTTCTTTGAGTGGTGGTGTTGATGACGATCCGGCAACTGGAGATATTCAAGATGGATACCTCCTGTTCGCCAATGATGAATTGGTTGATGTTGCTCTTGTCTTGACTTCAGCACATCCAACAACTGTTGGTGATTTTGTTCTTGATAATATCGCTGAAGTTCGTAAAGACTGTCTTGCATTTATCTCGCCGCAGAGATCAAGTGTTGTTAATAACGAGGGTGACGAACTTACAGACATTACTGGTCAGGCCGACTTTGGTGCTTATACTAGATCATCTTATGGTGTTTTCGATAGTGGTTGGAAATATCAGTATGACAAGTACAATGACCGATATGTATATGTTCCCCTTAATGGTGACGTTGCTGGTTGTTGTGTTGTTACTGATCAGGGGAATGATCCTTGGTTCTCTCCTGCTGGTTTGAATCGTGGCATCATTAAAAATGCAATTAAACTTGCATGGTCTCCGAGAAAAGCTGCTAGAGACACACTGTACTCTAGAGGAATTAACCCCGTAATGAACACACCAGAAGCTGGTATCGTTCTTTTCGGTGACAAGACTATGTTGGGTAAACCTTCTGCCTTCAATAGAATCAACGTTCGCAGATTGTTTATTGTTCTTGAGAAAGCAATTGCAACTGCTGCTAAATTCCAGTTGTTTGAATTCAACGATGCATTCACAAGAGCGCAGTTTGTTGCACTGGTAGAACCGTTCTTGAGAGACGTACAGGGTCGCAGAGGTATCTACGACTTCCGTGTAGTTTGTGACGAGACAAATAACACTCCACAGGTTGTTGACTCTAATGAATTTAGAGCTGACATTTACGTTAAACCTGCTAAGTCTATTAACTTCATCACGCTGACGTTTATTGCTACTAGAACTGGCATCTCGTTTGAAGAACTTGGCGCTTAATAGTAAGAATAAATAACAGAAAGTTAGGAGAAAAGTTAGATGAATATTGAAGAGTTTAAGTCAAGACTTGGCGCCGGAGGTGCAAGACCTAACCAGTTTAGAGTGAAACTTGGTTTTCCCTCTTATGTGGCTGGTGTTGATCCCTCTTATAGTCTGCTTGTAACGGGCGCTGCGTTACCAGCATCCAACGTAAACCCCGCTATCATTCAGTATAGGGGTCGTGAGGTTAAGTTGGCTGGTGAACGTATCTTTGATCCGTGGACAATTACGGTTGTAAACGATTCTGAGTTCAGTCTTAGAACACCATTTGAACAATGGATGGACGGAATGAATAATCGTGAAGACAACACTGGTGTTCTTACACCTCGTGATTACCAAACGGATGTTATTGTTGAACATCTAGATCGAAATGACGCTGTATTGCCTGGTGGTGTTTACACCCTTCGCAATGCGTTTCCGATTCAGATGTCAGAAATCGCATTGAACTATGCACAAAATGATATTTTTGAAGAGTTTACGGTGACTTTCCAGTATACATCCTACGATGTAGCTTAATATAGTCTCAGTAACTAGGGTAAATTATGGAATTGTTTGGATACACAATCGAGCGATCCAAACCATCTAAGGGAGAGAAGTCTTTCGTAGCTCCCCATGATGACGGATCGCTTGAGGCTATTAAGGCTGGTGGATATTACGGCACATACTTTGATATTGAAGGTACTGCCAATAATGAAAGTCAGCTAATTAAAAGATATAGAGATATCTCCATGATGGGAGATGTTGACGCAGCTATTGAAGATGTGGTCAACGATGCTATATCAAACTTTGATGATGAAAAACCAGTACAGATCGATCTGGATAATGTTTCTCAACCGGCCACTGTCAAGAAGGCTATTGCGGAAGAGTTTAACAATATCATGACTATCTTGGATTTTAATACTAAAGCTCAAGATTATTTCAGACGATGGTACATTGATGGTAGAATTTATTTCCACAAAGTAGTGGATGGTACTAAACCCAAAGATGGGATTAAAGACATTCGATACGTTGACCCAAGGAAAATCCGAAAGGTCAGGGAAATTAAAAAGGAAAAAGATGCAAAGACTCAGGTAACTTTGGTAAAAGAAGTCAACGAGTATTTTGTTTATGATGAAAAAGGTATTGCTCTGAATAGCAACCAGATGTATAAAACAGATGTTGCTAACGACAAAGCAATCAAGGTTAGTAAAGATGCGGTGTGTTATTGCACATCTGGTCTAGTAGATCAGGACAGAAATATACCTCTGTCCTTTTTGCACAAGGCAATTCGTCCTGCTAACCAACTTAGGATGATGGAGAATGCTGTAGTGATTTATCGTATCACACGTTCTCCAGAAAGAAGAATTTTTTATATAGATGTTGGCAACCTGCCTACTAATAAGGCGGAACAGTATCTAAAAGATGTTATGAATAGGTATCGTAATAAGTTGGTTTACGATTCCGAGACTGGAGAAATTAGAGACGACAAGAAGTTCATGTCAATGCTTGAAGATTTCTGGTTACCACGAAAAGAAGGTGGCAGAGGTACGGAGATTCAAACATTGCCTGGTGGACAAAACTTGGGTGAGATTGAAGACGTAAACTACTTCCAGAAGAAGTTGTATCAATCTCTTAACGTTCCTATCTCTAGACTAGAACAACAAACTGGATTAAACTTTGGTCGATCTGCTGAGATTACTAGAGATGAATTAAAGTTTACAAAGTTTATTTCTAAGTTAAGAAGAAGATTTTCTGGTGTGTTTGATGATCTATTAAAGACTCAGTTGATACTCAAAGGAGTCATAAATGAATCAGAATGGCCAGAATTGCGAGAAAGTATTCAGTATAAGTTTGCGTCAGATGCTTACTATACAGAGTCAAAAGAACAAGAGGTTTTGAGAAGTAGAATAGAAATTTTGAATAACGTTGCACCTTTCGTTGGACAGTTGTTCAGTAAAGAGTATGTTCAGAAAAACATCTTGAGATTTACCGATGAAGAAATTGCTTTGATGGACAAACAGATTGGAGCAAGTCAACCAGAAGATAATGTGATTGGAGATTCAAATGAGTGAAGCAGAAACAGTAGAGTTGGAAGTACAGGACGAGGTTAGTCCTCAAGATTCTATCAGACAGATGATGGATAAATGGGCTGATGGTGACCTCGCTGGTGCTAATGATGATTTTTTTGCAATGATGAACAAACGTGCTGATGACATGCTTGCGGTAAGAAAATCCGAAATTGCTCCTGCTATTTTTAATGATCCAGAAATGCAGAAGATGGGTTTGGAAGCAACCCCAGAAGAATCAGAGGAAGAGTCAGATGAAGACGTTTAGAGATTTCCGTGAAGAAGCTAAACCCGTAGAGAAGGTTTCAAAAGAAGAACCTATTGCAAACCATCCTGCTGAAGATGGCATCGAAGGGGATAAGACTCCACCCAAACAGGGTGGTTCCGAAGAACCTAAACTGACTCACATGTGTGCTACAAAGGTGGTACATCCCAAGTTTGGTGAAGGAAAACCAATTATGGGTGAACATGCGGAACCAGATGCTAACGGAAACGTTTGGTGGTACAAAGTCATGTTTGAACATGGTATTGAGCACTGCGAAACATATGCTCTTGAGGTGATTGAAGAATCATCTCACGGTAACCACAAGAAAAAGTAACGGAGACGATAGATGGCATTCGCTAAATCCAATTTAAAACTGACCCAAGTACAGGCCGTTGTTCGTTGTTCTGGTACTGGTGGGGATAGTGGTTCTATTGATCTTGACGTAGATATTAAAAAATCCACCGAGACCGCCACTTCTCCAGAAGTTAATATCACAAGAGTACATTGGAACTGTGACAAAAACGCCTCAGTAACTATCTCTCGTAACAGTGTTGATATCATGCATGTCCACGGCACTGGTTTCACCGATTGGTATGGTTGGGTAGAGAACACAGAAAATGATCAAGACATTGACGTAGCAATTTCAAACGGTGATGCAGTTCTTTGGTTGGAGTTGTCAAAGGTTTCTGGTTTTGGCCCGCAGCAACATCAAGATCAAGGAGACCTAGGCTAATGAAACTAATTACGGAAGTTACTGAAGATATTCAATATATCTCAGAAGAAAAAAATGGTAAGAGAAACCTTTACATTGAAGGTGTTTTCTTGCAATCTAATATCACCAATCGCAATAATCGTTCTTATCCCAAGGAGATTATGCGTAAAGAAGTAGATAGATACCGAACCGAACAGATCGACAAGAAGAGAGCGATGGGTGAACTGGGTCATCCAGAAGGCCCGACTCTGAATCTAGATCGTGTATCTCATATGATTACTTCTTTGAAAGAAGATGGCGATAACTGGATTGGCAAGGCAAAAATCCTAGACACTCCTATGGGGAATATCGTTAAGAATTTAATGGATGAAGGCGCACAACTCGGAGTGAGTTCAAGAGGTCTTGGTTCACTTAAAGAGAAGAACGGCATCAACGAAGTACAAGATGATTTTGTTCTTTCGACTGCTGCTGATATCGTGGCAGACCCTTCTGCTCCAGATGCCTTTGTTAGAGGTATTATGGAGAACAAAGAATGGATGATGATAAACGGTGTATGGACTGAAAGAGAAATGGACATTGCACAATCTGTTATTAAAAAGTCTAGTTCTCGTGAACTGGAGGAACAGAAACTTGCAGTGTTTAGTTCATTCCTAGATCGTCTATCTAAAATATAATTTTGTATAAATAATTATCAGTAACGCAAAATCTCAAAGGAGAAAATCATGAGCGTAGAAAGTAAAATCAGAGACTTTCTCAAGAAAGGCAAAGAGATTGAAGAAGCTCTTGACCTTGCTGAAGAAGTCAATGAACTGGAAGAGAAGGCTGCGGCGGAAAATCTGAAGCCCAATGCAACGCCTGGTGATTCCAAGAATCCTACACAAGGCAGTTCTAACCCTTCACCAGAAATGCAAGACCTTTCTGGTACAGGTGACAAGCATGGTGGTTTGACATCTTCTGTAGGTAAGGCTGCTGCTGACAAGATGAGTCAGTCTGGTGAGCTTACAAACCAAGGTGCAGGCGATGCCCCCAACTTTGAAGATGAAGAAGACCCCCGCAAAGTAGTTGCACAGGCTTCATCTAAGGGCAACGTTGCAAGAGAAGAAGTAGAAGAGTCTGAGGAAGACGAAGTAATTTCAGAAGAAGAAGTTGATTCTGAAGAGGAAGAAACAGAAGTTGTTGCAGAAGAAGAGGAAATCGAAGAAGAAGAAGACGATTCCGAAAATCTTTTTGAAGGCGACATCATGAATCTGTTTGCTGACGAAGAACATCTTTCAGAAGACTTCAAGGTTAAGGCTGCTGATCTTTTCGAGACAGTTGTTACTGCTCGCCTTGCCAATGAGATCGAATCAATTCAGGCAGAACTTGCTGAAGAATTTGCTGCCGAGAAAGAACAGTTCAAAGAAGAAATGGTTGAGAAAATTGATTCTTACCTCAACTATGTTGCTGAGAACTGGATGAAAGAGAACGAGCTCGCCATTGAGCGTGGTCTCCGCACAGAAATTACAGAAGACTTTATCAAGTCTCTGAAAACTGTTTTCACCGAACACTACATTGAAGTGCCCGAAGAAAAGTACGATGTACTTGGTGAAATGGAAAGCGAAATCGAAGAACTAAAGTCAAAACTCAACGAGAGTATCGAGCGTGAAGTTGCCCTTTCTTCTGAGAAAGAGACAATGATGCGTGAGAAAATCATCGCTGAGGCCTCAGAAGATTTGACAATGACAGAATCAGAAAAACTGTCTTCACTTCTTGTTGATGTAGACTTCGGTAGTTCAGAGTTGTTCGCTGAAAAGGTTTCCGTTGTTAAGGAAAACTATTTCCCCAAACAAAGTGTTGAAACTGAAGATGAAAAGTTGACTGATACAGTTGACTCTAGTTTCCTTGAGGAAAGTTCATCTATCAATAAGTATGCTCAGGCTATTTCAAAACAAATCAAAAAGTAAAACTTTTATAAATAAACTTAGGTAAAAACAAAAACCAAAATCAAGGAGACTACAATGTATCTTTCCGAAGAAATCCAAAAAAAGTGGAGTCCTGTTCTGGATCATCCCGATCTGCAAGAGATTACTGACCCTTATCGTAAGGCAGTAACTTCTGTAATTCTGGAGAACCAAGAAAAGGCTCTCCGTGAAGAGAAAGCCGTTTTCTCTGAAGCGGTACACGCTAACAACATGTCTGGTGAGATCGATACCTACGATCCGATCCTGATCTCTCTCGTTCGCCGTGCGTTGCCTAACCTGATGGCATATGACGTTGCTGGTGTTCAACCTATGACTGGCCCTACTGGTCTGATCTTTGCGATGAAGTCGCATTATGATTCACAGACTGGTGATGAAGCTCTGTTCAACGAAGCTGACACAGACTTCTCTGGTACTGGTACTCACGCTGGTTCTAACCCCGTTGATGGTGCTTACACCACGGGTACTGGTGTAACTCGTGACGCCGCTGAAGTATTCGGTGATTCGGGTGGTACTACACTGAACCAGATGGCATTCTCAATCGAGAAGACCACTGTAACTGCTAAGTCTCGTGCTCTGAAGGCAGAATACACTGTCGAATTGGCGCAAGACCTCAAGGCAGTTCACGGTCTGGACGCTGAGTCAGAGTTGTCAAACATTCTGTCTCAGGAAATCCTTGCTGAAATCAACCGTGAAGTGATCCGTACAATCTACAAAGTCGCTAAGACTGGTGCTGCTTCTACTGCAACGCCTGGTACTTTCGACCTTGACGTAGATTCAAATGGTCGCTGGTCTGTTGAAAGATTCAAGGGTCTTCTCTTCAACATCGAAAGAGATGCTAACGTAATTGCACAAGACACTCGTAGAGGGAAGGGTAACTTCATCATCTGTTCTTCAGATGTTGCTTCTGCCCTGTCTATGGCTGGTGTACTTGATTACAACCCTGCGTTGAACACGAACCTGAATGTTGACGACACTGGTAACACTTTTGCTGGTGTACTAAATGGTCGTTATAAGGTATACATTGATCCTTACTCTGCAAACACTGGTGCTTCTGCTCAGTTCTACGTTGCGGGTTACAAGGGTACTTCACCTTATGACGCCGGTCTGTTCTACTGCCCCTATGTACCTCTCCAGATGGTACGGGCAATCGATCCTAACACCTTCCAGCCCAAGATTGGCTTCAAGACTCGTTACGGTATGATTGCTAACCCTTACGTCACTACTACTGATGGTGGTGCTACTGACGCAGATACTTTCACTGCTGATCGTAACCAGTACTACCGTTCAGTCAAGGTTACTAACCTGATGTAATAAAAAGAATCCCCATAAGGGATCGTTTTAAGGGACTCTTCGGAGTCCCTTTTTTTATGGCTCACAATCATTATAAATAGTGGCATGAAAAAATTAATACTGCCAGTGTTGTTACTCTTCCTTGCATCGTGTGACCAATCACCGAAAAAGGGTGCAGACGATTATTATTTTGAGGAAAAGGAGTATGAAAAGACTTCTTTGGGTGTCACGATTGTGGTGCTAGAAAGTGAAAAAGCCATGGAAAAGGAAGCTTCTAAGCACATGGACAAAGAGACTGCGAAGAAGGTTGCAGCATTTGGAAAAGTGTCACCAGCTACAAACAACTGCACCATTTATATCATTGACCCAGCGGTGTCCTATCAACCAGAATTTATAGGTCATGAGTTGGTTCACTGTATGTATGGAAGATGGCATCCTAAACAGAATAGAGGTCTTTAATGGCTTACACTCCAACCATTTCGGTAAATAACGGCACATATACTTCTCAGTCTGGTTCAGAATTAGACTATTTGCGGCCGAATGGATTTAAATTCCAAGTGCATAACATCCCGCATGTTGCATTCTTTTGTCAGGGAGCAAACATTCCAGATGTAAATATGGGGTTTCCAGTACAGAATACCCCATTATCTGATATTCCATATCCAGGCGACAAAATTACCTTTGGTGATTTAAACATTCGTTTTTTGATTCAAGAGGATATGACAAATTATAAAGAGTTGTATAACTGGATGATTGGTCTTGGATTCCCAGAAAAACACAGACAGTTCACCGACTATGTTAATACTCAAAAATGGAGAACGCAGAGTGCTAGGAAAGATAAACAAGAAGCAATTGCCCAAGTAAGTGATGCTAGTTTATTTGTCTTAGATTCAAATGACAATCCTAACATAGAGATTGTCTTCAGAGATGCGTTTCCAGTTGCTTTGTCTGGACTGGACTTTGATCAGTCAGCAGGAGACTCCCCTTACTTTGTTGGATTAGCTTCCTTTAAATATCGAATATATAATATTAAATCTGTTGGTTAAATTTGGTTAATTTATTATGGCTACACTTATTGAACTTCAGTCTATGTGGGCTGAAGATTGCAAACTTGATGAATTAGATTTGGGTGGGGAGTCAACTAGGACTCCCATACTGCACTCAAAGTATGTAACGATTCTAGCAAACACAAAACTCCAACTCCGAAAGGCAGTCGCTGACTTAAAAAGACTTGAAAGAGTAAAGTCAGATTACTATCGTGGAGAACTTTCCAAAGAAGAACTTGATTCTCTGGGGTGGGAACCTTGGAGAAAAAATGCCATTCTTAGGTCTGATATGCGAGATCAACTAGACAGTGATTCAGATGTTATCAAACAACAAGATAAAGTTTACTACCTAGAGACTACTGTTGATTTTCTAGACAGAGTACTTCGCAGTTTGAATGGCAGAGGTTGGGATATCAAGACTGCTGTTGAATGGACGAAAATGCAATCTGGGCTCATATGATCTGGGTAAAACAAAAAGACAACGTTCATGTTTATGTAGAAGCATCTGATAGTATCAGACGGGAGATATCAGACTTCTTTACATTTGAAGTACCTGGCGCCAAGTTTATGCCATCCTATAGAAACAAGTATTGGGATGGCAAAATTCGTTTGTACAATGTGAACAAGGCCGAACTCTATATTGGTTTGGTTCCCTATCTTATTAAGTTTGCCAAACAATTAGAGTATGAGATTCAGATCGATCTTGAACCATTCGGTGAAAAGATTTCTAAAGAAGAAGTATCCGAGTTTTGTAATGTCCTTAAACTTCACAGTCAAAAGAAACCTATTCAGGCCAGAGACTACCAACAGTCTGCTATTCATGAGGCGATAAACTCTGGTAGGACTCTGTTGTTGTCGCCGACTGCATCTGGTAAGTCACTTATCATTTACTCGTTGATTAGATATCATCAAGCTCTGGGGCGCAAACAGTTGATCGTAGTACCCACCACCTCACTGGTAGAACAAATGTACGGTGACTTCCGAGACTACTCAAGTAACAACGGGTTCAACGTGGCAAAACACTGTCACAGAATTTATGGCGGGAAAGAAAAATCCAACAACGCCGATGTAGTTATTTCTACATGGCAATCTATATACAAATTTCCACAAGAATGGTTCAGTCAGTTTGATGTGGTCTACGGTGATGAGGCACACTTATTCAAAGCGAAGTCTTTGATGACACTCATGGACAAATGTAAAAACGCTCGTTTCCGAATAGGTACTACTGGTACGCTAGACGGCACAAAGACACACAAACTTGTCTTAGAGGGTGTGTTTGGGCCAGTATTCAAGGTGACCTCAACCAAAAAATTGATGGACAAAAAGGAACTCGCAGAACTTAAAATCATCTGTATGATAATTGGATACCCAGATGAACAAAGAAAACTTGTATCCAAAATGTCTTATCAAGAGGAAATGGACTTCCTAGTATCTAACCCAGAACGCAATGACATCCTGGCGAAGCTGGCGACCTCTCAGAAGGGCAATACGTTGGTTTTATATCAGTATGTAGAGAAACACGGCGATGTCTTATACAAGATGATAAAAGGAATGACTGATAAATCGGTGTACTTTGTTTTCGGAGGCACTGAGACGGAACAAAGGGAGAAGATTCGTGAGTTGACGGAACAATCAAAAGACACTATAATTGTAGCCTCATATGGTACATTTTCTACTGGTATAAATATTAGAAACCTACACAATGTAGTGTTTGCCTCTCCAAGTAAAAGCAGGATTAGAAACTTGCAGTCTATTGGTAGGGGGTTGAGAAAGGGGAACGACAAGTCAAGTTGTAACTTGTTTGATGTTGGTGATGATTTATCATGGAAGTCAAAAAAGAACTATACTTTAAATCATGTCCTTGAAAGAATTAAATTATACAATGAAGAAAATTTTGAATACAAAGTTATAAGGATAGACTCTAATGGTAAAATGCAAACCTAGTATTATTTGTTTAGATAACGGCATGCAGCTTATTGCTGGTATTGTATCTGAATCAGAAACACATCTAGAAACAACCATACCTCTAGAAGTTACTAGAGTAAAAATTAACTCCACACATGAAGCTTTGTCTTTGCGCCCTTGGATTGCTTTCACCGACTCCGAATTTTATTCTATTAAACAAGATAAAATTATTTCTATTTCGCCGCTCAGTCAGCATTATGAAGAGGGATTCTACAAGATGACCGAGGGGTATATGGAAGACAAAAAAGAAGGGTTGGATTTTATGGACGCCATGGACGACTTTGAACCAGAATTTGAAGACGGTTTGTCCATAGAAGAATTTATGAATTCTTTAAAAGATAAAGGAAATGATCAAATTCATTAAGGCTTAATATCCCTTAATGGCACATCCTAATTATAATGATTTTTTGAGCACCTGTCAAGGGCTTTCAAAACACTATTGACATTTATTATAAAATAAATTATACTTGTGTTATAAAGTATTAAAGGACTTTTATTATGAGCAAAAAAACTGAGAACAGACATTACGTCAACAACAAAGAGTTTTTGGCGGCAATGATAGAATACAGAGAACAAGTAAATGAAGCCGAAAAGAAAGGCGAACCTAAACCGAGAGTGTCAAATTACATCGGTGAGTGTTTCGTTAAGATTGCAAATCACTTGGCTTACAAATCTAACTTTGTAAACTACACCTTCCGAGAAGAAATGATCCTTGATGGTATTGAAAATTGTATCACATATATTCATAACTTCGACCCAGAAAAATCCAAGAACCCCTTTGCGTATTTTACACAGATCACTTATTATGCTTTTCTTCGGCGTATTCAAAAAGAAAAGAAACAACTAGATACAAAATATCGATACATTCAGAGTCTCGATTTGCATGGTATTCTAGATGAACTCGGAGAGGACGGTGGATCAAATGAATTTCTTGAATATATGAAGAAACAAATTGAAGAGTCTGATAAGATGAACGAGAAATTTGCCGATCAATCTAAGAATGTTCCGAAACGCAGACCAAAATACTTCAATGACAAGGAAGCAATGGACTTAGCTAAAGAAAAAATTAACGCTTTAAAAGACTCTTGACATCTGCTCTCAACATATGTATAATGATACAAATACTAGGGGGTATATATTATGAATGCATTTGGACTTGACCGCAACTACACTGTAGCTGCAAAACTTCACAACGACAAACACGTTGTGAAAATGAACATTGAATATCCACAACTGTTGTCTACTGCACATCGTGTGTTAGATGGTACTATCTATCTTGGCAAAACTGCTAATGGTAGAAACATCAAGCGATGGAAACATCCAGATGATATGATGGAAAACACATTGTATAAAGCATCTCACATCAATCATCCTACTGCCATCTGGACAAGAACCACCGTGGCAAACTATATCTGGTTGTATGGGTTGTGGGAATCACTTGCAAAAGAATATACACATCGTTATGGTAAACAACATGCATGTTGGACAAAACTCGGTGATGTACTCAAGTCAGTACCAAGAAATATTCCAGACGGGCCAATGACCGAGATACCACAAGCAATGCCAGATGATGTAAAATGTGATGACTTTGTTGAAGCATATCAAGCTTACTATCGCAAATACAAAGCACACTTCTCTAAGTGGACTAATAGACCTATTCCACAATTCATGACTGCTGTATGATTCTATCCAAAGAAGACTCGCTGTATGCGAGCAAGCTAATTATTGATTATTTTTCCAAGTTTGGAAGGATAGACGATTACTTTCGTGCAAGAAAAATTGAACGGGTGAAGGCTTTGCCTCCGCCCCTGTTTGGTATGAGTGTTGAAGACGATATGTTTCAGTTATGGGACACACCGCCTGAGGACTTGGACTTTGAAGTTGTTCAAATGAACAATGAAATCTTTGATCAGATGTTGGAGATGACCGCTTCGTTTTCCCCCGATGAGGCGCCAGGTAAAACTCTTAAACTGATTGTCAAAGAAACAAACACCAATAAAGCCGTTGGGTTTATTAAGATGGGTTCCCCCCTCATCAACTCAAAACCCAGAAACGACTACCTCGGCGGTGTTCCCGATCTGGGAATTTTCAACCAACGTGCAATCATGGGGTTCAACATTGTGCCCGTTCAACCTTTTGGTTTCAACTATCTTGGGGGTAAACTCATGGCTGCAATCTGTTGTTCCCATGATGTTCGCAGGATGTTGAACAAGAAGTATGACACGGAGTTTTGTTTGTTTGAGACGACATCTCTTTATGGCAACATAAAGGGTGCATCTATGTATGATGGTATGCGCCCTTATCTAAGATACAAGGGTGACACCATGTCATCATTTTTGTTGACTATGGGTGAAGATATATACTTTCACCTAAGAGATTGGTTTGAGGAAAGAAACGGCGGAGAACCTTTGATTCACAAGGGTGCATCTAGTCGCAAACTAAAGTATCAAACCAAGATGGTTGGGATTGTTAAGGCATCTCTCAAGGAACATGATGCCGAAGAGTACAAAAGATTTACCGACACTATCAAATCATCCACTGATGTAACAACAAACAAACGGTTTTACATGTCAGAGTATGGATACTCCAACGTGAAAGATGTGTTACTTGGAAAAACAGACACATTGACAAAGGCAGAAAACTTTGATAGATTTGAACTGCCAGAAATTATTAAGTGGTGGAAGAAACTGGCCACCAAGAGATACAACAACCTCCATTCTGATGGTAGAATAAGAAAAGAGTTGGAGGTATGGAACCGTGACACGATTGATAAGATAGATATTATACGATGATAGTTGGATTTACTTGTGGTGCATTTGATTTGTTGCACGCTGGACATGTTGTGATGCTGGAAGAGGCATCAAGCAAATGTGATTACTTGATTGTTGGTTTGCAGATTGACCCCAGCTTAGACAGAAAAGGTAAGAACTCGCCGGTGCAGTCTGTATACGAACGATTTATACAACTGGACGGGTTGAAGTATGTGGATGAAATTATTCCGTACTCAAGTGAGACATGCCTGATGGATATTCTTGTCACTAAAAAAATTGATGTACGGTTTGTCGGTGAAGATTATAGGGACAAAAGATTTACTGGTGACGAATTAAACATACCTGTTGTATTCACCAATAGGAAACACTCTTTTTCTTCCACTAGTTTGCGAGACCGAGTGAAGTTATCATGAAAATTGCTTGTGCCAGATTGCGATCTAATGTAAAGTACAATGGCCCACTGGAAACTGTGTTGGATAGTTTCTTGGAGAACTATGTACAGTGGATGAGAAATAATCCACAACATGAGTATGGCACATACAATATTTCTTTTGACCATACTCGACCAGTCCGTACACCAGAGTCTATTGAGTGGGCAGATGTAATTGTAATTCCTAGTGATAGTGAGTTTAGATATCATGGTGAGTTACAAATGAACCCCAAAGACTTGGCAAAGTCTCAGTCCCATATTGAAAAGATTGCACCTTTCTTTGATGGTAAAACAGTGATCATTTGGAGAAGTGACAGAGGTGACACCGAAGAACTTTATAGGAGTTTTCTGCCAAACGTCAAAAAATTTGTTGTCATAGATGAAATTGATTTTCCAGGCAACATCCACGGAATGAAGTATCATTTTATTCGTGATAGATTTGAAAATGCAATATCTGAAATGTTTGGACGAACACATAACCACGACTTTGGTTATTGGGGTCGAATGAAAGACGGGTGTGATCGTGGCAAAGTATTGCGAAAGATTTACAGAGACCCAGACATCTCTACTGTTTTGATAGGTGGGTTTCCCTCTGGAATGAAAAGACAGTCTGCGTGGATTAAAAATTGGAATCAGTTGTACCCAAAACTAGAACCATGCCGATCAACACTTTGTTTCAACTGGAAAGACCCTACCGCCACTACTTCAAGGTATGTTGAGGCCCTGGCGATTGGTATGATTCCTTTTGTTTACCAGAACTATGATGAGAATAATACATATAATATTGATGACTGGCAAAGGGTGCAGGACTTTGAAGATTTTAGAGAAAAGGTTATCGAACTAAAGAACCCGTCTGTTATGGCAGATAAACTTTCTGAATACAGAAGAAACTATGAGAGTGTGCTACTATCAAAGGGTGGATACTATGACATGTTTGCACACATGATGAATAAGGCTATTGCATGAAGGTTGCACTAATTACTGATACGCACTTTGGTGCTAGATCAGACAGTCTTGCGTTTGATGCGTATTTTAAGAAATTCTATGATGAGTATTTTTTTCCATATTTACAAGAAAACAATATAGATACTATTGTACATTTGGGTGATGCGTTTGATAGAAGGAAGTTTGTAAACTTCAACACACTCAAATCATGCAAGGAGTATTTTTTTGGGCAGGCACAACGCCTTGGTATGACTTTGCACATGATTCCAGGCAATCATGACACATATTATAAAAATACCAATGACGTAAACTCTTTGGAATTGTTGTTGAAGGAGTATGACAATATCCATGTCTACCCAGAAGTTACGGAGATAACGTTAGATGAAAGAAAAATTTTATTCGTCCCTTGGATATGTAGTGACAATTATACAACTACAATGGATGCTGTTAAGTCAACGGATGCCAAAGTATGTTTTGGGCATTTTGAGTTTACTGGGTTCCAAATGTACAAAGGTGTACCAAACCCTCACGGAATGGATACTGATGCCTTTGATCATTTTGATTTGGTTTGCAGCGGGCATTTCCATCATCGTTCTTCTAGGGATAACATTACTTATCTTGGCAATCCTTATGAGATTACATGGTCTGATTTCGATGATGACAGAGGATTTCACATCTACGATACGGAATCGAACGAACTGGATTTTATCAAAAATCCCTACAGAATGTTTCACAAACTCTTCTATAACGATATGGACGGAGACAGCTCTTTTGATCTTTCTGGTCTTGTCGGCTCTTGCGTTAAGCTTATTGTGGTAAAGAAAGAGAACTTCCTAAAGTTTGACAAACTAGTTGATTCTTTGTATACTTGCAACTGTGTAGAATTAAAAATCGTAGAAGACTTCTCTGAGTTTGAAGATGATGCGGTTGGCGATGATGTAGAACTTGCTATAGATGATACAATGACATTACTTAGGGACTACATTAGCAATACTGTTACCGACTTGGACAGAGAAAAACTTACATCGGTTGTGCAAACACTCTATGTTGAAGCACAACATATGGAATAGACAATGAAAATTCAGTATGTAAAAATTCCAAACAAATCCCCAGAACAAAAATACTTTGTTGCTGGTGGATGTTCATTTACTTCAAACATGTTAAACGTTTCATGGCCAGAGTCCGTGTGTTCAAAGATGAACATGGTAGGAATGAACACTGGGATACCGGCGATAGGCAACAATCTAATATTGATGAATGTTCTCCATGTTCTTCAACGTATGATAGAGTCTGGCATTGGTGCGGATGAAATTGTTGTAGGAGTCATGTGGTCTCATGCAGACAGAGCAGAATATTACAGAGAAGATCATAGAGATGATATTTTGCCACAAGGAAAAGCAGTTCCTTCTGTAGTAAAATTTGTAGAGGGATCAGACGGACACTGGGTTCCCTTTTCTCCCACAAATGTTGGGTGGATATCACAAAACCTAGATGATCCAAATTCAAATTTATACCCAGAATATACAAGAAGGTATGTCGATCTTGGCCGTATTATGTTGGAGGAGTTTTTTCTTACCGATGTTTCTCGTGTTGTTAATACCATGAAAAGTATTTTGACCCTCCAAGAATTCTTAAAGAGAAATAACATCAAGTACTTTTTTGCAAAATACATTGATGATGCCTTTGTTAAAAGTTCTTGGGAACATCCAGAAGTAAATTGGTTAGTAAAACTTATTGATTGGGATTCTTTCATACCGAGTGGTGAGTTTGAATGGTGTTTTGATAACACCGATTTACCTTTTAAGGAACAACTTGCCTTTGGTAGAGAAAGAGATAGAAATTCTCCCTCACACCCCACCCCAGAACAACATGACATATATGCTGAACAAGTAATTGTTCCCCGACTAAAGACTATTTTATGATTATATTTCAAAAATTGCGGTGGAAAAACTTTCTTTCCACTGGCAATAATTTTACTGAGATAGATTTTACCCGCAACCCCACGACACTTATTGTGGGTGAGAACGGCAGTGGTAAGTCTACCTGTCTTGATGCTTTGTGTTTTGTATTATTCAACAAACCATTTAGAAGTATTAACAAGCCACAACTTGTAAACTCAATTAACAGTAAAAAGATGTTGGTTGAAATTGAATTCTCTGTTGGAAAAAAACAGTATAAAGTAATTCGTGGAATGAAACCAAATGTCTTTGAGATATACTGCAACGATAAGTTTCTAGACCAAGATGCGGCACTCAGAGACACCCAAAAGTATCTTGAAGAAAGTATTCTCAAGTTAAACTACAAGTCATTTACTCAGATTGTTATTTTGGGTAGTGCCTCTTTCACCCCCTTCATGCAGCTGCCTCTTGCATCTAGACGAGAGATCATTGAAGACATTCTCGACATACAAATTTTTACTACTATGAATGTTTTGTTAAAAGAAAAGATGAACATTCTAAAAGAAGATATTCGCACAATAGAATCTGAAGTAGAACTTGCTAAACACAAAACCAAAGTTCAGAAAAATTATATTGATACTTTGGAGAAAGATAAAGCAACCAAGATTGACAATATTAAGGAGTCTATAAATGAGACGACAACATCAATTGAGAATAATGAACAACAACTTCAGAAATATGAGGCTGAGAAGTCAGACTTGGGTGAACCTGAGAAACGAAAAAGAGAACTCGATTCCTTCAGAGAAAAATTCTCAACCAATATTAAAAGAGCAGAAAAAGAGTTAAAGTTTTACGAAGAGAACAGTGATTGTCCTACATGTAAACAGGAGATTTGCGAAGACTTCAAACATGATATGTCAAATACTAAATCAGAAGAAATATCTTCTCTGGAAAAATCTTTAAAGGGATTGGAGAAGGAATATGATGATGTTGCTAGTACATTATTGAAGTGGCAAAATATATCCGATAAAATATCTTCTGTACAATCTGACATCATCGGACAAGAAAGATACAAACAAAAATTAAAAGATATGTTATCTGATGCGGAAACAAATTCTACTGATATTAGTGACGAAAAAAAGAAACTAAGAGTGATGGCTAAGGAAGTTATATCCAAGAATGAGTTGCGTTCTGCCAAGAATGAAGAACAACATTATAATTTGGCTGTTTCACATCTATTGAAAGACACTGGTATTAAAACTAGAATTATCAAACAGTACTTACCGGCTATCAATAAACTGGTTAATAAGTATTTGCAGTCGATGGATTTCTTTGTACACTTTGAACTTGATGAGAAGTTTAATGAGACAATCAAATCTAGACACCGAGATAAATTTAGTTACGCATCCTTCAGCGAGGGTGAGAAACAACGTATTGACTTGGCTCTTTTGTTCACATGGAGAACAATTGCCAAGATGAAGAACAGTGCTAGTACAAACTTGTTGATACTGGATGAAGTGTTTGACAGTTCTTTGGATAATAATGGTACAGACTATGTTATGCAACTACTAAATACTATCGGTGATCAAGCAAATGTATTTGTTATCAGCCACAAGGGTGATCAACTGTTTGATAAATTTAGAAGTCAGATTAAATTTGAAAAGAAACAAAACTATTCGGTGATGTCATGAGCGATTTAGAATTACTTCCCCTTAACCACCCCATGCTAAAGGTTCCGCCTAATGAGTTTGTGGATTGGGAAAATGCAGAAGAATTTGGAGATAAGATTTGGAAAAGACAGCAGTCTTTGGGCGGGATCGGATTGTCTGCAAATCAGGTTGGGTTGAATGCTAGGGTATTTACTATGGGTGCTGGTGCAAAAAAATGGATATTCTTTAATCCAGAACTAGTTTCTCATAGTGACACTGTTGTAATGATGGAAGAGGGTTGCTTGAGTGCGCCTGGATTGATGTTGAGAGTCAAAAGACCAGAAAAGTGTACACTCTCATATCAAAATGAAAATCAAGAAATTGTTATGGAAGAGTTTGATGGTCTTTGGGCTAGAGTTGTTTTGCATGAATATGATCATATGTTAGGACAAAACATGTTGCAAAGAGTTGGTAAACTGCAACTAGATAGGGCTTTGAAAAAGGTGAAAAAACAAAACAAAAAAATTAAGATGTTGAAGTCTAGTGCTGCATAAATATAGACATGGCTTATTCAGATAAAGTACTAGATCACTACGAGAACCCAAGGAATGTTGGCAAACTTGACGAAAATGATGAAACTGTCGGAACTGGCATGGTCGGAGCTCCAGCGTGTGGAGACGTTATGCGGTTGCAAATCCGAGTATCGGATGACGGAATTATTGAAGACGCTAAATTCAAAACTTACGGATGCGGCAGTGCTATTGCTTCTTCATCACTACTCACAGAATGGGTTAGAGGAAAGTCCCTTGACGAAGCAGGAAAAATCCGCAATACAGAAATTGCTCAAGAACTATCACTCCCGCCTGTAAAGATTCATTGTAGTGTACTTGCCGAAGATGCAATCAAGGCGGCAATAAAAAACTATCAAGAGAAGCATGGAAACGATACAGATCACCAAACAAGCCGCTGATTGGATTGGAAAACAATTACAAGAACGTGGAAGAGGGTTGGGTGTGAGAGTGGGTGTCACTCCGAGTGGGTGTACTGGATTCAAGTACGTTATTGAGTATGCCGATCACCAATCTATAGAAGATGTTGTAGTCGAAGAACACGGCGTAACAGTTTTCATTGATCCAAAAAGTTTGTTGTACCTCTCTGGGTCTTTGATAGATTTTAAGAGAGAGGGTATCAACAGCGGCATAGAAATTTCCAACCCAAAGGCAACCGCACACTGTGGTTGTGGAGAGAGTTTCGCCGTCTAGGAGAAATAGATGTCAGATGATTTCGATTTTGGTTTTACTGCGGTAGATGACGTACCTACCAGTACAACCGTCCCATCCGAACCTGTACAGGCTACATTGCCCGAGGGGTCTTTGGATTCGATCATGGATAAACTAGAACAATTGGAATCCAGAATCCTGTCTGCCGATAATACTGGCATGATAAACGAACACCGAGCCCTGTTGGAGGCCGATGTTAGTGGCAAATTGAAGGATGTAGAACTGCTGATCCTGCCCCTGTTGCAGAATCTCAAAAAGAACCCCGAAAAGGACTACATTCACTGGCCCAATAGAACCGCCATAATTGACAAACAAATCGAGAAAATTCTCGCCGTAACTCGCTATTTTGAGCGGATTTGATCGAAAAAAATTGAAAAAAATTTGTAAGCCCTTGATTTATAAGGAAATCTTTTTTCGCTGGGCCCCTTGACTTTTGCCTCGATAGCTGTCATACTATACATGTATTTGAGAGTGAGAGTTATATGAATATTGAATCCAAGTCCTATCTCGCCAAGTTGTTGGCCACCGAAGACCTTGCGATAGAACATGCTAATGTTCCTACCGCAGCGTTCGATCTTAAAAACCGCAAAATTATTCTTCCCAATTGGAAAGATATGCCCGGCTATGTTTACGATCTTCTGATCGGACATGAAGTTGGCCACGGTTTGGTCACCCCCGCTGAAGGATGGCATGATGCTGTTTGTGATCAAGGTGCTGGTTTCAAGTCATTCCTAAATGTTATTGAAGACGCTCGCAACGAACGACTAGTCAAGCAACGATACCCCGGCCTTGTTAAATCATTCTACAAGGGTTATCGTTTCCTATTCGACAAAGATTTTTTCGGTGTTGCTGATAAAGATGTCAACACCCTGCCTCTGATTGATCGTATCAATCTTCATTACAAGATTGGTTCATTCCTCAATGTTCAGTTTTCCGATTCCGAGAAAGAATTTCTCGCTCGCATTGATTCTGCTGAGGAATGGTCTGATGTAGTTGACATTGCCAATGATCTTTATAATGGCGCAATGGAAGATATGGAAGATCAGCAACAGGAACAGCCTGCTCCTGCCGCTGGCGAAGATGACAGTGAAGAAGTCGAGGGTCAAGGTTCCTCAATGGAAATGTCCGATGACGCCGAAGATACTGATGATCCCACCGAGGGCGATGGCCAATCTGGTGAGACCACTGGCGAAGAGTCCGATGACAGTTCCGAATCTGCCGAGTCTACTGATTCCGAATCTGATTCTCAATCTGACACCGAACAGTCTGAATCTGATCAACCGATTGAATCACAATCAAGTCAATCAAGTGAATCGCCTGTTGAAGATGGCGAACCCATGTCGCAAACCGACAGAAGTTTCCGTCAAAATGAAAGTCGCCTCTTGGAGTCTGACAGTGAATCAGTTTTCACCGCTTACTTCCCCAAGTTTATCAGTCGCAAACACCATGTAATCCCCGTCTCAAAAACTTGGGACTTTGAGTTCAAACTAACAAAAAATTATTATGATGAAGTTTCTGCCGATGAGGCAAAAGCCTATCGTAAAAGTTTGTCTGATGCGTTTCGATCTAAAAACAAGTCTTCCATCAATCAGTTGGTCATGCAGTTTGAGATGAAGCGCAAGGCGTCTGAGTTACGCAAGGCACAGGTTCACAATACTGGCAAACTCAATGAAGATAAGTTGTGGGCCTACAAGTTGACCGAAGACTTGTTCTTGTCAAACACTGTCACGCCTTCTGGCAAAAACCACGGCATGTTCATGATTCTTGATATGTCTGGTTCTATGGCTCAACATATGGCTGGCACAATTGAACAGTTATTGATACAAGTTTCCTTCTGCAAAAAAGTTGGCATCCCATTTGATGTATATGGTTTTGTTTGTGGTATGGATATGAGAGAAGGTGTTCGCCAGTCAAATTCTGAAAATGAAATTTGCATCAATCCTGGCACTGGTATGATTCAATTAATCACTTCAGAATCTTCACCCAGTGACTACAAAAAACAATTTGAAAGTCTTTTGATTTACGCTGATACTTGGGCTAATTATGGTAGTCGTTGGCGTTCTAACCGACACAATGGATGTCTTGCCAATTATGCCGATCTTCCTCGACACTTGTCGTTGGGTTCTACCCCCCTTGCCGGTGCTATGATCATTGCTACTGATCTTGCCAAAGAATTCAAAGACCGCAATCGTGTCGAAGTGCTTAACACCATTGTTCTTTCCGATGGCGGTAACACTGATGAGTATGAAATTTGGGGTGACAATATCAGAGATGATGGCTGGAGAAATCGCAAATCAGTTTTCGCCACTAAACTCATTCTAAAACGTGGCACTACTTCTGTTGTGGTTAAACAACCCGCCGCAGTTTATCAGTCACGTTACCGTATTGGCAAAGAGATGTCTCTTCTCGCTGGTATTGCCATGTTCAAAAAAGTTACGGGTTCCCGCATGGTAAACTTCTGGATCACCAGTAAAAAACGTGGCGATGTCAAAAATGCTTACAATTGGGTAACCCTCAATCCGTATCAATGGGATACCGCTGAGTTTGATGCCGTATACAAAAGTACTTGGTTGAAAAAAGATTACCTGCCACTTGATAGTGCATGGGGATATGATCAGGCTTTCCTTATCAAAGGTGGTTCTGATCTCAAAATTGATGATGCTGAATTGGAAGTAAAGTCCGAAAAGAAGTCAGATATTCTGCGTGGATTCCGCCAATTTCAGTCCAAAAAGACCAATTCCCGCCACTTTATCAATCGATTTATTGATATGGTTGCGTAAGTTGTTGATTTCAAAGGGAAAGAAAATTCAATTATTTTCGCCAAGCCCCTTGACTTCTGCTTCGGGATGTAGTAAGCTAGTAGTATGTTGAGTGATTGAGTTAATAGAGAGAGTAAATTATGAGTATTAAACAGAAAGATCAACTGATGGCCGCCCTTGCTGAGTCTAACAACCAGACGGGTATTTTCTCAAAATCTGAAGTTATGGATATCGCCCGTGAGGCTGGTCTCAAAAACCCGATGTGGTTTTTCAAAGAGGCCAAGGTTGGCCGCAATCAGTTTAACCCCGAGATGGTTGGCCAAGTTGTGTCAATGCCCAAACCAACCAAACCAGTGGCGGTTATTCAAACCCAACCCGAACCAGTGGCCGCTGCTGCTTCTAGGGTTCTAACTCAGGCGAAACTTGCTGTGGAAATTGAAAACCTAGTTCCTGCCGCTGACAAAACATATGTTCCTTTTGGTTTCTATCGTGACCTAGTGAACATTGTCAAGTCTGGTATGTTCTATCCTACATTCATTTGTGGTTTGTCGGGTAACGGTAAAACCATGATGGTTGAACAGGTTTGTGCCAAACTCAAACGTGAGGCAATCCGTGTCAACATTTCGATTGAGACCGATGAAGATGATCTGATCGGTGGCAATACGTTGGTTGATGGTAACGTAGTTTACCGTGAAGGCCCTGTGCTGACTGCCATGAAACGTGGCGCTGTCTTGATCCTTGATGAGATTGATCGTGGATCAAACAAGTTGATGTGTCTACAGGCAATCCTTGAAGGCAAACCCTACTTCAACAAAAAGACTGGCGAAGTTGTTACTCCCGCCTCTGGTTTCAATGTGATCGCTACTGCGAACACCAAGGGCCGTGGTTCTGATGACGGTAAGTTCATGGGTGCTCAGGTTCTTGATGAGGCATTCCTCGAACGATTCGCAATCACGGTTGAACAGGAATACCCGTCTTCCGCTCAAGAGAAAAAAATTGTTCTCAACAAGATGGAAGTCGCTGACTGCGTTGATGATGAATTCGCCGACAAGTTGGTACTGTGGGCTGATGTGATCCGAAAGACTTTCTATGAGGGTGGCATTGATGAGTTGGTTTCAACCCGCCGTCTAGAACACATTGTCAAGGCATACGCCATGTTCAAAGATCGCCTCAAGGCAATTCAGTTGTGTGTCAACCGTTTCGACACTGACACCAAGTCTGCCTTCATCGATCTTTACACCAAGGTTGATGCTGGTGTTGATCTTGATGCCCCTGCTGAAGACCAGAATGATGACAACCCAGAGGCAGATAACTATGACTTCTAAGAAAGATTACAAATACAATGAGGGTCAGCTGATCGCTGACCTTCAAGCATATGTTGATAGTACATATGATGAACACTATGCTCAGAACAAAGTACAAACCACCGAGTTTGTTATAGATACTGGACATGGCGAAGGATTTTGCCTTGGTAATATTATCAAATATACGCAAAGGTATGGTAAAAAAGAGGGCAAGAACCGTAAAGACTTGCTAAAAGTACTGCACTATGCGTTAATTGCACTACATGTTCATGACTTAGAACAGTAGTAAAGGTTCCGCCTTAGGGCGGATCGGGGACTGGCGGCCTCTCTCACTCTCTCTCAATTCGCCAGTCCCCGATTTTTTTGTTATAAATAAGAGAGTAAATTACCATTTAACTTTTGGAGAGAATAATGGCTTATCGAATTAGAATTACATTTACCCGTCAATCTGAGAGTGTAGAGTGGCCTTTTTGGGCAGCTGACCTCTTAGGATCAACCTATGAAACCAAGGCGTCTGCATTTCAAGATTGGTTGACTGGTAGAGACGAAGCTGATGTGGTGTTTGATGCAGAACCAGACGGCAATACCGTTTATTGTGATATCATGTTTGCTAATGAAGATGCATACGATGATTATACTTCTGCTTGGACATCAGCTGGTCTTGAAGACCAATTCCAAGATCAGGCTTTCCTAGATTATTGTACGACAAATAACGTCACCATTGCTCATACTACGGAAAATGTATAAACTTGAGTATGTTTTAAAAAGACCTACACTTAGTACAAAATGGTATCAACAATCAGAAGAAAGAACTGTTGAACACAAAAAAGCATCACAGATATTTCATGATTGGTTAAGACAACAAGAAAGAGTTGAGGCCCATAGTACGTTTTCATCTGATGGATTGACTTATAAGTGGACAATGGTTTTTGATGATGAAGAACACTACAATGATTATGAAAGGCAGTTTAAAGAATTGATCAGTGATGAACCGTTTAACGGAATTCCAATTACCTCTTTCCCATGTCTTCTAGAATATCACAAGAAGCATGGGATTGAGTGTAGTTTGCCAGAAAATGAAATTTTGGAAAAACCTTTTGAAATTTGATCTTGACTTTTCCTTTTTTATTTGTTATTATGTAATTTGTTTGATCGGAGTATATTATGATGAAAGTTTCCAAACCAACCCTCGACACATTTAAGAACTTTGCCTCTATCAATACGAATCTTTTGGTTCGTGAGGGACAAACTCTTGCTACTGTGTCAAACTCAATGAACATTTTGTGCCGTGCCACGGTAACAGAAAGTTTCCCCAAAGAATTTGCCATCTATGATTTGAATCAGTTCTTGTCTTTGTTGACTATGGATGAGAATGCTGATCTCCAGTTTGGAGATGAATCTGTCACGGTACAAACTAATGCTGGCAAGTTTGAATTCTACTATGCTGAACCGTCTGTGATTAAAGCTGCACCAGATCGCTCGATTGAAGTAGAACCACTCTACACATTTCATATCGCCAAAGAAAATATTCAGACAATTTATCGTGCTGCATCTGCCATCTCTGCTCCATTCTTGCGAGTAGTTGGCAATGGACAACAGGTATTAATGTCTGTTGGTGATCCAAATACCCCCAAGAGTAATTCTTTTACGACAGTTCTTGGTGATAGTGATTTGGAATTTGATGCTAGGTTGTCAATTGAATCATTGAAGATCATTCCAGACACATACGATGTGACCATTGGCACAAAACCAGTAATGATGTTTTCCAATAGTGAAAGAACCTATTGGTTGGCACTTGACCCAAGTTCAAAAACTCAGTAAGGTGAATTAAAATGATTGAAGTAGGACAGCGATTTCCAATGGATGTCGTTTTTAAAACACGGGTTCGTGATGAATCCGTTGGTGGTACTAATCCATATCGATGGCAAGATGTAGTTTCTGGTGATTTGTTTAGGGACAAGAGGGTAATTATCTTTGCATTGCCTGGGGCATTTACTCCAACTTGTTCTGCTTTCCAGTTGCCTGGATATGAAGAAAACTATGAAGTGTTTAGGTCAAAAGGTATTGACGAAATCTATTGTTTATCTGTAAATGATTCGTTTGTTATGAACATGTGGTTCCGATATCAACAGATCAATGGAGTTAAACCTATTCCAGATGGTTCTGGTATGTTTACTTCTGAGATAGGGATGTTGGTTGACAAAGATAATCTTGGATTTGGCCAAAGATCATGGAGATACTCGGTACTTTTGAATGATGGTGTTGTTGAAAAAGCCTTTGTTGAAGATGGTTTTGGAGACAACGTTGAAAATGATCCGTATGAAGTTTCTGATCCAGCTACGATGTTTGAATACATTATGAACGAGAGTCCAGTTGGCGGCAGTCAATTAGAACTCAATCTGGAAGAGTCTCTTGGTACAAAGGATAAAATTGGATAAGGAGTATTATGGCTTCTGCATGGAGAAGTAAGAACGCTCGTGGTCGGCGTATGGTGGCACTTGAAAACCTCAAGAGTGCCAAGTTTTTCCCCAAAGGTGATCGCACCGAAGAGAAGTGGGAAGAGAAACGACAACAACAGATTGAGGTTCTTGAAAAAAGGATACGGTGATGAATGAATTTCTCTGGGTGGAGAAGTACAGACCCCAAACTATTTCGGAGTGTGTTCTCCCAAATAGACTGAAGGATGTATTTCAATCTTTTGTTGACCAGAAAGAAATTCCTAACATGTTGCTCTGTGGTACTGCCGGTACAGGCAAGACCACAGTGGCACGTGCTCTTTGTAATGAATTAGAATGTGACTACATCATTATCAATGGATCGGATGAGTCCGGCATTGATGTTCTCAGAACAAAGATTAGGGACTTTGCAAGTACGGTCAGTTTCGGCGGTAAGACCAAGGTAGTTATCCTTGACGAGGCGGACTATCTAAACCCCAACTCTACGCAACCAGCGTTGCGTGCCTTTATCGAAGAGTTCTCCAAGAACTGTCGATTTATTTTTACATGTAACTTCAAGAATCGAATCATCGAACCGCTTCATAGTCGGACAACGGTGGTAGAATTCAAACTCAAGAAAGAAGAGAAACCTCAGATGGCATCTGCCTTCATGAATCGTATCTCTGACATCCTTGATCAAGAAAGTATTCAGTATTCAGAAAAAGTTCTTGCTGAACTTCTGATGAAATATTTCCCAGACTATCGTAGGACGCTAAACGAACTACAACGGTACTCAAAGTCTGGTGCAATTGATGAAGGTATTCTGAGTAACATTGCTGAAGTCAACATGAAGGGATTGTGTGATAGTCTCAAGGACAAAGACTTCAAGAAGATGCGCCAGTGGGTTGCTAACAATGTAGACACCGACCCACAAGGGTTGTATCGTAAAATCTATGATACTCTGATGGACAAAGTGGTACAGGTTCCTCACTTGGTGTTGTTGATTGCTGACTACCAGTACAAGTCGGCATTTGTTGCTGACCAAGAAATTAATCTTACAGCATGTCTTGTTGATATTATGGCCAACGTGGATATGAAATGAGATTTGCAAAATACGATTTAACAAAAGCAACCGAATCAGTAGCACATGCAATTGCAGAAGAAGTTCTTGATCACGGTGTGATTGTCTTTCGTAATCAGAATCTAACCCCAGATGATGAGGTTAGGTTTTGCCAAATGATTGGTGAGTGTCAGCAGTTGCAGAACAAGCCAGGCGAACGTGGTGAGCATATTGCAGTCAATGATCATATCATTCGGGTCACTGGTGAGAAGAATCAACACGGCGAGCCTGGGTTGTTTGGTCACACCTCTGCTCTTGACTGGCATGCCAATCAGGCAAGCAGTTATGATCGTGCTCCACTTATTTGGTTGCATGGTGTCAAGGATACTGTTGGTAGTTGTACCAGTTGGATTGACATGCGACAGGCATATGAAGACCTTTCCGACAAAGATAAAAAAAGAATCAACAAACTTCATATTACCTTGGGATATAAAACTGGTTCGTATTCTGAAAGTGATTTTTTTATTGAACATCATGCTACAGATAAACCATTCCCATTAGTCTATACCAATGAAGCAGGAAAAACTGGACTTTACTTTCCTTTCCTACAGATATTTGGTATAGTAGAATATGAACAACCTCAGTTTGAAGAAACTATGGATTGGTTGAAGGAACATGTATTGCAAGATAAGTATAGGTACGATCATCACTGGCAAGATGGTGATGTTGTTATTAGTGAACAGTGGTTGACTATTCACAAGAGGTGGGAGTGCGACAACATGGAGAATAGAGTGTTGCATCGCATCGCATTTGATTATTCCAAGGTGAAGTTATGAGTAAAAAGTTGGCGATACAAAGAATAAAAAATTGTCTGGAAGCTAGTAAACGTACCATTGATCCACAGTGGCGTGCTTACTGGATAGACACTGCAAAGAAACTATCAGTCAAATACAAAGTGAGTGTTGTAGATAAAAATGCTTGAAGATTTAGGAACACCCAAACCAACTTACAATCCAGAGGACTATCAGACAAAGAAGAAGTCTATTAGTCCATTTGATTTTACAAACAGCATTACTTATACCAAAGAGAATCTGATTGTAGATGATTGGTCAGAGAAACAGTATAATCCATTTTTGGTAAACAAGTCTCTGTCTCATGGTAATGATACTGTACATGTGGCAAATGAAATGAATTCTAGACCACACATAGATAAGAAGATGCAGTACGATTTCCTGATCGGTATAGTTCGTAAGAAAAAACGATTTAACAAGTGGATCAAACCCGAGCGGGAAAGTAATGTTGAGATCGTGAAAGAATATTTTGGGTACACTGATACCAAGGCGATTGAGGCTCTGAGAATATTATCCGATGATGACCTCCAGTCTATTATTAAACTATTAAATAAGGGTGGGAAAAATTAGCATTTTATAAATAATCTTCATAAACAATAATAATAATTATGAAGGTAACTTTAAAATGAGTGAAGATTTTTTTGCTATTAATTTTCCAGATTATACTCCAGTGGAAATAAAATTAAAAAATGATGATGACTTTTTGAAAGTGAGAGAAACCCTATCTAGAATAGGTGTTGCATCCAAAAAAGAAAAAGTCTTATATCAATCTTGTCATATCTTGCACAAGCAGGGTAGGTATTTTATCACCCATTTCAAAGAGCTCTTTGCTCTTGATGGTAAGTCTGCTGAACTCAGTGACAATGATTTGATGAGAAGAAACTCGATTGCCAAACTGTTGAGTGATTGGGGTCTGATTGAACTTTGCAGTCCTATTGCAGAGGAAAAATTAGCACCAATGAGTCAGATCAAGATTCTGCCTTACAAGGAGAAAAACGATTGGACTCTGGTCACTAAATACAATATTGGTAGGAAAAAATAATTATATAAGGCAAGAAGTCTTATATATATTATCGTATCGCCGTAAGGGATACGCAATTTAAACTCGCTGAAAAGGAGACTATTATGGTCACACGCAAATTTGGTGTCGCCGACATCGACAAAATTATGGATCAGTATCGCCCATTCACTATTGGTTTTGACTCGGTATTTGATAACCTTGTAACCTGTAGTGAAGTTGCCAACAATTATCCCCCCTACAATATCGTTCGGGTAGATGATGAAAATTTCATCATAGAAATTGCCGGCGCTGGTTTTACTGAAGATGAATTCAATATCCACGTTGTCCCCACCGGCAACAAACTCATTGTTCAAGGTGTTCAAGATCGTGGAGAAGACAAGAGAGAATATCTCCACAAAGGAATTGGCGCAAGAAACTTCACTCGCACTTTCGCACTAGCGGAAGATGTAGAAGTACTTGGTGCTGACTTTGTAGATGGTATGTTGAATATCACTCTACAAAAAATTATTCCCGAAGAGAAAAAGGCTCGTGAAATCCTAGTAAACAAAAAGTCTAACCCAAAATTTCTCAAAGAGGAAAAATGAAAACTTTAATCCAAATGGCCAAGGATTGTGATGGACGATTCTGTGAACAGGTAACCGAAACAGTATTTGTTTTGGGAACTCTAGCAGTAATGATTTATTCAGTTGTTGGTCTACAAACTGTAGCTTAATGGAGACTATATTGTTATGAGTGAAGAAATTGTAGATGCAAATTTGAATGAAGAAGTGGTGGAAACCCCACAACCTCCTAGTAAACCAGTTAGTATTGGTATTAAACTTCAGGGTTGTACGCAAGATATCATTGGATATCTTTCCGATGATAAAGAGGGTAACCGATGGATGGTTCAGAACCCAGCTGAAATTCACTATAAATCTGACGAGAAGAATAGGGAGGGAGTATTTAGAATAGTCTTTGTTCCTTGTTCTCCTGCTAGTGAAGGGGTTTTGTTTGTCCCCTACGGTCAAATAAATTATGTCTTTGAACCAAAGGCAGATATTAAGTTGGAATACGAAGCAAAGTTCCAACACACTGCTACTTCTACTAGTTCTAGGACACCAAAATTTGAAGGATAGGGATTGACATTAACCATCTGTTGTGATACTATGTTACTTTGATTTATTATTTTGGTTATGATTGATGTCTCAAAACTTCTACACTTATGCATGGCAATACGGTAACTCCATTTTAGTTAGGGGCGTGAGGAATGGTAAGCGTTTTACGGAACGTCATCCCTTCGCCCCTACACTTTATGTAAAGTCTGCCGAACCATCTCAATTTAAATCTATTGACGGTCAAAGTCTGAAAGAAATTACTTTCGGAGACAATGCTGACTGTAAAGAATTCTTAGATAATTATTCTAAGATCGAAAACTATCCTATCTACGGTCAGACCGATCTGACCTATCAATACCTTTCTTCAATGTATCCAAGTGCGATTGAATTTGACATGAGTCAAATGAAAATCTTGTCCATCGATATTGAGACAACCGCCGAACACGGATTCCCAGATGTAGAGAACCCCATCGAAGAGGTTCTTCTTATCTCTGTCATTGACAATGCCACCAAAGAAATCCATACATGGGGTTCTGGTGAATGGAAGTGTGTGTCAGAAGAAGTCGAAGGACTGCCCGTGACCTATCACTATTGCAGTGATGAATATGATTTGCTAGAACAATTCATGCAGTGGTGGGCAAGTGATTATCCAGACATTGTTACTGGATGGAACATGGAACAGTTTGATATGCCATACTTAGTCAACAGGATTGACCGAGTGTTTGGCAATGATGCCAAGAACAATCTCAGTCCGTACAACATGACTCGTAAACGTATGGTGCGAGGACACAACCGAGAGATCATGAAGATTGATATCAAGGGTGTGATCCAACTGGACTACATGGATTTGTACAAAAAGTTTACTTACACTTTCCAAGAGTCCTACCGACTCGACTACATTGCCGAAGTAGAACTTGGGAAGAACAAACTTGACACGGGGTTTGAAACTTTCCGTGAGTTTTATGAGAATGATTGGAACAGGTTCATCGACTACAACATCATCGATACCAAACTCGTTGACGAACTTGATGATAAGATGAAGTTCCTTGAGTTGATTATCACGATGGCATATGACTGTAAGTGTAATTACAACGACATCTTTTCTTCAGTGCGTACATGGGATTGCCTGTTGTATAACCATCTGCTAGAAAAAAATATCATGATCCCCCAGAAGAAAGAACACTTCTCCAAGGGATTTCCAGGCGGTTATGTGCAAGAACCCAAGACAGGAAAATACAAGTGGGTTGTGTCTGTTGATGCTACAAGTCTGTATCCTTCTATCATCATGCAACACAATCTATCTCCCGAGATGCTTGCAGAAAACCACAAACCAATTGACTGTACCGTGGACAGTATCTTGGAACGGAAACATCAGTTGAAACTGGCAGATAGCGGGTTGTCCATGGCTGCTAATGGATATCTCTATCGAAAAGACAAACAGGGTTTCATGGCAGAGATTACTCAGAAGTTTTTTGATGACCGACAACGGTATAAGAAACTGATGAAACAGGCAGAACAAGAGTATGAGGATACAAAGAATCCTAAACTCAAGAATGACATTGCCAAGTATCACAACTTTCAGATGGCAAGAAAAATTCAGTTGAACTCTCTCTTTGGTGCGATTGGTAACAAGTGGTTCCGATACTTTGATGAGCGAATCGCAGAGTCAATTACTTTGACGGGTCAGTTGATTATCCGTGACACTGCCAAGGTAATTGATGAATTCATGAACAAGTTTCTTGGCACAGATAATGAAGTGTACTCTTTCTACACCGACACCGACTCTTGTTATTTGACACTGGATACGATGGTGGAGAAACATCTGAAGGACAAACCATTCGATGAGATTATTGACATCCTCGACAAGTTTGTTGACCAGAAACTTGAACCAGTTATCAATGGCCGGATGCAGGAACTTGGTGATTACATGAATGTATTTGACAAGAAGATTGTGTTCAAACGTGAAGGTATTGCTGACACTGGCATTTGGGTTGCGAAGAAAAGATATGCAATGAATGTGTGGGACAACGAAGGTGTCCGATACAAGGAACCCAAACTAAAAGTGATGGGGTTGGAGATTGTTCGATCATCTACTCCCGCACCAGTCCGTAGTTGGTTGAAGGAGGCAGTCAGTCTGTGTCTCAGTGCTGATGAAAAAGAGTTGCAGGACTACGTTGAAGAGACATGGCAGAAGTTTAAGAGTATGCCTCCCGAAGACATTGCCTTTCCTCGTGGATGCAATAACATTGATAAGTATGTTTCCCGTGAAACAGTTTACACTAAAGGAACTCCGATGCATGTTCGTGGTGCTTTGGTGTATAATCACCTTGTTCGCACCCAGAAGATTGAAAAGAAGTATCAGTTGATTCAAGATGGTGACAAGATTAAGTATCTGTATCTCAAGGAACCAAATCATGTCCGAGAAAATTGTGTCGGTTTCAATGGTCTGATGCCGAAGGAGTTCGATCTCCATCGATACATCGATTATGATACCCAGTTTCAGAAAGCATTTCTTGACCCACTAAATACAATTGTTGAAAGTTTGAACTGGAATACAAAACCAGTTGCTACATTAGAAGGATTATTTTTATGAGTTTGATTGATAAGTTAAAAAAGAATTCCACAATTAAAGAGTCATCTGTATTGACTGACTCCAAGTTTTTCAACACGAAAGATTTGATCCAGACATCTGTGCCTGCTTTGAATGTGGCACTCTCTGGTAAACTTGATGGTGGACTTACGCCAGGATTGACGGTGTTCGCTGGGCCTTCCAAACACTTCAAGACTGCCTTTGCTATGCTTCTTGCCAAGTCTTATCTAGACAAGTATGATGATGCGGTGATTCTGTTCTATGATTCAGAGTTTGGTGCGCCTCAGGGTTACTTCCAATCTTTTGGTATTGATACTGACCGAGTTGTACATACTCCAATCACAGACATCGAACAGTTGAAACATGACTCCATGTCTCAGTTGAATAACATCGAACGGGGTGACCGTGTGATGATTATCGTTGACTCTGTTGGTAACTTGGCATCTAAAAAGGAAGTGGAAGATGCACTTGATGGCAAGTCAGTGGCTGATATGACTCGTGCTAAACAGATGAAGTCTCTGTTCCGTATGATCACTCCTCACTTGACACTGAAAGATATCCCTGCTGTAGTTGTCAATCATACTTACAAAGAGATTGGTATGTTCCCAAAAGATATCGTCTCTGGTGGTACAGGTATCTACTACTCTGCCGACAACATCTATATTATTGGCCGTCAACAAGAAAAGACGGGCACAGATTTGACGGGATACAACTTTATTATTAATGTTGAGAAGTCTCGTTATGTCAGAGAGAAGTCTAAGATTCCAATCGAAGTTTCTTTTGAAGGTGGTATCAGCAAGTGGTCTGGTCTACTGGACATGGCACTTGAATCTGGTCATGTTGTGAAACCCAGTAACGGATGGTATCAAGTTGCGGCAAATGGCGATGACAGTAAGAAGTATCGCACCAAAGAAACATATCAGAAAGAATTCTGGTTACCAATTTTGAAAGACGATACGTTTGTCGAATGGATTTCTCAGAGATACCTAATCTCTTCTGATTCTATCATGCAAGCAGAGGTAACCGAGGAGGATATTGAAGATGCCTACAGTGAATTGTGATCGTTGTGAAACTGCGATAGACCTTGACAATGATCCTGCAATATGTTTTAATAGTGCAGATGATAAGGTTTACTTATGTGAACCATGTGTGGAAGATGTAAAGAGAGAATTTATTGATGAGATTAGAGACAGAAATATTATCGAATCTGATATTTGATGAGGAATATGCACGAAAGGTTATTGCATTTCTAAGAGAGGATTACTTTCTTGATGTAGAACATAGAACAGTGTTTGCATCAATTGCCGAACATTTTCAAAAGTACAATGCATGTCCATCAAAAAATGCTCTACTAATCTCTTTACAAAACAATAGAAAAATTACTGAAGACTTGTATGCCAAGTCGGAAGAACTTATCAATGGATTGTCTAATGTCTCTTCTGATTTGAATTGGTTAGTTGATCAGTCAGAAAAGTTTTGCAAGGATAAGGCAGTTTACAATGCCATCATGCAGTCTATTCAAATCATCGATGGTCAAGACAAACTACACACCGTAGATTCTTTGCCTAGTATATTGTCAGATGCACTCAGCGTAGGATTTGATAACCACGTTGGTCATGATTATGTTGCTGATGCTGACATGCGATATGATTTTTACCACCGAGAAGAAGAGAAATTGCCATTTGATCTTGACTACTTCAACAGGATCACCGAGGGTGGACTGAGTAACAAGACTCTCAATGTGGCACTTGCTGGTACTGGTGTTGGTAAGTCTCTGTTCATGTGTCACTGTGCCGCAGCCTGTATCGAACAGAGTAAGAATGTTTTGTATATCACACTGGAAATGGCAGAGGAACGCATCGCAGAACGTATCGATGCCAACATGATGAATGTGCCAATCACAGACTTGCGTGATCTGTCTAAGAAAATGTTTGATGATCGGGTCGAAAAGATCAAGAACAAGATCGATGGACGTTTGATTATCAAAGAGTATCCGACTGCCTCTGCTCACGTTGGACACTTCCGTACACTACTTGAAGAACTGAAAGTCAAACAGAACTTCATCCCAGACATCATCTATGTTGACTACCTAAATATCTGTGTGAGTCAAAGACTCCGTGGAAATGTTGGTGCGAATTCCTACACCATTGTCAAGAGCATTGCAGAAGAAATGCGTGGACTTGCTGTTGAGTTTGATGTGCCGATTGTCACTGCAACACAGACAACCCGTGGTGGATACAACAACAGTGATGTTGATCTGACAGATACTTCAGAATCTTTTGGTCTCCCCGCAACCGCAGACTTGATGTTTGCCCTAATTTCCACCGAAGAGTTGGAACAACAGGGTCATATCATGGTGAAACAGTTGAAGAATCGTTACAGTGATCCTACTCGCAACAAACGATTCATGATTGGTGTTGATCGTGCTAAAATGAGATTGTATGATCTCGATGAAGCGGCACAAGATGGTATCCACGACTCTGGACAATCCATTCCAGACGAACCAATCTTTGATAAAACCGATTTCGGTTCTCGTGCTAACTTAGGTTCAATTAAATTATAAATATAATTATGTTTAGTAAAATACTATTTGGTGTCATTCTTGCGGGCGGTGCGGTAGGGTATCTCTACTACACCCAGACCCAAGCTGAGCTCATTGAGTTGAGAGAATACAACATGGCGTTGGAACTCAAGACTCAAACCCAAGATGAAACCATAGATAAAATGAATAGTCAGTACCAATTGCAAGCACAGGCTCTCATGGATTTGACATCCAAAAATGCAGAGATTATTGCTGAAAGAGATCGGTATTTGGATATTTTTCGTAGACATGATTTGTCTAAACTGGCCGCTGCAAAACCAGGCTTAATAGAACCGAGAGTTAATAATGCTACCAAAGAAGTTTTCGACAGTTTGGAAAGCGACAGTAATTACGACTTCGATCCTGATCCTTAGTGGATGTGCGCTGATGAAACAGGCGCCCAGAGAAGTTGAAATTAGAACTGTCGAGATGAAGATTCCAATTCAGCATCCCGTCATGCCGAGACCCATCGACATGAAAGACCCCAATTGGTATGTGGTGTCTGAAAAGAATATCGAAGAGTTCATGCAGCGAATTCAAAAAGAAACTGGCGGTGTATTCTTTGCAATGACCCCAGGCGATTACGAACTAATGGCTTACAACCTCCAAGAAATCAAGAGGTTTGTAAAAGAAACTAGAGAAGTGATTATATATTATCGTACTGTGACTTCAAATGATGAAGAACCTAAAGAGGAAGTTACAGATGACGGAAGAAACAACGAGTAAAGAATTTCATCCAGCCGACACCAACGGTGATGGTAAAGTAAGCGCAGAAGAACATGCGATGTACATGGAATTCAAGAGGAAAGAACTTGAAGATCAGGATGCCATGCGAGACAGTCAACGAAAGATGGCTTGGTTTGCCCTCTTTGGAATGTTGCTTTACCCGTTTGCAGTGGTTATTGCTTCTCTCGCCGGTCTTGATCAAGCACAAGGTACTCTTGGCGACATGGCACCTACTTATTTTGTTGCTGTTGCTGGTATTGTTGCCGCTTTCTTTGGCGCACAGGCTTTTAGTAAAGGTAAATAATTGTTATATTTTGATATTGAAGACTCTTTGACACAAAGACAAAAACACCTTTTCCTTGAACTTGGCAGACACTCCTTTTTCGACCACACTACTGGTGGTGACGATACTCACTTAGATATTGCTGTGATTTGGGATTACGATTTTGTGCAAGAGATTTCTGCCAAGTATCAAGTCAAACCAACAATGATTTCTCTAATGAGAATCAAGTCTGGTGATGAAGTTGTCCCTCATGTGGACAATCCATCCCACAAAAGACCAACCAGCGTTGTCTTTCCTTTGATGCCCAAGTCAGACAACTATGCTCCTTGCACCATGTATGACCCCGATGATCACCGTACAATCAATATATCATGGAGAGACTGTTATGCCTTTGATACTACAAAATTGCATGGTGTCAATAATAATACCGATTATGACCGATATCAGGCCCAAATCTGGTTTGATCTGCCTCTAGAAGAGGTTTTTTCCCTCTACAAAAGCAAAAAATTTCTAAGTGTTTGATTTGTAAGGATATTTTTTTCCTTTAAAATCAATGACTTACATTTTTTTTAATTTTTTTTGCTTTTCCTTTTAAATCAATGGCTTACAGATGTTTAAAAACTTGACATCTGCCCCAATAGCTGTCATAATATATGTGTAAATTGAGTTGAGAGAGGTTTTTTTGATGTTTAGATTGTTTCAGTTAGATGTTCCCCGTTCCGAGTTTGATGCCGTCAATGAGATGGGTTGGACGGAGGCGATGGAAAAGTTTCCCCGAGTTGAGGCTCACATGGCACTGACCATGCGTGGTTCCGAGGCCTATGTGACCGAGTATGATCAATACTTCCAACATGTCGCTGACATCGATGTAAACGATTGTGAACAGGCATTTTTGGTTCACAATAATCCGCATGGCAATGAGGATTACGAAAAGTTGATCACTCGCCATGCTCAACAACATTCGATGTCAGTTGGTGACATTCTCGTTGGAGAATATGGTGAAGTCCTAATGGTTGATCCAATGGGTTTCACTCAGTTGATGAGTTCTTTTGTTGGTGCGGAGGCTGCCTAATGCATACTGATAATTATCCCGTTACTGTTGCTATGACCAAGTATCATTTGAAAGGTACTTTGGAAGGTATAAAAACCAAAGAACGCATGGGTTTCATGTCTTGGGCTGATGCATGTGCGTGGGCTGGTGAAGTTACCATGTCTGTTCGGGTTCCCTATGTTATTCTTGAGATGACCAACGAAAAGACTGGTCAGATGGAGGCTTTTTAATGACTCTAAGTAAAGCAGGACGTATTATCAACGCTGAGGCCGAGTTCCTTGGCAAGACATGGGATTGGGTGATGAATGCTGTCGCCACTAATCCCATGATGTTCCCCAACCGTGTCATCGAGGCACACAAGGTTTTGACATCATGATAGATTGGAAGACCGAGTGGCCTGTGCGGGTGTTCGATGAAGAGCGTAATCGTATTTTAGATGATCCATACTGGTTTGTGGATCGCCATGTAACGATTCGTAAAGACGGCACACAAGTGTTAGTCTTTGGAGTCGAGCAGATGGAGACCGAGTTGAGAGCTTTGTTGAACGCTGTAAGAAGAGGTGAAAGATGAAACTGGTATTTGCTTTGGTTGTTTTGATCAATAATTTGCCCAACAATACTGATGGTATGTATTTCCAAAATGCCGCTGACTGTAATCGCAAGGCCTTTGAGACCGAGACGGGTTTCGCTGGTTCTGGCCCAGACGGTGCTGTAAAAAGTTGGAAGTCGAATGGAGTAAACATTCGTGCGTATTGTGAACCCCGACTAGTTGATAAAGATGCGAGGGCATTTTGAAAAGATACTTCAAAGAAATAACCAAGTGGGACAAAGTTGAACACACTGTCCCCAATCACACATATATATTTGAAGACTCAAAGTGTGTGGGATACATCAAGACTGGCACTAAAGAAGAAATCATTTTTTCAAAACCTTCCCGCCAGTTTTCAAAAAGTTATCGAAAATTTGTTGAAATATTTCCTTGACTTTAGTTGATACTTTTGTTAGTATAGTAAATTGAAATTGATAAAAAAGGTATTTCATAATGAGTTCTAGTTCAAAAGAACATTTAAACAAAATTGCGGATGGCATCAAAGAGATGTCAAACCCAGAAGTTGCACAGAATATTCTTGAAGCATATACATTTATCTGGTCTCTTTTAGACCCAGATAAATTTGGTTTTTCTTGTTCTGCTGAAGTTCGTGATGAAGCTAGACATGTTTTGGGTTTGAAAAAAGTTGAGACAAATCAGTTAAACTATGCAAAATCTCTTGGTTTGGATGAAAATACTCCAGAAATTAAAACCATTGTAGATAAGTTATAATTTTTCTGCCCATAGCTCAACTGGATAGAGCATCAGCCTTCTAAGCTGAGGGTTCGGGGTTCGAGTCCCTGTGGGCAGGCCAATTTAGGAAAGTAAATGCCAACTTATAATTTTAGAAACAAAGAAACTGGTGAAGAGTGGGAAGAGTTCATGGGAATTTCTGCTTCCGAAGAGTTTCTTAAAGAGAATCCACACGTTGAAAAAGTTTTCAACGGTAAGGCGCCTGGTTTGGTTGGCGGCCATGGAGATAGAACAAAACCAGACGGCGGGTTCAAGGAAGTCCTGTCTAGAATTGCAGAAGCTAATCCAACATCAGCTCTTGCAAATGATTACGGCAAAAAGGACGCCAAGTCGGTTGCAGTGAGAAATCTATCACAAAAATATCGCTCATCTGATTAATTTTGTGTTTCTTTCTGCTATATATATTTAGAACCGTTTAGTAAGCAACAAGAGGGATTTTTTATGACACGGTTATTGACGGTTGCATTGGCTTTTATAGTCATGGCAACAAATGTGGGGTGTGCTTCAGCCTCAGGAAGTGAATATTACGAAGCAATTCGCAAGACCGCAGAAGCCCAGGCTCTTGCATCCGAAGCGAAGTATCGTGCGCTCGCACAAGTCGCTGCAAGTGGTGATGGTCAGGCTGCATCCGCAGCTGTTATGGCTATCGCACTGTCTCAAGACAAAACCGTTACCCCGCAGTACGTTGAGTCTTCCGCTCTGAAATGGGCGCAAGTTCTTACGCCTACTGTTGGTACTTTGGGTCTTGGTTTGATCCAGGCCGGTGTATCGAAAAATGCATCTAATAACGCTGCTAAAGTCCAGATGGCAAGTATGGCTAGTAACGAAGCCATTCAACTTGGTCAACAGGAAATGGTTGGTGGTTTGGTCGGTGATCTGAGTACTGGTTGGTCTACTACCGCAGCTGCTGGTGGTGCCGCTACTGCTGAGATTGCAATCGCAGGATTCAATGCACTGAATACTGCTGGTGGTCAAACTGTTGATGTCGCAGTCGCTGGTTTGAATACTGCGGATAGTATCGCAACCACTGGCATGACTACCCTTGGTGATGTTGCTACCGCCGGTTTCACTCAGATTGGTGCTACTGCTGAAGACGGTATCAATGCAACGGGTGCAGTCGGTCTTGCTGGTATGACTAGTCTTGTGACTTTGGGTACTACTGGAATTGCCGCTACTGAGAACACTGGTATTAGTCTTGGTACTACGGGAATGACTAGTCTCGTGACTCAGAATGATGCTTGGTTGGACTACTCTACAACAAGAGATGCTAACATTCAATCAATTCTTGCAGACTTCAATTCCACGATTCAACAGTTAGGTACTGATCTTGCAACACCGATCACATGTGCTGATGATGGAACAGGTACTATTGTTTGTAACTAATTACATCAAAAGTGTGATAAATAAGGGGGGTAACACCCCCTTTTTTTATGGAGAATGATAATGAAAGAAGAAGATATCAAAATACTTGAAGAGAAAGTAGAAAAAGAATTTTTAAAAAGTCAAGAACTCTTAGATAATAACCTAGAACAGGCTGAAGTAGATTCTTTATCTGAGGCTCTTGCTATAGACTATGTGGAAAAGTGGAAGGTTTATGCGAGGATGAAACTTGCAGAAAGCAATTTGGAAAAATCTGAAAATCTTCGCAAAAGTCTGACGCAAAAATTAGTCCATGTGAATGCGAACCTTGAAGTGACTCTAAAAGCATTAGAAGATAAGAAAATCGCTGTTGCATTTGAGATCAATGAGAAAGAGAAACTCAAGGAAGAGATGAAGGTATTGAAGGCAGAACTAAGGTCGCTCAAAAAACCTAAAGAGGTTTCAAAGCGTTCGGCCCCCGAAAAAAAGTCCGTGGCCAAAAACGCTTGAGAGGTTTTTTATAAATAGTGGTATGTATAGTTTTTCATCCTATTTAAATGAAGATGCCCAAGGGAAGAATCTTCACCTAGAACACCTAGAAGACGAAATTATTAATTTCGGAATTGGTGGGGCTAGGGGCGCAATTAATTTTTTACAGTCTTTGCGTGATATGCTTTCTGGTAGTTCTCGTTCCTCTGTTCACATGACAGTGAAGTGGGATGGGGCCCCTGCTATCTTTGCTGGTGTAGACCCCTCGGATGGGAAGTTTTTTGTCGCAAAGAAGTCTGTGTTCAACAAAACACCGCTACTATATAAGACAAAAAAAGAAATACAAGACGATGCTAAACTACCACAAGCATTGAAAATTCCTTTTAGTATCGCATTAGAAGAATTTAGCAAACTCGGTATCAGGGGAGTTCTACAGGGTGATTTGATGTTTACCTCTGGTTCCCTTGAAACCGAGACCATTGATAATGTTAGGTATACAACATTTCAACCAAATACAATCGTTTATGCAGTTCCCCGTGGTTCTGATCTTGACAATCAGATAAGGGCTGCGAGAATTGGTGTTGTATGGCATACCACATATACTGGCAACAGTTTGCAAAATATGCAAGCGTCTTTTGGTGCAAATATCAGTGGTCTCAAAAAAATAAAAAGTGTGTGGATGGATGATGCTAGTTATCGTGATGAAAGTGGCACTGCTACCTTTACAAAATCTGAAACTGCATCGGTAACTGCAAAACTTTCCGAGGCAGGAAAGTTATTTCGCAAAATCGATGCTGTACAGTTAAAGAATTTTATGAGATTGCAGTCTGCTTTGGAAGCTGATAGTAAAACTACTGGCGCTACACTCAAAACATACAATAACTCCAAAGTTAGGGTTGGAGAGAAAATTGCCAATGTTTCCACCCATGTTTCTGGTTATGAAACTTGGGTGTCGGAAAAGTTTGACCTTGCTGCTAATAAACTAAAGACCCCCGATGCAAAGAAGAGAGTGGAGAAAAAGAAAGTAGAAACTCTCAGAGAAATAAAAAAACATAGGGTTTTACTTGGAAATATTGTTGCTTTTCAAAATGCTCTGGTAGATGCGAAGATGATTATTGTGAGGAAACTAAATTCTATCAAACAGTTGATGGATACTTTTGTTCGCACCAAACAGGGATTCAAGGTTGTCAATCCAGAAGGTTATGTTGCTATCGATAGAGTTGGTGGTAATGCAGTTAAACTTGTTGACCGCATGGAATTCAGTTACAATAATTTCACTGCAATCAAGGCGTGGGACAGATGAGAATAAAAGAAGAAAAAGAAAAACATATCGTGTTTGCATTTGGAAGAATGAATCCGCCTACTGCTGGTCACAGTAAATTGGTAGACAAGGTTCATGCAGAAGCAAAATCGAGGAATGCTGATCATAGAGTTATAGTTAGTCACTCTCAGGACAAACACAAAAACCCGCTCTCAGCAAAACAAAAATTGAGGTATCTCAAACATGTTCATCCCCACGGAAAGTTTGAAGCATCTTCGCAATCCCATCCTCACTTTTTTGCACACCTCAGTAAAATGCACCAAGAGGGTCACACCCATGTCACAATGGTGGCAGGATCAGATCGTGTTCATGAATTCCAGAAACTTGCAGACAAGTATAATGGCAAAAAGGGTTCTCACGGATATTATAAGTTTAAGCACCTCAAAGTTGTATCTGCTGGTGCTCGTGATCCTGATGCTTCGGGTGTTGCTGGAATAAGTGGAACAAAGATGCGATCTCACGCATCTAACAATGATTATAAATCTTTTAAGTCTGGTTTGCATAAGAACACCTCTCATGAAGAGGCAAAAAAATTGTTCCATGCTACCAGAAAAGGTATGGGTCTTCATGAAGACCAAGTGAGAATGTCCTTTTCAATGTTTCTGAAGGAGTCAAATAAATGAACAGAGAGGCAGTATACGAACAATTAAAGATAGACGAGGGTGTAGTGTATGAAATCTACAATGATCACCTTGGATATCCTACTTTCGGAGTCGGACACCTCATCGTTGAGGGTGACGAGGAGATCGGAAAACCAATTGGAACTCCAGTGGACGAAGAAAGAGTCAGAGAGGTATTTGATAGAGATTTGGAGACAGCAATCCGAGAATGTGATGCTTTATACGGGGAGGGGTGTTTTCGAGATTTTCCCGATGAAGTCCAGCAGATATTGGTCAACATGATGTTTAATATGGGACGTACCCGATTATCCAAGTTTAAAAAAATGAATGAAGCTCTCTTAGAGGGTGATTGGAAAAATGCCGCAGTAGAGGGAAGAGATTCTTTGTGGTATAAACAGGTCACCAACAGAGCAGAGAGGTTGATGAGTCGTTTGGAGTCAGTATGAAAGGTTTTTTAGTTGGTGTTTTAACAACGGTATTGGTTGGGTGTTCTAGCCTTAGCAATTTAATACCAGATAAGTTTGATAATGTGGAATATGGTAATTTGGTACACTTGGGTGTAATTTCAGAAAACACAAAGGATTGTTCCTCAGACCAGATTCAACTGGCATGGTCTTATTCTGCTTTCTTGGAAAAGTATTCAGAACATACCATGAACGAAACAAATCAAAAAATCTATACACAGATTCATGATCTAACCACTGAGTTGAGAAACAGACAAGACCCGTCTGAGGGTTATTGTAGAATCAAGTGGGGAAATATTTCCTCTATAGTAGAAGAGGCACTTGCCGTAGCTGGGAGTAGAATGAAATGAGCGAAGACGCATTAATTAAGAAGTACGAACAAAAAGTCAGAGAACTCAATGAACTCTTAGACGGTGGTATGATTTCCCAAGATGAATACGAAGAACTTGTTCAAGACTTTACTGATATCGAATCAATCAGAGAAGATATTAAAGATGAGAGTATGAAAATTCTTGCTGCTAAGGTTGTTGATGCTATCTCTAAGTTAGTTAAGGTATTATAAATAGTCCTTATGGATAAGACTTTCAAAGATTTTCTACCTCTAGAAGAAGGTGTCAATGACCCTGCCATCTTCAAAGCGGTTTTCTTAGCCGGCGGGCCTGGTAGCGGTAAGTCATTTGTCGTTGGACAGACTGCACTGTCTACTTTTGGGTTAAAGACTATCAACTCTGATGATGCGTTTGAGAATGCATTAAAGAAAGCTGGAGTTATGCAATCATACTCTTCTAGAAGAGACCCGGCGAAAAAAGCAATTACTGACTTCATCTCTAGCCCAAAAGGTCAGGCGATGCGTGACCGAGCAAAATACATAACTAATAAAAGGCAAGACCAATATATTGAAGGGCGTCTTGGTCTTGTCATTGACGGTACTGGTAAAGATTACGCTAAGATAGAAAAACAGAAAAACGCACTTGAGACTCTAGGTTACCAGACAATGATGATTTTTGTCAATGCTGACAGAGAGACTGCTAGAAAAAGAAATGCAAATCGAGCCAGAACTATTGACAATGTTTCACTGGGTTTCATGTGGAAAGAAACACAAAAGAATATTGGTAAGTTTCAGAACTTGTTTGGAAACGATTTTGTTATTATTGATAACTCAGAGGGTTCAGACTATCAAAGTGGAATTATGCACGCCTATCGCAAGGTTGGTCGGTGGGTAAAAACTTCCCATAATTATATCGCTCAACGATGGATTCGTGACCAAAAACAACAGAGGGGCATAAGAGAAGACCTCCGTAATTGGTTTAGTAAAGATCATCCCAAAGGTGATTGGGTTCGTGTAGGTACGGATGGAGAAATCAAAGGTCAATGTGCAAGAGAGCCTGGCGAAGGTAAACCCAAGTGTATGCCGAGACAAAAGGCACACAGTATGGACAAGGACGATAGGGCGACTTCTGCCAGACGCAAGAGAAGAAAAGACCCCGTTGCCGATAGAAAGGGCAAGGGTGGTAAACCCATCATGGTCAAGACGGATGTCAAAGAGGCAGCAAAACTTTCTGCAGCAGAACGTCTCAATAGACGACTCAAAACTCACCACGGTATAGATTTGGAAGCCCGTCAAAAGTTTTATACGGATATGATCAAGAAAATGAAGGATACTTCTGCAAAAGCAGTTGATTCCTCAAAAACTCAAAAAGAAACATTTCAGTGGATGAAAGACCCACTTGCCAAAACTGTTCATAGAGTTCACTATAACACCGCACTCAAAACTCTGAAACCTATTATCGATAGAAAGAAGAGAGAAGGTGGCGGCAAACTCAAACACGGTATTGAATACTATGCTGCACAAGTAGCAAGAACGATTTCCGACAAGGTTGATGCTAGAACTCTGGCAAAAATGTATCAGAAGGAAGACAAACAGATTAGTCGATACGAGTGGGGAAGACCAGAAGGTACACAATACTTCAAGGCCTTGACTCCAGGCGAACCAGGCTCTACTACCAAGAAAAATCAAACCACCAACAAATATCACTACAAAACAAAGATCGAAGAAGGTGAGAATCATTCGTGGAAAACCGATGGTCACTATAAGAAAGATGGTACTGAATGGAAGGGTGATCAACACGCCCACGATGGACAAGTTATGACTGGTAAGAAACACACAAAGGATAGTGAAAACCTATATCACTTCAAAGACCTTGGCCAAAAAGCTAGACAGATGGTTCTTGATAAACTAAAAATAAAAGAACACTGTGGATGTGAAGAAGAGATGGAAGTTTTGGAAATGGATGTTGATTCTATCTTCACATCGGAAGATATTGCCGACATGGAAGTTCAAATTGACAATATGGATTTTGATGAGATGATAGGTTTGGGTATGTACGATTCAGAAGAATTAGAAGACTTTGATTCAGCAGAAGAAGATGACGATGAAGAATCAGATATTCACGACAACGTGGACATTCTTGAAGCCCTGTCTATTCAAGGTAGAATGAAGAGGCGTTTTAACGCTAGAAGAAACAGACAGAAACTCAAAGTTGCTAGAATGAGAGCATCTAGGAGAGCCGCCGATCCTGCTAGGGTTAAGAGAAGGGCAACTCGTGGTGCAAGAAACATGATTAAGTCCAGACTTGCTAGAGGGAGAGACATGTCTTCCATGCCTCCTGCCGAAAAGGCTAGAATTGAGGCTATGTCAAAACGATTTACAGGACTGATCTCTAGACTTGCACAGAGAATGGTTCCAATCATTAGAAAGAATGAATTGAAACGACTTACATCTACCAACAAAAAACCACAGAAGGCGAAGAAGTATAAAGCTTCATCCGCAAAGTCTTCTGCTTCGGCACAAAAGGCTAAGAAATTTAAGGTGAAAAAGAAATGAAAACTTTCCTAGAATTTTTGGGCGAAGAAGGTATGAAGGGTATGACCGTCAAGGGTGGTCATAAACTTCCTGTTAGCAAAGGTGCTGGCTTAACCAAAAAAGGTGTCGAAAAGTATCGCCGCCAAAACCCAGGCTCTAAATTGCAAACCGCAGTTACTACTCCGCCCAGTAAACTAAAGCCTGGTAGCAAAGACGCAAAGAGACGCAAATCATTCTGCGCTCGATCTCGTAGTTGGACAGGCGAAAGAGGTAAGGCCGCAAGAAGAAGGTGGAACTGCTAGTGACTACTGTATTTAGAAATTTCGTAGAACAATTGGGTGGGTCTGACGCAACCACCTTTGTGGGTTCTGCTGGAGAAATTTTCTATGATCCCACCACCACTACTCTCAGAATTTCTGATGGTTCTACTCCAGGCGGTGTTATTATAAACACTGGTGGGGGTGGTTCCTCACAAACAATTTCTTGGGATTCTGGGACAAATACTCTATCCATTTCTGGTGGCAATAGTGCTGATCTAAGTTCTTTGTCAGGACAGAATACTGATTCGCAGACACTTAGTATTGCTGGTACTGATTTAACTATAAGTAATGGTAATACAGTTGACTTATCTGCATTTTTACAGACCGCAAACTTGGATACAGAGTTGGCCACCGCTACCACAATTACAGAACTGCAAGATGGTTCTGGTTGGAATCTGCCTGGCCCATATACAAATGAATCATCTGCTGCTTCTGCTGGCATTGCAATCGGCCAAGCATACTACGATAACGGTGGAACTGTTCGTGTTAGGTTGACATAAGGTTATTTAATTTATTATGAAAGTTGATAAAGTTTTAGAATATGTAAGAACTTATTTGGGACGAGGCCTCGGGTGGGAACATAGTATATGTCTACCGCAAGAAGAACTGGTGAACCTAAGAAGGTCTATTGGTGGTGTCAATTTACAGTTTGCTGAAACAGAATATCAAGAAAACAGAGATCATCTTGTTCACTGGATGTCAACTGATAATTTAGACGCATTTAAAAAAAACAAAAAAGATAAAGTAAGGTTAAAGTGTTTGGAACACTTTGGGTGGATAACCGAGAAAGGTGTTCCAGTAGCAATCAATTATAATTTAAACTCGGATGGGTTTAGAATTGATGATAGTTATGATAAAGAGGGGATTGTGTTTTATGGATGCAGTCACACTTTTGGTGTCGGATTGCCAAAAGAAAAAACTTTCTCACACATAGTATCTAAATACTTTGATTGTGCGGATTTCAACTTTGGTGTTCCTGGCACTGGATTGGATTTAGCAGTTTTACATGCTATGTTTATGTTAAGAACCGATGTAAAAAATCCAAAAGCAATTGTTGTGTTGAATCCCCCTCCTAGACGATGGAATTTTTTTTCTGGTTTTAATATAAGGTCTTGTTCTGCAAATACAATAAAGAAAAACCCAACGAAAGAAGAAATGTACAGTATGGAATATTGTTCTATCTTAAACGATATGAACAACCTTGTCCAAACATCAAAAAACATTGTTATGCTTCAAACAATAGCAAAAGAAATGAAAATTCCAGTTTTTATTGTTGATTCTGCACATGAATTTCGTAAAGAGTATAGAGCATGGGGCCACTATGAATGGCAGCTGGCTAGAGGAAATGATTCTTTTGATGGTATAAGTATGGCAAGAGATTTGATACACCCAGGCGCTGAAACTCATAAAATCTGGGCGGATGATATTATTGGTTTGATAGGCCCGTCTATGAATACCCTTAACTTTGCTTGAGGAAATCAAATGAAATGGTTAATAGAAAAAATCAAACTATGGTTCACAGAAGAATATGAACTTACTGTATTCTTCCCAGGCCCAGCGCAAGTTATGCCGGATGGTTCACGAATTGAGTCTGGGGCCCCAAAGACATATCATTGTAAAAAAATAGTAAAACTTACTACCAAACATATTATTTTTGTTGATATGGAAGGAAAGAGACACGAAATAAAAATGGTGGGTGATGTTGGGTACGATTTGAAAAAAATTTATTAATATCTTTATGAATGGATAAAAAATGTCAAAAGTTGATGTGTTACTTTTTACTGGAATGGCGGGATATGCAAATACAGTAAAAGAGTTTGGTGATGAACCAGTGTATGAAACCAGAAGTAGAACTTCTGGAACATATAGAATTGCTACCTACATAAGAGATGAGTTTGATCTTGATGTTGAGGTGGTAGATTTTATCTTTTCTTGGACAATTGAAGAACTAAAAGAACTTTGTAAAAGTAGGATTGGGCCAGATACCAGACTTGTTGGTATTGGCGGAATCTTTTTTCTTAGCGCCCCAGTAGTTCTTGAATTGTTCAAACACATCAAAGAAACTTATCCACATGTCACCACATGCGCTGGTAGTCAAGATGTGTGGTCTATTGTACAGATACCAAACATAGATTACTACGTCTCTGGATACGGAGAACTTGGTATCAAAGCAGTATTAGAAGGAAACCCCAAGTGTGTCGATCTTCAGATGTTTCCACATATGCCAGTTGTGAAACATGTTGATTGTTGGAGAACAAAAGAATACAACGCATGGCCATGGCCAATACTCTCCATCAAATACGAGGAAAGAGATTTTATCAAACCTTATGAAGTTGTTTCTATGGAGACATCTCGTGGTTGCCGTTTCAAGTGTTCTTATTGCAACTTCCCGATTCTAGGGGTTAAAGAAGACTACACTCGTAGCAAAGAAGACTTTGAAACAAACATCAAAGAAAATTACGACAAGTGGGGTCTTACAGAATACATTATTACAGATGACACATTCAATGATTATGTTGAAAAAATAAGAAAGTACGGTGATGTTGTTCAATCATTGGACTTCAAACCAAATTTCACTGGATATGTTCGTGCTGATCTAATGACCATGAGGGAAGGTGATCTGGAAGAACTGGCAAGGATGAGATTTAACAGTCACTTGTATGGCATCGAATCTACGAATCATGCATCTGCTAAAGCAATTGGTAAAGGGGGAGACCCAGAAAAAATCCTGCCTGGTATATTAGAAGCAAAGAAATATTTCCTCAAACACAATGATTTTTATCGTGGCGAAATGAGTTTTATTTGGGGACTACCTCACGAAACCAGAGAAACACTGGACAAAACATTCAAATGGATTGACGAAAATTGGTATGGTGAGGCAGTATCAATGTTTCCTCTACACATCATTAGGGATAGCGGGTTTTCGAGACCCAATGATATGTCCAACAATATGGATAAATATGGATATACAACCTTGCAACCAATAGAAATTAAACCAGTTGGGGATAGACTGGATCATATTTACAACAACCCAAATATTGCTGACTATTTTAAGTGGAGAATTAAGAAAATGGTTCCAGATGTAAACTCACCACAGTTTCAAATGGGTAGTTACCTCTGGAAAAACGAACACTTTGACTATATTGAAGCATTCATTGGCGTGCAGGAAGAAATATTTGGACACGAAAGATACTGGGATCGTGGTGTACCTATCTTTAATCAGTCAAATTGGCAGGGAGTTGGATTTACAAAGAATGATATGTTGACCAAAACATTTAGAGAACTGCCTAGTATGATGAATCCACCCAGAGAAATGGTCAAAGATTCTATAGAAGAGTACAAACAGAAGAAGTTATCTTTATAAATATATTGAAACATTAAATATTATTTTGGAGAATTTACATGCCAGTTGAAAGAAATATCAGGGATATTCTTGCTTCTGGACAGACAGACCTATTGGAAGCAGATATGTCAAGAAGACTTGATATGTTGGTCAGACAGGGTTTGATGTCAACAGGCAAACTTCCCATCCTAAAACGTGGTTTAGAAAAACTACAAATGGGAAAAGTTGGAACGCCACAGGAAAGAGATGCAGTAAACACTCTGTTGAATTCTATGATGTATATCGTTCTTGGTGACGATACGGTATTTCAACGGGCAAGACAACACACCCAAAAGAATCGCTATCAGACCGAAGAGAGTGAGATCAACTCGGCCGATGAAAGTGATGATGTAGAACTGAATGAATGGGAAACATTTTTGTTGGACATTGAAACTCTTGAAGAGAAGAATGTCCCAACAAACCCAAAATTGTGGTCTAAGTATAAGTCGCAGGCAAAATCAAAGTTTGATGTCTACCCTTCTGCTTACGCCAATGGTTGGGCCGCCAAGATGTATAAAAAGGCCGGTGGTAGTTGGAAGACTGTCAGTGAAGAAGTTGACACTGGACAGTATGATGCAAGAAAGAAACCGCAGTCCAGTGAAAAGGAAAAACAAGCTGTTTTCGACAAGCATCGTGAAAGGATGAAAAAACTAAAGAAAGAAGAAGTCGAACTTGACGAAAAGTTAGAAACAGAACGCATTAAACATCCAGTTGGCAAAAGACCCCCAGGCATAGGGTGGACTCTTAAACAGGCGGGTGAACAAACTGGAAAAGACCATAGTGTGTGGGAACGCAAATTCAAAAGAGTAAAACCCACAAACGAAGAAACAGAACTTGACGAAAAGATCGAAGACATGGACATGGGTGAAGTTATCAAAGACTTCCAAAAGTCTGATGCCCCTCAGTTTAAAGGTAAGTCAAAAGAAAAAAGAAGAGAGATGGCAATTGCCGCTAAACTCTCCAAAGAAGAGACCGAAGAGGAAACTACTGTGAACACGAACAACCCCTTTGCTGCAGCTAAGAAGGCAAAATTAGACGAGTATAGAACTAAGAACCCTGCCGCCGATGCAGAAGATTCTCGCCAACGTGCCAAGAAGGCTGCTGAGAGACTTTCTCGTAAAGTTGCAAAGACCGAGAAGGAAACAGACCCAGGCATCAAGGAAGAAGTCGAAATTGAAGAGGGTATGACTGCAAAAGATATTAAGATGGGCGTGGGTATTGCTCGTGATAAGAGATATGCTGGTGGAAACATGACAGGTGCATCTAAGGCGATGGAAAAGGTCAAGAAAGGTCTCTCTGATCATCCTCGTGTTAGGAAAGAATTGCAGAAACAGAACGAAGAGTCTCAAGAAGATTCTGTTGATGAAATCGCAGAAATGTCCTACAAAGAAAAGTTTCAGGCCATGTTGAAGAAAACTGGCAAGTCTCTTGCATCAATGTCTGACGAAGAGAAGAAGAAGTTTTTCAACAGTGTAGATGACGCACACAAGGCGAAGAACGAAAACTACACCATGAAGAACTCTTACGCTAAGTCTGGCAAGATGTCAAAGGATAAGGAATCACATGACACGGGTGGTTTCCGTATTTCTAACAAAGATGCCGCTGCTGCAAAGGATAGACTCAAGGCGAAGAAGGGTATCAGTGAAGTTGCAATCGCTGGTATCAACGCACCTTCACAGGGTGGTACTCGCAAAGAACTTCTCGACAAACTTAGAAAAAATCCAAAAGACACTAAACTTGCAAACTCTGCTTGGAAGGCTGGTGCAACTAGCAAAGAGATCAAAGGTGCCATTGCCAACGAAGAGATTGAAGAGAGCGCTGCTAACAGGGCTTTTGCTCAGGCAAAAAGAGATTACGATGCGGATGACAAGAAAGGTCTTGCTCCTACCAAGAAAGACTCTAAACCCGCAAAAGTCAGTGACGCATCTAATGCAAAAGAAATCGAACACATTGTACCTCAGATGCGAAAAGCAATTACTGTTGGTAAAGAGGTTCAGTTTCAAGATGGGAAGACGCACAAGATCAGCAAGGGCCATGCTGCCAAATTTTTGAACAAGTATATGAACAGTAAACCTGCTGACAAACATAAGATGCAAACGTCTGCCCATAAGAGTCACGATCACTTTATGAAGCATGTATAAATATCAAAACAAAAACCTCTAAAGGAGAATAACAATGTCCGCTTGGTCTAAGTCCACAAAACCCGTAGTTACGGGTATTCCTGCTTCAGAAATCTTCATGGTTGACGAAGCAGAAGTTGCCGCAACCCCAGGCATCGCACAGCCTGGTTGGGTTCGCCGTAAAGTACAGGGTTCTAGAGTTGTCTATGAAACTCTTGTTGCAATGGCAGATGCCGCTACTGATGCTGAATACGAAGCCGCAGTTGGTGTTGTTGCTACAGCACTTGTTAATGGTACAGAGTACAAAATTCTTACTACAGGTGACACCGACTTCACATTGGTTGGCGCCACAGACTCTAACCCAGGCACAGTCTTCACCGCTACTGGTGCTGGCGTAGGAACTGGTACTGCTGTTGCAACTGCCGATGATGACGATGACGAGTTCCCAGACTCCTAATAAATACTTTTAGATTAGGAGTATTTCATGGCTGATGCAAAACTTTCAGAACTAAATGCGGCTACTTCTGTAGCCGCTGATGACACACTTTATGTGGTTCAGAGTTCGGATAGCAAAAAGGTAACTGTTGCCAATGTTTTTGGTCAGGTTCCGACACCTACTGTTTTTGCCGATAAAGTTTCTATTGGCGATCATGAAACAATTACTGGTGCAGGTGCGTTGTCTAACCTTGTCAACGTACATCTTATCAATAGTCCAGGCGCAAGCGGAACACTCACAATGTCCGCTGGTGTAGAAGGACAAATGAAAATAATTATAATGACATCCAATTCTAGTCAGATTAATATGATATTGGATGACAGTGATCTTGGTCATGACACCATCACCTTCTCTAATGTTGGTGATACTGCTACTCTAATTTTTGCAGGGTCAAAATGGTGGATGATTGGGGGAACGGCTGTAGTAACATAAGATAAGAATAATAATATGGTAGAATTGAGTGAAGATAATTATCTTGTTTATGCTTTAAAACACTACAATAGTCCAGAATGTTCTGGCATGGAAGATTTTGAAGAAGACATAAAAAGATTTAAATATTTGAAGAGATTGTTCAGAAGGTATGAAAGAACTGGAGTACTGAACGATAGATTAATTTTGAATCACTTAATTGTGTTGTATAATGTCCTTGACGGTGCTGCGACACCACTATTGTTTTTTAAGATTGATAAAAAACATTGGCCAATTTTAAAAACTTTTTTAGTATTCATTAATAGAATGCCTATAGAATCAATAGTTAGTGGTGGAGTAAGGGGTGATGAGATACCACTCGACTTTCATGTTATAAACATACTTAGGAATATTTAATGTCAAGAGTAGTAGACACGCTAATTGCTTACAGAATATTGAGAATGTTTTCTCAACCTATTACTCAGCACCCAGCATATATTCAAGGTATTGTTGATAAAGACGGTAACAAGATCAAAGAACCTAGTACTTCATCCGAACTAGATTCTTATACAATGCTCGATAGATTAGCCTTCAAAATTAAAAGATCATTGATGAAATCTCCAGATAGAAATGCAAAGAGACTGTTGACATTTGCTGCTGCCATCGCTATTTTGAGAGAACAGAGTGATGTAGATGAAATGTCAGAAGAAGACTTTGATATTTTAATTGATATGTATTCTCAAGATGAAAACATTATCAGCGAGGCAAAAATATTAGAATCGGGAAAACTCCCATTTAGATATTTTGCAATGGGAGAGGAAATAGCCAACGCTGCTGGGCCTATGGTAGGTGGAAACATCGCCGGATTAGGAACAGACGCTCAGGGCGAACCAGGCCGCAATCCATCTCTAATGCCTCTTCAACGTAGAAAAAAGAAGAAGAGGCATCTCAATGTCAACTAGACAACCAGCAAAAACAAATGATTCAAGAATAGCTGTACTGGAATCCGAAATGCACAAACTGGACGGATTCTTTAGTAGACTAGATTTATCTATTGAGAAAATCACCGAACTAAACGTGTCCATCCGTGAAGTTTTGTCCTCCCATGAAACAAGACTAAACGCCACAGAAGTAGAATTGGAGCAACAGTTTTCCATGTTTGATCAAAGATATGAACAACTGCATTCTCGCATTTCTACTGTTCAGAGAGAACTAGCGGATGAAATGAAGGATGAGACGAAAAGTATTATGACCGCAATCAATGATTTGCGTTCTGATATGAACAGACATCAGGCGAAAGAAGAGGATCGCATTAGGCACATTGAGAGACGCCAATGGTTAATTATGGGCGCAGCTGCCACTCTTGGATTTATAATTGGGAATTCCCAATTTTTATCTGGATTTTTATCTTGACAAATCCCCTCCCCTAGTGATATTATTTTGTAATGATTCTACTTGATAGTAACGAAAAAATACAAAAGCTTCTGGACGGAAATTACGCAGAAGAAGATATTCTTTATTATAACGCAAATGAAGCAGAAATAAGACCAGACTACGACTATTCTAAATTACAAGCAAAATCCTATATAGAAGTTACTGGATGTCTTGATCCACCGCAAAATTTAAAACCAAATCACCAAAAAATAATTTATCCTTGGTTTTGGCTAGTCGATACTATTCGCATGGTGTGGGACAATGACGCAACCGACCCCAAAAGATACTGGCAAACCACAAGACCCCCCGCTCAATTCTACACATGCATGTTGGGTCAACTAAGACCCCACCGAGAAATGATTTTCGATCTTTTGTTGTGGAACAAATGTGTAAGTCAATACTTGACCTTTGCTGGAAAGGGTATTTACAGAGATGTCGTTGAACCTATTCGGCAAGACGTAGGAAGAGTTGTTTGGTCTGGTTCAAATCAACAAAAAACTCACAGGTTTCCGCCTTGGTATGATCTTTGTCTAATTGACTTGGTGGTAGAGACGCACGAAGACCACACATTCTACACGGAGAAGACTTGGAAACCTTTTCTTGGAATGCGCCTCCCAATGATCTTTGGAAATTGCTTTATGATGAAACCCCTTATGGAATGGGGATTTCGTTTTCCACTCAATATCGTTGATTATTCCTATGACAACGAACCAAATCCATATCTAAGAGCTCGTGCTTTGGTGATGGAACTAAAAAGACTCAGGGAAGAAGTTGGTATGGAGAAAATACACAAAGAAACCCTTACTATTAGAAAACAAAATCAAAGACTTTGTTTTAAATTATTAGACACCATCGAACTTCCTTCTGAAGTGCCAGAATTTCCAGCATATCTAGAGCATTTAGAAATATCTAAAAAATTAGGAAAACGTTTCTTATCCTATTGACATTTGACTCTATCTGTAGTAGTATACTCCTATGTTATACGTTGATGTCAAATACTTAAACTATATCTCTCATCGTTTTGAGAAATTCAAGCGCAAGAATGATTATCTCTTTAATGTGAGGTGTCCTTTTTGTGGGGATTCCAAGCGCAAACTAAATAAGATGCGTGGATACTTCTTTCGTAAAGAAAACAACATGATCTATAAGTGCCACAAGTGTGGATATGGCGCATCCTTTGGTAACGTGTTGAAACAACTTGATCCAGTGTCCTACAAAGAATACTGTCTTGAAAAATATACGGAAGGCGAGAAAAAACAGTGGCAACCATCTGGATCAAACTGGACACCAAACGGACACAAACTCTTTGATACTGCTGCCGAACCACCAGAGCCAAAGGTTGTAAATCTTATAGATAATATAATGGACAGGGTGAGTACTCTTCCATATGATCATGAGGTTGTCGAGTATGTTGAAAGTAGGTCAATTCCAAAAACTGCATGGGACAGACTTTACTTCATTGACAACATAAAAAATATCGTACAACTTAATGACAAATATGCGGCGAGTATCGTCACGGAGGAACCAAGATTAGCAATACCGTTCTTTGACAGACACGGCAGACTCACTGCTGTGTCTTTGCGTGCCATGCGTGGCGAAACGTTAAGATATATCCTAGTCAAAGTAAGAGAAGAAGCTCCAACTGTATTCGGTTTAGAACAAGTTTGTGAGGATAAAATGATCACGGTTGTTGAAGGCCCGTTGGATTCTCTATTTTTAGATAACTGTATTGCTTGTGCTGGTACTTCATTTGGCAAGATTGGGGATTTTGGATTTGATCCCGAAAAGATTCGGATTGTGTTTGATAACCAACCGAAAAACAAGGAAGTTTGTAAATTGATCGAAAAATATGTAGATCAAAATTACAATATTGTAATTTGGCCAGAAAGTATATCTCAAAAAGATATAAATGATATGGCAAGAGATGGTTTGGACGTACAGGAAATAGTGAACAACAATACTCACCGTGGACTGTCTGCCAAATTTAAATTCAATCAATGGAAAAAGTGTTAGGAGATAACATGAAAGAGTTTTGGAATAAAGTAAAAGCTTGGTGGATGGGTTTCGACTACAACCAAGATGGGAAGGTTGATGGAACGGATGTCAAAAACAAGGTTGATGATGTCGTTGCAGAAGCCAAGGAAACTGTTGCTGAAGTAAAAGCAGAAGTTGCAAATCGTGTTGATCGAGTCAAGGAAGAACTCGCAGACGTTAAAGATGCCGCAGCTGCTGTTGTAGATCAGGCGGGTGATGTGGTTGACGCTGCTAAAGGTAAACCTCGCCGTGGTCGCAAACCAGGCGCCAAGAAAAAGACCGCACCCAAAAAGAAGGCTGCACCCAAGTCTAAAAACTAAGTCAAGGATAGTATATTATGTCGCATGTGAGTCTAGTCAGTCTCTCTAAACCTTCTGCAATTACTGGATGTGAAACAGCAGGACAATTGGTTTCCTATGTTGCACGAGTAAGTAATCCAGAAAATCAAAACAATCAGGAAACTGCTCCTAGATTGTTGAGATACCTTGCAAAAAACAATCACTGGTCTCCATTTGAAATGGTACACATTACTATGGAAATCAAAACTACCCGTGATATTGCACGACAAATCTTGAGACATAGAAGTTTTAGTTTTCAAGAATTTAGTCAAAGGTATGCCGTGAGCGAGAGTTTTATAACTCGTCCAGCAAGATTGCAAGACCCCAAGAACAGGCAGAATAGTATTCCGATTGAAAAGACTCTGACCAAACACGGGGAATCAACCCCAGAACAACGAATGGCAGAAGCTTGGAATATGAAACAACATGAATTGGTGAACAAGATCAAAGAAGTTTATCAGTGGGCTCTGAATCAGGGTATTGCAAAGGAACAGGCTAGGGCAGTTTTGCCCGAGGGTCTTACTGAAACAACACTCTATATGGCGGGTTCACTGCGATCTTGGATTCATTACTGTGAACTCCGCCGTGCAAACGGAACACAGAAAGAACACATGGATGTTGCTGATAAGTGTTGGGATATTATTGGTCTTCATTTTCCAGAAGTGGTTGAGGCACTAAATGAGTAGAAAATTTTTTCGGTACAAAGCTTTTGAAAGAATTTTTAAATCTACTGAGGATAATCAGGATACCATTAGTCGAGTAGAAGATAAAATAAAATATCACAACCCCCAATCATATAATCGAAAAAGTCCGATTACATTGAACTGGGTTTCTACTGACAGTGAGGAAGAGTACAATAAAAACTTTGAAAAACGAAAAAACGAACTAGAAAAATATGGGTGGTTGGGAACAACCATTAATTATGATCTGAATAGTTACGGATTTCGTGATGAAGAGTTTTATGAATCTCCAAACAGTATTGTAGCAACTGGAGAGTGTTTTACGTTTGGCACTGGTTTACACGAAACTCAAATATGGCCTTCCATGTTGGAGTGGGAAACTAAAACAAAAGTGTGGAATTTGGGACTGCCAACTGCACCAATGGATGTCACTTTTAGAGCTCTATATTCTTGGCTCCCGATTATAAAACCCAAAATGGTTTTACTTTTGGAGAACAGCCAATTAGGAAGGGAAGTGTTCACCAATGAAAATGCTGAACCCATTGGATTTTGGTCACCAGAATCTTGGAAACAAGATTTAGCTGCCGATAAAGTAGAGAGATATATATCAAGACAGAAGAACCTAATGGCAATCAGTGAACTGTGTCACCAACACAACATAGAATTGAGAACCATATCTGCTGTTGAAAGGCATCATATTGGTATGAATGCTTGGAAAAACAACGAGAATGAAAAATTTGCGGCATCAAGAGATTTGATGCATCCAGGCTTGCACTTTCAGCAAGACCTAACAACGAGATGGTTAAGGGAAATTTAAATGGCAAAACAAGACTGCATGGGTATTCAGATAGATTTATCTCGGGATGAACTTTTTGACAAACTTGGAATACAAAGACTCAAAGAAAGTTACATGCGAGATGACGAAGTATCTCCCCAAGAGAGATTTGCTTTTGTCAGTAAGACGTTTGGTTCTAATCTAGAACATGCACAAAGACTGTATGAGTATTCTAGTAAACACTGGCTGTCATACTCTACCCCCATTCTGTCTTTCGGTAGATCGAAGAAGGGTATGCCTATCTCTTGTTTTCTCAATTATATTAATGATACAGCAGAAGGACTGGTGGAGAATTTAAGTGAGACTAATTGGTTGTCTATGCTCGGTGGTGGGGTTGGTATTGGATTCGGTATCCGTGCTAGTGATGACAAGTCTGTTGGTGTCATGCCTCATCTTAAAACCTATGACGCCTCTTGTTTGGCTTACAGGCAAGGTCGTACCCGCCGTGGTTCTTATGCTACATATCTCGACATCTCTCATCCCGATGTAGTTGTATTTTTGGAGATGCGTAAACCCACTGGTGATCAGAACTGGCGGTGCCTAAATCTGCATCACGGTATTAATATCAGTGACCGATTTATGGAACTGATTGAACGTTGCATGACAGACCCAGAGGCGGATGACGGGTGGAACTTGATTGACCCGCACTCGGGTGAAGTGCGTGACACGGTTTCAGCGAAGGCACTGTGGCAAAAGATTCTTGAACTACGCATGGAGACAGGTGAACCATATCTACACTTTGTTGATACCAGTAATAGGAATTTGCCAGAGTTTCAAAAGGCATTGGGTCTAAAGATTCACCAGTCTAATCTCTGTTCAGAAATTATTCTTCCCACCAATAAAGAAAGAACTGCGGTTTGTTGTCTATCTTCAGTCAATCTGGAGTACTATGATGCATGGTCTAAGGATAACAATTTTCTAAAAGATATTGCAGAGATGTTGGACAATGTGTTACAATACTTTATTGATAATGCACCCAAAGAAGTTGGTAGAGCAAAATTTTCTGCAATGCGTGAAAGAAGTATTGGTGTTGGGGCGTTGGGATTCCATGCATATTTGCAGAAAAAGAATATCCCTTGGGAAAGTCCCACTGCAAAGGGGACAAACCTAAGAATATTCAGACTGATTAGGAGTAAGTTAGATGACGCAAATTTGGAACTCGGTAAAGACCGAGGTGAAGCGCCTGATGCAACAGGCACAGGACGAAGATTTAGCCACGTTATGGCTATCGCTCCCAATGCTAGTAGTAGTATTATCATGGGTAACACTTCACCGTCTATTGAACCTTATAGGGCTAACGCCTACCGTCAGGACACACTTAGCGGTGCGTATCTCAACAAAAATAAGCATTTGGACAATCTCATTAAAAATAAAATTGAAGAAAATCCAAAAATCGATTATGACGAAACTTGGTCGTCAATAATTGCAAACGATGGGTCTGTACAACATCTAAACTTTCTAAGTGATTGGGAGAAAGATGTTTACAAAACATCGATGGAGATTGACCAGAGATGGGTAATCGAACATGCGGCAGATAGACAGTCATTTATTGACCAAGCACAGTCACTTAATTTATTTTTCCGTCCAGATGTAAACATCAAGTATCTACATGCTGTACATTTCTTGGCATGGAAACACGGTTTGAAAACACTTTACTACTGCCGATCAGAAAAACTAGGTAAGGCAGACAGAGTATCAAAGAGGATTGAACGAGAAGTAATCAAGGAGATTGATATGCAATCTCTGATTGATGAAAACTCATGTTTAGCATGTGAGGGTTGATGATGTCATCACTGAAAGGCGTGTTTGGTATAAGTAATCTTATCCCAAGAGACAAAAGAATTGCTGTACTTATTTCTGGGGGGTGGGATAGTGCTTGTCTATGGACTATCGCAAAAGCTACATGTAATACACGGGGACAGGAGTGCATTCCTTTTACCGTACCAAAGTTAGATGGCGCAGTTTATTATGCCAACAAGGTACTTGATGCAACTTGTAAATTCCTAAATACTCCTGTTATGGAAACTACCATAGTTGGTAGTATCGATAGTGAAAACCCTTCTGATTATGTGACAAGTGGAGCTTATGAAATAATAGAGGGCGGCCACGCCGATTTTATTTTAAACGCTAAAAACGCATATCCTCCGAATCAAAGAGATATGTTGCCAGACGGATACCCATTACCAAACGATAGATTTGAACCAACAGAAGAAGAGAAAAAATATGTAGCACATCCTTTTGCAACGTGGACAAAGGATAGAACTATTAAGTTGGGATTTGATTTAGGAATTGCTGATATTATAATGCCCATAACACATAGTTGTACGGAACGTGACAGAGGTAGATGTAATAGTTGTTGGTGGTGTAAAGAGAGGGAATGGGGTTTTAAAGAAATAGGAGAGGTAGATACCGGCAATGAGTAAAGTAAGAATTTTATCAAGAGACGACTGTAAATTTTGTTCTGATGCTAAAGGATTTTTAATGGGGATGGAAGTGGATTTTGTCGAAGAGCATCAACCCGAGGGCCGTGTGCCGCAAATATATATCGATGACTATCATGTTGGTGGTTACGAAGAATTAATTAAATTTTCTATGTCCCCAGAGTGGGACAGATACTTCTAAGGAGAGAGTGTGAAAACCGATTTAACACAAGAAAGAACTTACTTCAAACCATTCAACTATCCTTGGGCATACGAGGCGTGGTTGAAACATGAACAGTCTCATTGGTTGCACACTGAAGTTCCCATGGCAGAAGATGTAAAAGACTGGAAAAACAAATTATCAAAAGAAGAACAGGCGTTTCTTACTAACATCTTTCGTTTCTTTACGCAGGGTGACATTGATGTTGCCGGTGGTTATGTAACAAACTATCTGCCATATTTTCCACAACCAGAAGTACGCATGATGCTCGCAGGATTTGCTGCAAGAGAGGCATTACATGTTGCGGCTTATTCTCACCTCATTGAAACACTCGGAATGCCAGAGTCAACATACAATGAATTCCTTGAGTATGAAGCAATGCGTGATAAGCATGATTACTTTACAGACCTATCAAATCAGAATGGCACCAAGGAATCAGTAGCAACAAACATTGCCGCATTCTCTGCGTTTACTGAGGGTATGCAGTTGTTCTCCTCTTTCATTATGTTGTTGAACTTTCCACGACACGGTAAGATGAAGGGCATGGGCCAGATTGTTACTTGGTCTATTGTAGACGAAACAATGCACGCCGAGTCTATGATCAAACTGTTCCGCACATATGTAGAAGAGAATCTTGAACTGTGGAACGACAAATTGAAGTCATCTATTTACACCATTGCAGAAAAGATGGTTGCACTGGAAGACAAGTTTATTGATCTCGCATTTGCCATGGGCCCAATGGAGGGACTATCAAACGAAGATGTTAAAAAATATATTCGTTACATTGCAGACCGCAGATTGATCTCTCTTGGTATGAAGGGTATCTTCAAGGTGAAGAAGAATCCTCTGCTTTGGGTCGAGGAAATGATTAATGCTCCTACTCACACAAACTTCTTTGAGAACAGAGCAACAGACTATGCCCGTGGTGCATTGTCTGGTGACTGGGGAGATGTATGGGGGTCAGCAGCATGAGACCGATATACATTGAGTGCGACAGATGCGAAGCAACATACCATGTAAAACATGATATGTCAGAAGATCACTACCAAGTAACTTATTGTACTTTTTGTGGCGATGGATTGGACGACTATTATGATCCCAATCAACGTGAACTTGAATTTGAAGATGAAGAGGATTATATAGACTGGTGATGAATAAATTTGATTATGCACACATGGAAGCAGCAGAAGTATACGCTAAACTGTCTTCCGCTGAAAGACTGCAAGTTGGGTGTATCATTGTAAAAGACAATCGCATTATTAGTATCGGATACAATGGTATGCCCAGCGGGTGGGACAACATATGTGAAATTGATAACGTAACCAAACCAGAAGTACTTCATGCAGAAACAAATGCAATCGCAAAGGTTGCTAGATCAAATGAAAGTTGTGTTGGTGCTTCTTTATATACTACGCACGAACCATGCATTGACTGCGCCAAGTTGATCTATCAGTCTGGTGTATCAAATGTATTTTGGAGACATCCTTATCCGAAAGGTTCTGCTGGTCTAGATTTTTTGAGAAAGTGTAATATAGAATGTTCTTGTATAGAATCAAAAACTTAGTAACCGAAGAAGAATTAGAAACTTATCGAAATATAGCATTATCCTCTGAGTGGTACGATCACGAGATAGACGAAAACGGTGTTGTACGCAAAGGTGGAAAAGAAGGAAAAAATTATAATCTCTTGGTTTTACCTAGACACCATAGAACTTCTGTACAGATTGCTTCTAGGTATGGATTCAAACCGTCTCATGTTGCCATGATAAAGTCTCCCCCAAACAGTAAAACAGATTTGCATGTCGATAATAAGTTAAGACATGTGAACTTTACTTTTCCTCTTTTTTTGGATGCCAGAGATATTTGGCATCAGGTAGATGAAGAAACATATGAACACATAACATACCATTATCCTTGTTTAATAAATGCTTCTGTGCCGCACAAGGCATCATATCATGGGGATAAAGATTCTTACGTTTTACAAATATCTACAACGATGTCATGGTCTGACACGATACATCATTTAAACAAGAGACAATTGATCCTATGAATGATATCCGTGGTTTTATGTTACCGGCTGATTCTGCCGCTATATATAATATATGTTCTAAATTTAAAGACAGTGAATATGTTTTTGTCTACGAGATTGGGACATTGTACGGAAAGAGTGCAGTAACCTTTGATGATGCACTGAAGGGAGTGGAACATCACATCGTAACAGTAGATGTGTGTGAAGGTTGGCAAGGCCCAACGGAAGAGATGATTGAAGAACTGGGTCTAGATGATAATTTTAAAGAAGAGGTTATTAGAAACAGAAGCACTCCACAAGAACAGTTTGAAGAAATACACAAGAATATTCTGAATAGGGATATTACATTTATGGTACATAGGTGGAGTAAATGGGACACCCCGCCGGATAGATCACCCAACATAGTTTTCTATGATGGTTCTCATTCGTATGAAGAAACAAAAGATGTTCTTGATTATTGGTCTAAGTGTATGCGATCTGGTGGTGTAATTGCTATCGATGATTACAACTGTGGTCAGTGGCATGATTTAAAAAGGGCGGTTGATGAGTTTTGTGAACAAAATAATTACGAAATAACATCTTACCAAGATTCAAAAATAGTTTCTATAACACTTTAAGGGAAAGACAATGATTATAGATTTTTTTGATAATGAATTGGAGTGGAATGAAAATGCATTTCGTCCAACAACTACTAGCAAAGAGTTTGCTAAGTTTGTTCCAGTTGAAGGAAAGGATGTCTTGGATGTTGGATGTGGGATTGGTGCTATCGGTATCGAGTTTTCCAAACGTGGTGCTAACTCTGTTGTGGGCATTGACATCAGCGAAGAACATATTAGGTTGTCAGAAGAAAACATTGCAAGGAATGATGTCGAGAATATGACAGTAATCAAGAGTGATATGTTTGAAGAGGTGCCGTTGGACTCTTCATACGATGTTATTGCTAGTGATGTTAGTGGCATAGACCAACCAATTGTTGACGTAACCAATTGGTTTCCAGATGGTGTTCCCAGTCATTCCAGTCAGTATATTGTTGAAGCAATAAGACGATCTAAGTATTTTTTGAAACCTGGCGGAGAATTTTATTTCACATACTGTACTTTCAGTGACCAAGATACAATAGAAAGAGTTTGTGATGCGATGTATCCTAATTCTTGGGAAGTGGTATACGAGAAGTTAGTACCATTCTCTCCAGAACTTAACGACAATCTAGAGTTGGCAAAACAGTATGAACCACTTTCCAAAAAGGGTAGCCGACATCTTTGGTATTTGTGGATAGTAAAATGTCAAAACTAAAAAACTATACAAAGAAACCTAAGATCAAAGAAGTGCCAAGAGAAGAGGCCTTTGAAAGATTATGGGGTGATGGCAAGACCATAAATAGTAACTCAACAGTGCAAGAGTTACCAGATGGTTATGACTACGAAGAAGAGAAAGAGAAAGCCTTCCTTAAAGAAGACACATAGAGTTTACTGCACATACTTTCCCGATGGCAGATATTATATCGGGTACTCATGCAAACCACAAAACTTGTATGAAAAATATTATGGCAGTTCTACAATAGTAAAAGAGTATGAAGGTGAGTTGACGAAAGAGACTATCGCCGAGTTTGATCAGAAGTCCCACGCAAAGATGCAGGAATTCCTGTTACAGTGGCAACAACGTGAAGACGATAAATGTCTAAACGACATGTTGAACATTAGATTGAGGCGAAGTCACTTAACATCATTTACACCAGTGGAGTGGAAACCAAAGTGACAAATCATGTTTTTATATTCGGTGGCCCAAGAAACGGTTCTTGGCACTATCATTATTCTAGGTGCAAATCTGATCCATTGCTATATGGTGGAACGGAGAACTTAGATTGGTCGGGAAGTAATACAAGAAAATTTGGTGACACGGTTTACAGTGGAACCAGTTTTAGACAACAAAAAGATGATATATTTCCTCTACTCCAGTTTGAAGAAGTGACTTTGCCTGGAGTATTCTTTGAAAATTGTTTTTTGCAGTCTCCAGAAAACTTTATGCACAATATTGATATCATCGAAAGACACGGCAGGAAAGCAATATGTAAAGGGTATGAACATACATATGGACTTTCTGACATCTATGATCACGAAAAAGTTTATATAAAGAGACCCCTTGTTGATCAATGGAAGTCCTATGCTATTTGTCATATCACAAAGAAGTGGCAATGGGAAGAAGGTGACAAGATGCCAGACTCGGAAATCTCTATGGCAGACACAAACAAAGAAAGTGTGAGAGAACTTTTTCTCAATAGAATGACAACCGTTTATAATTTTTATGGGTTGCATAAAGACTTATCCGAATTTACAGTTTTGGATTACTCTGATGTCGTATCAATGCCCAATGACAGTCCTTTGATACCAACGCCAAAACCAAAACTATCATCTGAAGTGAATGACTACATACATGACTTGAGTAAGTTTGATAATCTTTTAGAATTAGAGGCGAAATTCTTTTAATGGCATTTCTACTACTATTAGTTTTTTCTGCGTTATCCGTTTCCGCAGTTGCTGGTTACTTCTCAATAATTGGATTAACGGCTATATTCCCCGCAGTTTTTGCGGAGATTGTGACTATGGGTGCAGTACTAGAGGTAGCAAAACTGGTCACTGCATCTTGGTTGTATAGAAACTGGAGTACCGCCGGAGTTTTACTCAAAAGTTACTTTACTGTTGCGGTGGTAGTACTATCCATTGTAACTAGTATAGGAATCTTTGGATTCTTATCAAAGGCTCATATTGAACAGACCGTGAATGCGGGAGGAAATAATGAATTACAGATCGAGACCTTGGAACGCCGCATTGCGTATCAGCAAACGATTATCAAAGACGCAGAAACAGTACTGGAACAACTTGACTCCACAGTTGCAACGCTCATTGAATATGACAGAATTAGAGGTGATACGGGTGCGATTGCGACACGGAATTCGCAAAAAGAGGAAAGGGACAGTCTCAACCAGCAGATCACTGCTGCGTACTCTGCTATTGAAGAATCACAAACTGCCCTCTTACCACTTCAGAAAGAACAGTTATCACTTGAGGCGGAAGTTGGGCCTCTAAAATACATTGCGGAGTTAATTTATGGAGACGAAGCACAAGATCATTTTGATGCAGCTGTCCGCTGGATTATTATCCTTATTGTTTTGGTATTCGATCCTCTCGCTATTCTTCTGGTTGTTTCAGCAAACATGACATTCATGCAAAGGAGGGGTGAGAGTATAACTTTTATGAAAGAGGAAGATTTGATCAAAGATATACCAGACTACGGCATGGAAATGTCTGATAAAGAGGAAGTAGAACTGACCAACTCCGAAGTAGATCAATTTAGAAGACTAGATAAAGGACTAAGGAAAAAACTCGGTTGGTTAATCGATAAGGCTAAAACTGATGAGTAAATTATTTGTCAATGGATGTTCCATTAGTCTGGGAGCAGAGTTGGGAGAAGAGACACGATATTATGACACGGAAAAAAAGGAACCGTATCAGTGGGTAGACACGAAGTATAGAAGAGAGAAGAGATGGTCAACTCTTTTGTCTCAAAAATTAAACACTGGTGTAGTAAATATTTCAAGGGGAGCAGGATCAAATCCAAGAACTTGGAGAACGACTCTTGATTTTTTCAACAAACCACAAAACATTGAATACGATGGGATAGCAGTTATTCAATTGACTGGCCCAGAGAGATTTCAAATTCCTATCAATGAAAGATTTTTAAATTTGTGGGAACCAACATACCCATGTGAAGAATGTGATGGGGTCAGGGGTCACCACACCGATGGGGATTTCAATGAGTGGGCAAAGGGTGGTGTCTACAGTCCAGACGATGATGACCTTGATCCAGTCATAGAGGAGTATTCACACTGGAATCAACATAGCATACAAAGTTTGTTTTCAGAAAACATAGAACAAAGACATTTTGTGAATATGAAAACAGAAGTGATTGGCAATCACAAATTCAATTCTCCAATACATCAAGTTTTAGATACTTTGAGATATGTTGAATCGCTCGTTTATTTTTTCCGTGCTAAAAGAATTCCTTGTTACATGTGGGATGCTTTAGGTAACTTGCGTCTAATGAACGTGGTTTTGGATGGATTGAAAGTAGTAGAAGAATCAGAAACATGTGGGGCACTCTCTAGGTATATAAGAGAAGGCAACAGGTATATGCAGATCATCGATCTATTTTGTGATGGAGAAGAGTTTTGGGGCATGGATAAAAAAATCCAAGAAAAATACTATTTGTTCTTGCGTGAAACTAAATTATATGATAAAATATACAATAAGATTAATTCGGTCAAGTCTATGCCGGAGATGTCTCAAACAGACTTTGGTGATATGTTCCTCAACAAAACTCATCCATCGTTTGTTGGAAAAATGCCTGGTGGCCACCCAGATGAAAAGTGCCACGAGGCAATAGCTACTAAACTATATGATGAAATCATGGAGAAAAAACTATGGAGTTTGCGATGAATAAACAAGAGGTGATTGATGTGCTGGTCAACGGTACTGCTAATATTCTCTACAAAAAGAAGGATGGTACGGAACGTGTTGTGAAGGCCACTCTACAGGAGTCGGTTGTTCCTGCTACTAGTGGCACTAGCACTCAAAAAGATACCCACGTTACCGTATTCGATGTGGAAAAGTCCCAGTGGCGATCACTAATCATTGACAATATTATTCATTTTGTTAAGTAAAACCTATTGACATATGCGGCTCCTCTGTGGTACTATATAATAGTAATACAAAGGAGTCCATTATGGCCACCCAAACTAAACCAAAAACCAGACGTAGGCGCAAACCTATGTCAGAAGAACAACGTGCCGCTGCTGCGGAACGTCTCAAAATGGCACGAGAGAAACGTGCCAAAACCAACCCACCAACGTACAAAAATGTACACCCAGACGTACTGGCCAAACCAGATGACGATCCGTTATCATTTGCCAAAGTGAAGTCGTGGATAAAGGCTAACAAAGAGAAGTTGCCTGCCCTACGACAACAGGTAAGACAAGGTGTCAAGGGTTCCATATCTGAGGAATGCGTGATTAAGTCTTACATTGCATACATGGAGGCATACCTAAAGAACGGTGATTGGATCGCTGACTACTATGGTGAGAACATGGAAAAAAGAATGGTTCGCACTTGTGTAGCAATGGCATACGACAAAGATGGTAATCCAAAACGGGACAGAGGAACTTACTATCCCGATCTTGGAATAGTGTGGGGAATGGAAGATGATATTAGTTGATTATAATCAAATCAGTATCAGTAATCTGATGGCTGAGTTGAACAAACGACAAACCGAAGAGATTGATTTTGATTTGGTGCGTCACATGATCCTCAATACGATTCGCAGTTATAGAACACGTTGGGGCAAAGAGTATGGTGAAGTTGTTATCGCATGTGATAACCGCCGATACTGGCGCAGAAAAGTATTTCCAAACTACAAAGCAAGCCGCAAAAAAGTGAGAGAAGATAGTGGATATGATTGGTCTACTATCTTTGAGTGTCTCGGCCAAGTCAAACAAGAACTGGCAGAGTATATGCCCTATCCAGTCATTGATGTCAATGGTGCAGAGGCAGACGATGTGATCGGCACACTCGCTGAGTATAGTCAGACATCTGACAAGTCTGGTTTGTTTGAGTCTGCTGAACCATTCTTGATTGTGTCTGCTGACCACGACTTCCAACAATTACAAAAGTGGGAGAACGTATCACAGTGGAGTCCTATCCGCAAGAAGTTTGTGAAGATTGATAAACCTGCCAGTGAAATACTCATGGAACACATTATCACTGGCGACAAGGGTGATGGTGTGCCAAACATTCTCAGTGATGACGATGTTTTTACCAATAACAAACGACAAAGACCGATCCGCAAAACTCTTATTGCTGAATGGAAGACAATGAAACCAGAAGAGTGGGTTACTGGTGACATGGTAGAAGGATACATTCGTAACAAGACGATGGTTGATCTGTCACAGACGCCACAAGAAATAAAAGATGACATCATCTCACAATATGAACTCCAAAAGAACAAGGGGCGTGATGATGTGTATAAGTATTTTAGTAAATTTAATTTGCATCGTTTAATTGAAAACGTAAAGGATTTTTAAAATGAAGTTTAGACAAACAAACGAAGGTTTTGAGTGGGTATTCAAGGGCGAATCTGTCGAGGATCAAGTTGCCAGACTGAAGTCTTGGGCTAAAACCAATCAAACCCTTGTGCCACTTGTACGCATTGGGGTTGGTGCTCAGAAAGTAGAGTGGAATCTACCAGAAGGACAACCAGAGACACTTAAAATCAAAGAAGATATTCCAGATGGTATGGGTGAAACAACCATTCAGTTGGAGTGGCGCAGAGTGTCGCAGTTTTTCACTGAAGGCAGTAACATGAATAAACTGAGAGATTGGAAACGTGAGACCCAGTGGTTGCAGATTCTTGAGGGTGTACACCACAAAGAAGCAAAGATACTTACAGCAGTAAAAGATGGAAAACTGCTAGAGTTGTATCCCGATCTAGAAAAATTAATGGAACCGCTTGGTATTACAGAATATAACAAACCAACACCGGCCAAGAAGAAGAGAGCTCCCCGCAAGAAAAAGTCATGATAGATTCTAATTATGTAAAGAAGAGAGTGTCGAGGGGCATTCTCCACATTGAGAAGGCTTTACTACTATTCATTGTTGCTGGTACGGTGTGGGCTGCTGGGTATGATATTGTTGGCATGTTTGGTCAACAAGGCAAAATGGCTCTCGCTGATCTTTTCTTGTTGTTCATTTATGCTGAGATACTTGGCATGGTGGGTGCATTCTATAATGACCACAGAATACCAGTCACGCTTCCTATCATTATCGCAATTACCGCATTGACTCGTATGATTGTATTGACCACGAAGGGAACCGAACCAGTGAACATAATTTACGAAAGTCTCGGCATTTTTGTGTTGGCAATATCTGCATTCATACTCAGTTATAAAGACAAACTATCACTAGAAAAAGTAAATTTGAGGAAATCCTAAAAATGAAAGAACAGATTAAAACAACATTGAGCTCTTTCTTTGTTGCTATGCGTGATCGTCATATGACTAATGCTAGAATTCTGACAGAAAAATCTGTTGGTGTTGCTGAACACCCAGATGTCATGCAGACCATTGAAGAAGAACTTGGTAGGGCAGCAGAGTATCAAGACAAACTAGAAATGTTAGAAAAACTCTAATGTCTAGAGCATCAAGATTCTTTTTGTTTCAAACCAGAAATGAATTTTGGATTGTAGACGAAAACTCTCTGCAACTTGTACCCAAACCCAGAGAATTGATTATTAAACAATCAACGGTGGAGGGTGTGCGAGAGTATGTTATTACTTACAACAAAAAGGATTGGCCCATAGTTGATAAATGCAGAGACAGAACTGCATGGCACACACCAGAGGGCAGAGAACGGATTCGCCAAGCAAAACTAGGTGACAAACACCCCCACAAAAATGGTTTGAGTGAAGACCACAAAAAGAAAATATCCGAGACAATGAAGGGCACACGGCAGGGAGAGTTTAATCCCATGTATGGGCGTAAACACTCACTAGAAACACTCGCCAAGATTCGCCAGAAGGCGTATGAGAGACCCAAGATGCGCTGGTGTGTCGAACCCACGGGAAAAATGCATCTTGTCAGGGCGGATTCCGACATCCCAGAAGACTGGCAATGGGGCCGATTTTACGACAAATACCGCCCAGTATCGTAAGCCCTTGATTTTATTGAAGAAAATAATTTCAACTTTTTTGCTTTATCCTTTTGAATCAATGGCTTACAGAGGCAGCTTTTTCTTGACTTCTGCTTCCAGATGGCTTATAATGGCCACATAAGATGATGAAAGAGAGAGTGAATATGGTTATTGATTTTGTTGGTGCTCAGGATGGTGGTCTGGTCTTCTTTGGCGATGCTGCTGATCCTATTGGTTATGGTTCTACTGTCGAAGAATGTGCAGAGATTATCGCAAAAAATGGTCTCGCTTCTCAGGTATCAGGATCGTCTTCAATGGACTTTGCCAGTGAAGAGGGTTTTGAAAATGATGATGATGCCATGATCATGTTCCGCAACGCAATCAAATTGTCAGGGGTTTAATTTATGAAAGTTGTTATCTACACTCAGTTTATGGAAAACTATGGCGCCCACGATTGGGACGGTAAGGGTGAGTGCCCGCAGTACTGGAAGTCTAAGGGCGGCTCTTGCTTTGTTGTAGAGGCTTCGTTGGAGCAGGCCATGTCTGGCCAGTTTTTCACTGATGTGGCTAAGTGCATCGAGTATCGCAATGATTATGCTGAAGAGTATATTGTTGGCGAAAACCTAGTCGATGATATCGACTTTGACCCCGCTACAGTTGTAGAAGAGTGGGATACCGCTATCTACGCTGAACTCGTTGATGGCAAGTTGTCTTGCCGTGAGGATGTAAAGGACTATACTATGGCTCGCAATATCGTTGGTGAGCGCACATGGTCGCAGGATGAAAACGGCCGATATGATGTGGCCCTAGAAAAATTTGAGGAGGCCGCTTGAAAAACAAATTTATTTTAACCGACTGTGATGGGGTTTGCCTTGATTGGGAGACCGCATTCATGGGATGGTGTAGGCACAATGGAATGGTTCCCGTGGAGGGATACCAGTTGATGTACAAAATCAACGAAAGGTTTAACATTACCCCAGAAGAGGGGAAGAGACTTACCAACCAATTCAACAGCAGTGCCGCTATTGGTTTTCTGCCACCTTTGCGTGATGCCCAATGGTTCATTCGCAAATTGTTTGAACAACATGGATACCTATTTGTTGCCGTGACTAGTCTTCATAGTGATCCGTATGCACAGGAATTGCGAACTCAAAACCTACGAAAATTATTTGGTGATGCCTTTGTTGGGTTTCATTATCTAGACTGTGGTGCTGATAAAGATGAAATCCTTGAACGATTGTCGCATAAATATTATGGAGCACCGTGGATTGAAGACAAACCAGTAAACGCAGATGTTGGTGCTGAGTTTGGATTCAATTCATTCCTAATGGAACACGGCCATAATATGGATTATCAGGGGCCGGCAACGATTGTCAAAAGTTGGGAGCAACTATATGACATTCTGAAAGGATAACAAATGATCACACTTGAACAGGTTATTATCATACTAGTTTGTATGGGAGGTTGCTCCTATACTAGCTACAAGGCTGGATTTAAACAGGGCGGTATGATTCATGGTGCGGTCTATATGGCTGTAGTGGAAGAATTTCTTTCTCGTAAAATGGGCAAGGAATGGTTTGCAACTACATTTGGAAAGGATAATAAAATCTTTACAAGGTTTTTGGAAAGAGAATTGTCGGAAGATGATTGAGTTTTTATTATATGTTGCTGGTGGGATTGTTTTTGTCCTTTGGTGGCACATAAAAGGGGAAGAAGATGTATGAGTACAAAGTAATCATTGACAGATGGGTTGATGGTGATACCGTTGATGTGCATATCGATCTAGGTTTTGGAGTCTGGCTCAATGATCAAAGAGTCAGACTTTATGGTATTAACACGCCAGAAAGTCGTACCAGAGATTTGGAAGAAAAGAAATTGGGTCTTGCTGCAAAAGATTACTGTGTGAACTTTTGCCCAGAAGGCGAGACTGCCGTTCTTAAAACAAAAACATATGATGCCAAGGGCAAGTATGGTCGTATCCTTGGTGAGATTTGGTCAGACAAAGAATACGCTGATCAGTCATTGAATGAATACTTGGTGGAAAAGGGACATGCAGTCAGATACTTCGGCGGAAAAAGATAATTATATTATTACTGGTGGATGTTCTTTTACGGCACACACAGACAAAAAAACTTTATCATGGGCCAGACAACTAGAATCTGAATTAGGAAGAGATTCTGTTATCCATGCTGCACAGATGGGTTCTGGAAATCAGATCATCTGTGATCGTTTATGTTATGAACTATCAAAACCAGAGAGAAGAAAAAATGCTGCTGGTGTGGTAGTGATGTGGTCATCGCCATTTAGAAAAGAATTCTTGTTCACTCACGAAGACCCAGACTGGAGAGATATCTACAATGGGTTAAGGAAAGAACAGCAGACTACTTTTACCAATTATTTCCTCACCGAAAATAATGAGAAAATAAAACACCCGATGTCGAATTGGTTGATCATTGGGGGTGGTTATGGTATATGGGATTTTGGTATACCGTCATTAGATAGACGCATTAGGTCTTATTTCGATAACAATTTTAGCAAAGCACAATGTTATGTTGACACATGTCGTGCCATAATTACTCTACAGTCTTTGTGCAAATCCTATGGCGTACCTTTGATGAACATGTGTTGGCAGAATATATTTCACGATGTACACGTTAGACCAACAGATGAAATTCATGGCAACGGCGATAGAAACTTAATCTCTGGACAAGCAACTATGGGTTGGTTGGCTAGAAGACTGTGGGACAACACAGAAAAAACTACAACGCCGTTGCCAGAAAATATGAAGGCAGAATTCAAAAACAAAAGAATTGAAAAGATGTATCCAGACTGTAAACATTGGATGGATATGATTGATTGGGACACTTGGTTTTTTTATGAGAACGACAGCGTTGTTCAAGGTGGACTACAAGAATTTAGATATTGGGAGTGTGGTGATTTTGCAGAAAATCTGATGTATCACCCGCCTACTGATGTCCAAAATGCATGGATGAAATTGGTTAAAAAGGAACTGATTAAACGTGGCATGATAGGAGATAATAATGAATAAGACTGTCACTGGTCAAATGTGTATGGGCGCATTGTGCGTTATGGGTGCTTGGGTATTTTATAAACTTGGGTTAGAATTGTGGTGTCTAGCATATGGGATGTTCATGTGATTAAAATTAGATGGTATGTTTTTGTGGTATTTCTGTTCATGGCATGGTTTGCTGGTGCAGCGTATGCCGAAGAACTTTATGAGATTGTCGTGGAGGCGGCACCTCGCCAGACATTTGAACCCAAACCAAACTTAGATTTCACTGTCGCTGAGATTCTTGATCCTAGTCAATCATTCACTCAAGGTGGGTATGGTGGTTTCGCTGGATATCGTGAACGAGGGCAACAGACTATTCACTCGCAGATATATCGCAACGGAATCCCAGTCAACGATTCTGGTACGGGTTGGTATGACTTTGCTCACGATATCCCCACAGGCGGCGAGAGAATCACGCTGGTGCAGGGTTCTAACTCTACAATCTATGGTTCTGGTTCACTCGCTGGAACTGTTTTTATCAACGATACGTTTGATAATCGTTTTATGATTCGTGCCGGATCAAAGAGTGCCATGACGCACATATCAAGTGACTTGGGTTTTTCTTTCACGGCATTTGGTGCTAACAATGATTCGGTCAGGTCTGACAATGACGAAGACGACATGTACAAAAATTATACGGTGCGTGGAGAGTACGGCAATTTCAATTTAGTTTATACTGACTATTCCTATGACTACGATAGGTGCTACCAGCCTACCTTTGATGAGAATTTTGTCATGACACTATTTTCTGATGAGTGTAAACAGGAAGGCAACCGTGGCACAGTATCGTACAATGATGAGAATATAACAGTTGGCTACAGTTGGAACAATGCTGACTTCCCCAATGAGGGCAGTGGTTATGAAAGTAAGTCGCAACGATTCTACACTGATGCTAGACAGATGTTTTATGATGTGTTGATCGGTGCGACAATCAACGCAGAAAGATTCGCAGGACAAACCAGAGAACGGGTCGAGGCGTATGCTGAGTACGGTGGTTTTTCTGTTAGAACTGACGGTGACAATGTAGTTGCCAGAGTTGGGTTTTCGGTTCCCCTGCTCACTGGTATTAATGTCGCCATAGGATCATCTTATCGGGAACCAACACTATATGAAGAGAACGGAGACGCTTACGTTATGTCGAACAACAATCTAAATCCAGAAGAATCTGCCGGTATTGATATCTCACTGGGCCCAGTAACGGCATTCGCATATAATTTTGATGAGGGTATTACCTACAATTTTGAAAACAATCAGTTTCAGAATACGGGCGACTACTCTACCAGTGGTGTGCGATTCCAAGACAATTACACTTTTGGTGATGTGAACTTTTCGGTATTCGCTGGGTACACTGACAGTGATCAGCCATTTGTATCGGAGTGGAAAGGTTCTGTGACCGCTGAGTGGAAAGACTTCACGACTCAGATCAATAGCAATCAGTGGGCAACCACAATTGACTTTACCTATGAGAACAGTGGATTTTTTGCTACGGTGAGCAATCTCACTGATGAAGTCTATGAAATCCAGTACGGGTATCCCGTTGGGGGTGTCGAGTTTCATGTTGGGTATCAGCATGGATACTGACAAAGTTTTGCGTGCCATGTACCATGCTGATCTTGCCGTGATGGAAGGTGCTAATAAACCTCTGATCACTTATGAAGAGTGGTACGCAAAAAGACCGTGGATATACGAAAGTCCAGATAAGGGCGAAACCGTGTATCGCCGTAAGTTTGGTGACAAAAAGAGAGAACAAATTAGGTGAACGTAGTTTCTTCTGATGATAAAAATGTTTACATATCATGCCTATTAGCAAGGGATGCTGATGGCCACCGAACTGTAGATAATGATGCTCTCAAAGAGATAGTATCCGAACACGGCAAGGACAAAAAATATACTTTGTTCAATTTGTGGGAAGAGATAGTGCGATTTGTTGACATTTCTTTCGTGGAAGAGAATTCTGATATATCTTTTTGCATCGAAGACAATTCTTTTCGTGATATGAATCATACTCTGCCTAGAAATATGTATCACGGCAAAAACCCTTACTATTTTTTGTATCTAACAATATCTCATGGCAAGACACATGTAAATCAAGAGATCACTATTCCGTTTTGTTTTCTTAACGGCAAATCTAGACCCTTTAGACAGAAATTATGGGACAAGGTGGAGAAAGATGGACTGATCAATCAGTATTGTTCTTTTTTACGGAACGGGGTGTTCGCTGATATAGAATTCAATATTGCCGATAGTTTGAAACAACCAGACATGGTAACGAAAATTGCTTTCAATCCTGCTGAATTTTATGATAGAGTATTGATAGATGTTTATGTTGAACCAGAGGTAAATACGTTGAGGTTTACCGAAAAAACATGGAAACCTCTGCTACATGAAAAGATTGCATTCGGATTTTCGGCACAGAACTATTATCGCAATTTGAAGTGGTTGGGGTTCAAGATGCACGATAACGTTATTGACTATTCTTTTGACAGTATAGAAGATAATGAAGAAAGACTTGAAGGATTTTATGAACAGTTTAAAAAATTGCTAAATATTAAACTGTCCGATTTGGTAGAGATAACAGATACGGAGAGAATGCATAATCGAAAGAGATGTTTAACATTAATTCAGAATGCTGAGGTTCCAGAGTTACCAATATTTGAAACCAAGGATTTTTTTGAATTACAAAAGCGTGATGCTAGAGGAATGATTGATTGGCCTAGAGGAAAAGTATATGAGTGGCAAGGGAAGTAGACCGAGACCCTATTCGGTAGACAATGAAACGTTTGCTAGTAATTGGGATCGGATTTTTAGTAAGAAATCTGGTATGGTAGGCAGAATGAAGTACGCCATCAAAGTATCGACCAATGACTCTTTTTATTATATCACTGAAGACACGGGTTCCTGTGCTGATTTGGTGGTAGAATTGTTCGAAACAAGAGAAGAAGCAGAGGAAACAGCCAACACTATTCGTGCTGCTGGATGTGGTGGTACAGTAGAAATCATACAGTGGTTAGATTAATTTTGTATTGACTTCCGATACAAAAGATGATAAGATTTAATCTTAGATTGTTCAAGTAAGGAATTTATCATGAAAATTGAAGTAGGAAAAGAGTACACCATTCACCCGATGTACAAAAAGAGTTTTGACCAGTGGGAAGTATGGAAAGATAACGAGAGCGGTGACCGTTGCCGAGTTGAGTCTAACTTTCGATCTGGTGCATATATCGTAAAGATCACCAACGAAGAAGAGAAAGAACTGCTCGAGTCTTATCTTGATGAGAGTGCTAGTGGTCAATGTGAACCAGAGTGCGAATTCTCCGAGTTTGAAATGGTAGACTATTTCGATGAGTGTGCCTGTTTCTACTATCCCATACTGACCGAGAATTCTCCTCTGTCTGATGAATGGTTAGATGAAGAACTGTGCGAAAATGGAACCAGTTGGTTCTTTGACAACAATTGGGATCACGAATATACAGAGGTGTTTATGGGTTTGCCCTTGACTGCCGATGAGGTTGACCCCGACAACCGATATCAAACGAGGTTTTGATCATGAGTGAAGAAAAGTATGTGTGGCATCGCCCTCACAAGTCCGAAGAGTATTATGAAAGCCAAATCTGTGACCAAGTATGGGAACAGATCACTGAGCATTTTGGTGTTGGAGAGATTACTGAAATCACTCCAGACCAAGTGAAAGAGATTGAAGAGTGGCGTGAAGAGAATCTGAGCGAGTACAGTGTACTTCAAGTAGGATTCTCAAACTTCATTCAGCAGTGGGAATCAGAACGATGGGAAGCTGGTCTAGACGATGGGTGAAACATGAGTAAAAACTTTGTTGAAATTGACGCAGACCCTTGGTTGACT